TTTTATGAATACCTGAAGACATTCTCGTATAAAATTAAGAATTTTCAAACGGAAGGGTGTGTATGTTAGACGTTATTGGTTTTCAATTTTTGTAATGGTAGACAGATATTTATTATATTCCAAAACACTTCAACAAATTGGTGTTTATAAATTTCATTGACCTTCTGTCAACGAATCCAAAACTTATCAGCCAATACCATTTAATATACACACTGTGTAGTGATTTGAATAGCGTTCCGTTGTATGAGTCAGAAAGAAGATAAGAAGAACTATTTATAAGAAAAAAGGATGACACTCCGCATTTTTGAAAGCGTTTTTTACAAATCGCTGATCCGCGCCTGTTCCTTCGATAACTCGCTTGCTGCGAGCCAAAATGCCCGCAGCTACGTTCAAACAATCGACCACAGGGCGCTGCGAATTTGTAAAAAACGCATTCAAAAAGTGCTCATGTTGTCATCCTTTTTTCTTATAAATAGTTCTTCTTATCTTCTTTCTGACTCATACATGCAACACTATTACAATCAAAACTTGTCATGAAATAATACTGACAACTAAAATCAAAAAAGTGTTAGAAACCTAGTATTTATGCAGGTTATAAGGATTTGTGTGAACAGATGTTCTGATACCGTTTGATACCCTAAAACACATAGAAAGGAGAAAATCCTGTATGTGCGATACTTTTTGCTAAAAATCTTGATACCCTAAGCTGATACCTTAAAAAATCACTTTCGAGTGGTTTATTTTTTTACGTTTTTATGGTTATACTAAAGTATTCTTACAACACAATCAAAAGAATATTTTCGCATACTCATAAATCAAAACTCTCTTTACACCAAACACATGTTCGTGTTATAATACTTGAGAGGTGAAATAAAATGTACAATACAACAAACATTCCGAAAGCTACTAAGAGGGTCAACATTTCAGGAGACACACCGCCAGACATTTGGATGTCTATGTTAGATTCTTATGGTAAGCTTCAAAAATTCCACATCAGAGAATTACTCCTACAGGGTACTAGAAAAGAAACCAACTCAGCAAGACAAGAACGTGAAGTAGAATATTACAAAAGCAGAATAGAAGTGTTAGAACGATTCAACATCTCTACTAAGACAAAGATACTAAAATACATTCCATCGTCAGGCACATGGTATATTTGCGGAGAATATGCAGACTTATTAAAATCACAGAGTTACTTAAACATCTAAGGAGGTGTTCTAATGAACAAGTTATTCGGAGTAGAAATCGGCTCATTCTCAATTAGACATAATAAAAAAGATAATACTTACCGCCCAGTAATTAATTACAAAAATAAATTATATATATTAAGGAAATTTAATAATCGTGATGATGCAATGAAGGCGCTGACAGAAGCTCAAAAGAAACTTTACGGTCATGTGCGGTCAGAAGTAGAAGAAGCATATATACAACAAAAAAGGAAATTGAAAATACAATGAGAATATACGAATACAACGAAAGCGACAAGACACTCAATACAGAGTGCGGTTTATTCTACATAGGAGATACAGTACAACTCACAGAAATCGACTCTCATACACCTATTAAAACAACCATATATGGCGCTAGAATGGATTCTACAGAGTACGTCCTAACCTTCTTCGATGAGAAGTGTGGAATGCCTTTATACTTGTCTGAGCATGAAATAGATGATATGTGTAAAGTATCAAAATCGTAAAAAAATAGGGTACACCAGAAATTAATCTGATGTACCCTTTGAATTTTTATTCTGCTCATATTTACCTTCTCCGCAGCAGAGAATAACACTTCTTTATCACCAACAAACAAAACTAATAAAGAAAATAACGACTGATCGTCAAATCAATCATAACTGTTTCTTATTTCTTTTCATACTCTTTAGCATTTCTTTGTATAAGACAGTTTAATCCAACCATCTTTAGTTTTACCCCAACCATTCTTAACAGCTTTGATTGTAACTGTTGTGCCTTTCTTATAGGCATCTTTGGCAATAGCAGCCGTCGTAGATGGAGATTTACGCACCTTAAGAGCAGAAGCAGTTACTTTTACTTTGTATGATTTAAACTTAGAAGATGCTTTTGGTTTTACTACTGTAGAACCAGAAATGTCTGCTTTGAATTTAGCCCACTGTTTATTATTTTTTCCACACCAAGGTTCTGGGCACTGTTTTCCCGATACATCATTGTGCCTTAGAACATGACTGGCAGGAATATTGTATTTTTTCATAAGTTTTTTAGTTAGACTAACAGCATTTTTATATGTAGCCTTAGGAACACTTCCTACAGAATTAGCCATTTCAATGCTTAGACTGTTTGCATTAGTACAAATCTTATAAAATTTTGCACCTCCATTAGCATTTGTAACAAATCCTCCAACTGCCCATGCTACTCGATTAACAGGAACAGATTTCCATACAATATCTCCCTCATCAATGAAATAGTGTGCCCCAGCAGCTCTCGTATTACCAGTGGCAAAATAATCTGCATTGTTCTTAGCGGAATCTCCGTCATTCCCTGTGAAATGGATTACAATAAACTTAATAGAACTCGTGCTACGTTTACTTCCGTAGCTCACGCTCTTTGCCGTTCTTGTTTTAAATTTTAATGCCATAAATATCAGGCTCCTTTCTTTTATCTAAAAAGAGCAGTCACCATAACAGCAACTGCTCAATAACTAATTATTCAATAACTAATTCATCACTTAGCAAATTATCCAACAATGTCGTCAGACTCTTTACCCTCTGCGACATCGTCTAATTCTTTCTCAAATAAATCTTTATCAACTTTTACAATTACGTCTTTATCTGCAACCTTTTCCATGATCTGATCAATTTCATCGGCAGTTAATCTACCATCACGTAATGCGTAAGCAATCTTATCTCCTGTTTGTGCAAACCAAGTAAAGCTATGATTCTTCCAGTTGCCATAAGCAGAAGTACCAAATACAAATACCCAACCTACAATCTGGTTAATCACATCTTCATGTACGTCAATCACAGGTTTACCTGCCGCAGTTAATCCCATATTGATCCACGCTAACACCTGTAAAATCAAGCTCACAACAGTATGTGGTTTAACTTCACTCCAATTAATACTTGCCAAAAATTCTTTAAATTTGTTCATAATGCAATCCTCCTTTGCAATAAAAAAGACCTACAAGAATGACTCTTCATCCTTAATAGGCAATGCTTTAATTTCTTTGTACATTTTTTCTCCAACGCCATTTTGATGTAATTGGTCATGGTATACCTTATAAATAGCATTGATGTTTTCAAGCCCCGTAGGGGAAATACAACCTTTTTGCTTGTAATACCTGTGGGCTTGTTTGATTCTGTCTCTTAACATTGCAGCAACACCTTCAGATAAAGCAACGTCTATTACGCACGCATCATCTAATTTTTTAGCCAGTTCAGCTGTATGTGCAAATAGTCGTTCCATGCCTACCTTTTGGTCTGTTAATAATGCGGCTTGCTCTCTCATCATGTCTTTGATAACTTGAATATCCTTATTCTGATTGCTCAAAATCTGTGTTAGTTTCTCCAAAGTTTCTGTATGCTTATCGATCATTAAGCGTTGTTGTTCAATCACTTCTTTTTGATGTTTCTTTTCTAATGAGGCTCGTGTTTCAAACCCAAACTTTTCGTTTAATTTGGAAGTGACATCAAAAATTTTATCTGCAAACAAAAGAACCGCAAAGACAAACACTGTCAATGCAGCCCCATGTTGAGATAAAAAATTAATTATAATATTCCAATTTTCTATCATGTAATTACCTCGATTATTTTATAAAAATCACTCCTTTAAGTCTTTACCAAACATATTCTGGTTTTTCTTCTCCAAATAATAAATATCTCAACCAATCATCTGTAACAATACACACTGCACTCAGTAAAATCCATAAAATTGTATAAGGTAAGCAAATCTGCCCACACAGATTAAAAGGCATTTGAGAGTAATCCCAAATGCCTAAACCTAACCATAAATTTAAAATACAACCTGCTATGAATTCCATTACAGTAACAATCAATCCTCCGAGAATCATTTGTTTACGAAAGGGCATAAGATGGTAGAAGAAGCGACTGTTATTGATCAGCCCAATAAGAATAAAGCAACTACCACCTAACACTCCCATTGTCCAATGTGTATATCCTCGCCAGATGATTTCAATTCCACAATAAGCAAATGCTCCAATAAGGAATAAGATAAGATATTTACATGATTTCTTTACATGCAACATTTATTCACCTTCTTTTTGATCTTCGTTCTCACTTTCATCTTTACAAATAAGCTGTAAAATCATGATGTCTCCCTCAAGAATTCCTTGACAATTCTCAATAACATCACAAACTTCGCTAAAAGTCATTCTCATCTTATGGAACTCAACCCCTGAGTTTTCCATGCTTAAAGGATTAAACTCTGCTAAGAATTTCTGTCCGTTCTCTGTGCTATTGATCTGGGCATCAGTAGTGATATCATATTTCTGTAAGAGTTTGCGTTTTTCTTCAAAATATTCCTTCAGCTCTTCTTGAATCTTTCTAATATTCTTGGCAAGCCCAGCACTTAAAGTACATGGTACTAATTCACTGTTTTTCATAAGGAATGCATAAATTGTATTTAACTGTCCTAAGATCATATCTGCCTGCATATTTGTCATTTCCATATTAATTTTCTCCTTTTCTCTGTTAAACTAATTATTCTTCAGTCGTAACTGAATCTTTTCCTGTTTCATCTGTCTTATCAGTCGTAGTTGAATCTTTTCCATCTGAAGGAGTAGTAGGTTCTGTTGACTGCACAGGAATTACTTCATACTTAATTTCAATCTTGTCCAATTCTTCTCTGCTAGTAGAACTGAAAATCTGTTGTTTGATGACATTCATCTGCTGAAAGTAAGGATAGACAAATGCCTTGATCATTGCTGTTAACTGCACAAATTCCTCAGCAGTGAATGTTTCACACGCACTCTTCTTACTATGCCATTCAAGAGTTACTTGCTGACCAGCAGTAGTAAGAGCTTGATACTGCATAAAGTTCAGAGCCATTTCATTCTGATCTTCTTCAGATACTCCATAAGGCTTACCATTGAATTCCACGCTCTGATCTGCTAAGAACTCAGCGAGAGCAGTTTTGTTTTTCTCCTGTAAATAGTTCTTGTATTCATCAAGAGTCAGTGTGTTAATATCAACAACCTGATTGACTTTTTCATCAAGTCGCTGTACCTGTTCTACAATATTTGCTCTTGTAAGAGATACAATCAGCGCATCTTCCCATTCTCCATTGGAGTTGTTATATAATCCCTGTTGTAAAGAGATTTCTTTATAATTGTTAAAGCATGTATAAGTTGCAATCTGCACATCATCTCTGTAGATGTCTAATGTTTTAAAGTTTGTAAATGCTGATTTAACTGTTTTTAGATCATCTGTGCAAACGACAAGTTTACATTCCATGTCAAAACTCATAGAATTAAACTGCATAAGATTAAATACTTTGTCGTCAGAGTTATCTAATTTAACTGTGTATACCATATGTATTTCACCTTTCTTTCTGTTTTTTGGCATACAAAAAGAGCAGTCCGAAAACTGCTCTATGTATGATCAAATTTATGTTTTATTTAGTTGTTTATCCGTTCTTAAAATCCAAGTTTTGCTTCGATTGCTTGTAAGCGAGCTTCTAGGTCTGCTTTTTCTTGTCTGACTTGTTCAAGTTCTTTATAAATATGCTGTACCATATAAGTAGTAGGTGCAATGAGTTCATCGTAACGAAGTCCATATTCTTCTACCATGCCGTCTACACCATATAGTTCCTTTGCCTTGTCGGGATCAATAGGGCGAGAAGTGCAAATATCAAATGACTCATTGTAAGTGTCTCCATAATCACTAAATATTTTATCAATATGTTGTGCCTTAAAACCAAAGTGATAATTATCATTGGAACTTTGTTTGAGTTGATATTTTACTGGTTCAATGTTCATATAAGCATCAATAATATTATCATCAAAAGATTCAAAATTCTTTTTGATACGTTCGTCTGAGGTCTTTGTAAATCCTACACGAGAAGTAACGCCATTTGTGTTGATGTACATCATTCCAGAGCCTGAGTCATTATTTACATAGAACGCATGATATCCAGCATAATAGTAAACATTGTTTGTGTTATTATAATATCCACATGAAAAATAACAATCCAATTGGTTTTGCCATGTATAATGTGCGTTTTGTCCTGCATAAACCCAACTATTTGCAATAAGATCGTTGTTTGAAATAATATTGGAATCACAACGTAGTTTGCCACATACAAGCAACTGTTCTGGCGTATTTGCTATAATTCGGCAAGTATAGTCAGCACTACTATACGCACTATGGAAATCAATAAATGGAGTATTCCCATATAATTCAATTGATCCGTTATTATCTGAATTTAGCTGAATTTTATTGTCGCCAGAAACCGCATGAATTTTGCCGTTCACCACGACATCTCCTTCTGTTTCAAGAGCATTATATTTAGATGTATCATTTGATTGAACGTATAACGCCCTTGAAGAATTTCCATATATATTTATCCCCTTAGTAGACTGTATAGAACACCACCCCATCATGCTATCTAAACCTATGCTAAATGATGAATTAATAACATCTCCGCCAACTTGTGTAATGTTTTGTTCCATATAAATACGAGTAGCACTTATATACCCATCTTTTAGACTATATTGTGCATCATAATTCGAAGCTGAAGAAGTATTTATACAATAATCACTTTGTGCAAGTTGTATTTGGGAATCATTATATATAAATGATCTTGTTTGCCAATAAGGAATATTATGTCCAACAGATACTTGCTGCGAAACAAAATGATTTATATATTTTTGAGATAAAATGAATGAATCTTGTATTTTCTGTTTTTGATACATTGTTTGTGCATCGTAAGTCGTAGCAGAATATATTTTTATAGCATTTTCGTCAATACCAGAATATAAACCATTTGTTGCTATATTCCAACCACCGACTGTACCTTTTGTGGCATTAATCAGCCCACTCAGGTTCGCATTCTTGGCAATCAAATTACCATTTGAATCCCAACTCAAATTAGGACTTGTAAAGCTACCATCACCCAGATTTAAGAATGATCCCTGCGTACCACCAGAAGAGATGTAGTTATGAGATTTAATGGCATCTGTTGCGATTTTATCGGCTGTAATGGAGCCTGCCAAAATTTGATTACCAGTGATAGTGTCAGCTTTAACACTCCCACCATCTATAATGGTTTCTTTATCGAGTATGTAAGTACCAGGTTCATTTGAAATAGAATCAACCTCTTCCAACATGATGCAATCTACCCATACATTAAAAGTTTGGGGCGCACTAGAACTGCTTGGTCTACCCCAGATAAGAGGAACTACAGACCAGTATAATCCAGTTGCATTATCTGCGACTTTTATTGCACAAACAGCTCGTTGCCAATCCGTACTTAGATTAACACCAGTAGAACTTCCTGGTAATTTTCTCGGATCAATGTTAGATAGATAAAGTCCATCTGTTTTAGTGTCTGGAGTATCATGCCCCTGAATATCTATCATGAACAGTCCCGTAGTAGAATCTGATTTTACATAACAAGAAAGTATGTATTGTTTACCTGCTTGTATTTTTACACAGCCGTAATTATTTGCAGAACTTCCTAAATACAATGGTGTTGTACTTGAGTTTAAATTTGCAGTAGTATAACTGATTTTAAGAGATTTATCTCCATCATAAGATACCGAACTATCAATGCCGACAGAAGTTACACCGTTATCTTTTGCGTAGCATATAGCATCTTCTTGTGAGGCAACATTTTCAAAACTAGAGTAATCTAGATTATATAGATTCTTTCTGCCATCTCCTTTAGCAGTATTCATAAAGCTTACAATACCATCAAGATTAATGTTTGCTGATACAAGATTCATTAATCTATCAGTAATTTCGAAATTACTTGAACTTGTACCGCTTTTGACAATCCAACTGAATTTATCAGCGGTCTGATTAGCAATAGTTTCTACATTCACGATCTTTCCGTTAACGTCCTCAGGTGCTGGAGTCCAATCTGTGGGTTTATTGCCTTTTTCAAGCTTAAAATTTCTTACATATAAATCAGATTGATGATTACCGTGGATTGCTAACCACATATGATTTTTAGTCAAACCTGTTGGGGTAGTTATTGTCACAGAAACTCTTTGCCAATCTTTAGTAATACTTACATTGGTATTCTTTTGTACAACACCCGATCCATACCAATTATTATCTGAGATGTGAATACTTACAAACGGAGCATGTGAATCACTCGTTCCTTTTATATCACAGCTAAAAGTTATTGTATCTCCACCATTAATTTCCATTATTGTAAAATTATCAAAAGCAAATGCAATTCCGTTATTTGCATTACCTTCAGTTGGCGTTATGATATGAAATCCATCGTTTGTATATTCTTGTATATTGCAGTTATTACAGATAAAGTAGTTATCACATATAAGCTTTTCCCCAATCATAGAAGAATGTTTCAGTAAATTCCTACCGCCAATCTGCAAATCATCAAAATCATCCTTAGTCGTATAAGTCTCGCCAACTCTAGTCTCAATACCATCGACTTTCTTTTTCCATGTAGCATAATTGCTCACAAACTCATCAATTTTACCAGAGCCACCAACAGTGCTCATAACTTTTTGTACGCTACCGCTAACACCATCAATATCAGTAGTATTCTGGACTAACTGATTTGTAATATGTGACTGTCTAGCAACAGGAGTACCATAGTAACAATTCATGAGTTGACATTCTGAAATGGCAGAAATAGTAGTACCTAATCCAATATATTCACCACCAGATTTTTCATTTAAAACTACCTCAAGACAATTCCAACCTTGGATAAAACTAAGCGTTAATGATTCCCCACTACCAGTATTACATGTATCATCTCCGCCAATTAATTTGCCATTTAAGTACAAATGTGCTCCATCGTCGTGTTTAAATGTAATTGCAACACTTTTTGCAGTTGAGAATTTCACAAAAGTAAGAGCGTAGCCAATATAGTTATCTCCGTAAGCCCACCTTTTCCCAAAATCCGTATCATTAATCAACACACTCTGGCTAGGTGTAAGATTTGTATTCTTAGCAAATACATCCATTGTACTCTTGCCTTGATATTCACTTGCAAACAAACTCTTAGGATAAATTTCATATCTCCACTTATTTAGTCCTTCATTCGCTTTACTAATATCGCCCTTGACCAAGTTTAAATCTTGCTGATAAGTAGTCTTTTCCACTCTTTGCTCAATGGCTTGCTTGTTTTTATCCACCTTTAAACTCACATCAGAGATCTCTGATTTGGTAGATAAAATCGCTGTTTGAACGTCCTCTGTGGCAGGAGTCCAGTCGGTAGAAACATTGCCTTGTTCGACCTTCAGTTTGCCAAATTTCAGATAAGTACCACTATTTGAAATATCTAGTGCTGAAAACAAAAACATAATATCAAATAAACGTATATCAGAATCTTCTTTGGTTACTGTGTGTGTTGATGTCAATTTATATGAATTATCCGCTAATTTAATAATTTTTGCTGCTACAAGAACGTGTCCATATTTACCTGTAAACCATGAAACTTGGGCAGCGTTAAGATCAATAACATCAGCATCTGTTTCAATCCATATAGTTTGTGTATATGTTTTACCAGCTTCAGGATGCAATAAAAAAGCGTTGTTTTGTGGCAGTATTTCATCATTTATTCGTGTTGTTGGTAATCCGATATACGCATAACCGTCAGTCCATGTTGTATTAGGGATTCCAAATCCCATAACATATTCTTTATCAGAATTTAATAGTAAATTCCTGCCACCAATCTCAATATCACTTACATCATAAATCTTAGCAATACTACAAGTATCATAAAAACTACTATCGTTGGCAACAGCTCTGAAAGTAACCATAGTAACAGCGTCACTATATAGGCTACTATCTTTGCTAACAGTTAACACGTTATTATTAATCGTCAAGCCTTTCTGTCCACTCACAACATCAGTGAAGCTAACTCCACCATCAATAGAAAATTGCCATTTACCGAAATTGATTTCTCCTTGGATAGTAGGTTTGATTGTGATTGTGTTTGGTGCAAATGTTTTGCCACCATCTGTAGACTTGAAGTATTGAGATGAAGGTGTGATAGAGAGGTTTTTGGCATTATCACCTTTTTCACCTCTACTATTTACATAACTAAGTAACTTAATATTAACATTTGATCCACTGACGCTTATTACTTGCCATGTACCTGTATTAGAAGAGCCATCAAGTGTTGTGAAAACATCCCCAGCAACTGGCGTTCTATTGAAATCAGATAATGCAGCTGAAGTTGTACCATTAATAGTTGTATAAGTACCTGTCCAATTTCTTTTACATTGTAGGGCATTAGCTCCCTTATCCCCATATACACCAATAATCTTAGGTGTGCTAATAGGTTCACTCGTACCATCTGAATATTTAGTCTGATAACAATTCCATAAATATTTTTTATCCGCAGTGAGTTTTTGGGTTGTAATGTCCGTACTCCAACCAGAAGTAGAAGAAGTTACTCCAGAGGCTTGAGATGTTGCTAGGTAGTATTGAATTGTTTCTACAACGCCTTTTCCTTCGATATCTGATTGAGATGGACTCCAAGGAGTGTTGATATCTCCTTCAACTAGTTTGAGATTTTTGATGATAGAATAACCTACCTTACTTAAAGCATTTCTGCCTAGATATAGAATTTCGTTTGTAGGTGTTGTTTTTAAATCGTTCGTAGTTAAAACTACTGAGATGTGTTGCCACGTTTCATTCCCAATTATATTGTTTACAACGACAGTATTAGTACAAAAATTACTTACATCTTCTTTACATATAGAGTGACTTATAGCTCCTGATCTGTTTGCTTTAATATCGTAACTTAATGTATATTTTGTAGATGGTTTCAGTTGTTTCAACATCTTAATATCTTTAAACAAAACATAAGACCAATTTGATGTAGATATACCCTCAGTACAAATTAGTTTTACAGCATTGATATTATCTTCTGTAATGAAATCTTCAACAGAATATTTTCCGCCAGAAGACTCTGTTCCCCAATGTTTTTTACCACAATTTGTTTCACTTAACATATTCCAAGCAAAATTATTCCCATCATTACCCTGAACACCTTGGGGTCCTTGTTTCCCACAACTCCAGGAAAACTGTTTCTTAACAGTCTGCCCATCAAGCGTAATAGGAATCTCGATTACTCCCGTATCGGCACCGATAGTAGTACCAGCACTAACGCTAAACGTAACTCTTTTACTGCTCTTACTGACAGTAATTCCACTACCAGAAGTTATATTCCCAATTGTGTAATCAGTCCGTTCTTGACTACCACGAATAACAATAATGTCTGTATAGTAACTTTGTGCGGAAGTTACTTTTCTATTTGAATCTGTGGCAAATTGCTGTGCTTCATTTGTCAACATGACTGTGAAAGGTTCTGTCATATTAGCAACAGTAATCTCACCATAGCCTAAAGTTTTACCCATTCAAATATTTCCTCCTTAACGATAATTAGGCGTACATTAAAAAAAGACAATAATGTACGCCCTGACATTATTGCCTATTCACTATCATCAACGACTTCACAGCCGAAAATCATTTTCCCATTTACAACAGATGAATCTAAGAAAATTGCTTTTCCAGATGCATAATTAGAAGCTGTGTCTAATTCAACCCCTTTTTTATCTCTTCGAGTCCAATTGTAAGTATATTTTGGAAGATCGTTGCCAGTAGCTGCTGACCAAGCCGTTCCATTATATTTCATTAAAGTAACTGTTTTAGCAGAAGCATCTACCTTATAATAAAAATCTCCACTTGCAGGCTTTGTAGGAGCAGAAGTAGAGAATGTTGTAGATTTTAACGTATCAATTTCTTTTCCGTTTCTTGTAACGATTACATATAAAGCACCTGACCCTTGTCCATTAATCAACTGATCCCCTAAAGAACTCAGCACATTAACTGAACATGGATCACTCTGGTCAATAACACTAACATATGCAGAATATGTCTTACCACCATAAACAGCATTACATCTGAACGAAGCAACAGAATCTACCATGCTAGGCGTTACTGTTAAATTCGCAGACGTAGCACTTGCGATATTCTGATAAGCTCCGCTAACATATTTGCTCCATTGATATGTAACACCAGAAGTGACAGTGGTTGTACCATTTGTTAATGTCGTTTGTAATAAAACCATGTTCTCGCCATTGATGATATGATTTCCGTTAGGTGCATAAGCTTGGAATAATATAGCATTTACACCATTTGTGGCTTTCGTATTTTTGCTCCAATTAAATTTGTGTGTAGCTGTTAATCCTTCTGCAACTATAGAAATAGTAATATCTCCACTCATGGCATTTGCTAAAGAAGCTCCATTCGCAACAGTTAAAATAATTGATCCTTCAGCAGAAGCAGTTGCATCTGTATTGGATTTTACAGTTATTCCACTTGGTAATGTTCCTACAGTAGCCTTACCTGCAATTCTTGTTGTCCCTTTATAGCAAGAATATGGAATTGTAATATCTTTAGCTGCACTGGCAGTTCCATTAGGGTTGCAAGGAATTACTTCGCTGTAATTCCCAAGAACTGTACTTACAGCAGAAGTACCATCTTTACCATTCCCACCATTTTTACCATCCGCAATAATTGTTACGGTCTGAGTATCCAATAATGTAGTTGTACCGCCAGAAGCATATAATTCTGCTTTGATTGTCTTAATAGCCGTACTAGAAGGTGTATAGTCAACTCTAGTTTGATCAGAACTTGATGTGTATTTCACTGTATACGTATTTCCATCTGTGCTTTCAGAGATTTTAAATCTACCAGAATAAGCTGTTGCAGCTGTAGTATTTCCAATTCTCTTATAGGCACTGAACTTAGCCTGTGCTGGGCTAAGTACATTAGAAGCATTTAGTTTAAGAATATTACTTTCAGCTGTTACCTGATAAATAGTTGCATCACTACCAGATCTGTCTTTATTTAAAGAAAATCTTTTTGTAATATTTGCCTGACCTGATTTAGTACATACAAATTCAACATAGCCAGAATCAACAGTAATTCCTGTAACAGTATATTTTCTTGTGTCTCCATCCCATGTACCTGTGATACCATTGCTTGGAGTAGCTTCGATAGTCCAGTTGGCTGAGTCATCAACCCCACCTTTGTAGATAGTAATTGTAGTATCAGCACCTGTAAGAGATGAACTATATAATCCACCATTGGCGTTACAAGGCACAGATTGTGTATCATTACTTAATACACAACTATAAACATCCTTACCTGCCGCTCCGTCCCTTAACTTAACAATCTGATGAATATCATAAACATTATCATCATTTGTAAGTAATTTAATAACTGCCACATCATTTACAAACACTGCATCATTGTGATTTACAGTAAGAGTAGTAGTTGTGCCAGCGCTAGGATAGGCAGCGAATGTTCCATCAGATTTCTTATACTGCCACTGTTTTACAGAAGTATTTGTTAACACAGCAGTTAATGTAATAGAAGAAGCAGAAGTAATTGCTCCATCTCCATTGTATTTAAATGTTGTATCTCCAGTAATGCTACAGTCGGATAATTCAGTAGCTTGTTTCACCAGAGTAAAGGACATCTGACATCTTGTTTCTGCTTTAATTTGTGTATCTGGATCAGTATAAACGATACTACAAATATAGGTGATCATTTCTGAACTATTCGGCACTAACATACTTTTGCTAACACTTAACACTCCACTAGATACACTTTCTCCTGTGACAATATTTGTAGATGCTGCTGATCCAACTTTTCTCTGCCAAGTAATGCTTAGCCCAGTCTGAGTTAATGACACCTGTTTATTATCAATAAAAATGACTGGCGTAAGTACCAATTTACTTGCTGACCAGTCAGGATTATATTTTGTAGTTGCATTGGGATCGTATGATACAAAATTTGGTTGGTTCGATGTCACATATGCTTGTATCTGCTTCCCATCTGTTAAGTCTGTAATTGTAATCTCGCCATAGGCAAGCACTTTTCCCATATAATTTTCCTCCTTAATTTAAAGTAGTTGCCAATGTTTCTCCATCAACAACAAAAGAGCAACCAAAAGTCGCTCCATTCATAATATCTTGTCTATTTACAACAACACTTTTCATACCAGAGTGCTGTTCATTCCAATAAGTATCTCCATCTGTGTCAGACGATTTTCTACACCATTCAAAGTGATTTTCTGACCATTCGCTTGTTACATCTGTACCATTTTTTGTTAATGTGATACTCAATGTAGATGTTCCGTCCACACCAAGCCTTGCTCCTGTAGAAGAAGTAAGAATGATATTATAACCCATCTCATTCATTTGAGAATCAAAATTATCCAATGTACTATTTACACTTTCCTTAAATGTCGTATACTCAGCCCCCCACAAACCGCCTTTGCCATCATAAATCTGTGTGATATCAACTCCGCCTTGTGCGTTCGCTTCAACGATAGGAAAGTTTAGCTTATCTTTAGAAACAGATTTATCTCCAAGCATATTATTTACAATCAATCCATCAGCAATCGCATCCTTAGTAATGCCTTGACTTGTCATAACTGTTACGCCTTTATTGTCTTTGATGATAATGCTTGGATTCTTGTTCGTATCATAACCAATTTGAATTCCAACATTGCCTTCAGTATCTAAAAACTGCATAGCTGACCCGTTCATTATAAAGTTTCCATTCTCAGATAAGATTCGCATTGTATCAGAAATTGTAATATCGCCTGCGGCTAAGTCACCGATCGTCATTTTCCCTGCGATACCGTTTATGATCCATGCAGAGTCAAATTTAGCATTTGCTGAGGATAGGTTGAATACGATACCCGTTTCTGTAGAAGAAGCACCGATGATTGCACTTTTAATGTTTGCCACTTCAGTTGTTAAATTCTTAAACTCACCAACATTAGCAATAACAACTCTTGCATTAATATAATCGGCATCAATATACTTAGAAAAGAATTTCTCAAACTCAGCTTCTGTACCAACAATTTTCTTTACATTTGTTTGGTTTGCTGTAATATTTAAAACACTGTTAGGCTGACATTGAATATATTCACATACATTCCCTACAGCACTAGAGAAACCTGGAGAAGAAGCCAATTGTCCTGTCAAAGCTTTTAATAGCTCTGGAGTAAGAATTGCATTGATACTTTCGTCTACGCCTGTGTAGGTGTTAGATTTAATAGAATTCCTGCTATTCTTTGTAGAAGAGTTTAATAAGAATACTTCATCATCTCGCTTTGCTTGAGATTTGATCATATTGGTAAATGAAATTTCAAACTTTTCAGATGGGTCTTTAGGATTAAAACTAAATGTGTACAATCTAAATTTCTCTAAATTACCATGACCACCAAATTCATTCCCATCGTCAATTTCTAACCAGATATAATCTCCAAGAACCAATTGATCTAAATAAGGAGAGAAATTCTCATCACATAATAGATTCTCAATCTGAGGAGAGTAGATATATTGTGGCTGGGCCTGTGAAGACAGTTCCTTAACTGCAGCCTGATATAAATCCTCAGCCCGATCAACATAGGCTTCAATATCATCAAGGCTTGTGATTAAATAATTTTCATTTACATAATCAGTTGTAACATAAAGGTTTAATACTGTTTTTCCAAGGGTATTATAATTTTCTGTACTATCTATAAACCCAAAACTTTTATTTTTCTTTAGACTACATTCGTCAATTAGGGAAGTACGAGCATTTAACTTATCTTCAACTTTTTTATTTGCGGTTTCATATTCGGACTCACGCTCTTGTAAAGCAGCTTGAGCATCAGCCAAATGCTGACTGTACTCTTGATAAACTTGGTAATAATCTGTTGTGTTTTCAGAAACTTCGTAGGGTTTATCATAGCCATTTTGTTTTAGGGTATCTAATGTGTTCTGATAAGATTTGATTTTAATCTTTAACTCATCAACTCCATATAGTTCCCACTGAGTTTCCCACTTGTCGATCGGCTTTACCTTATCATCATCAGACTTGTAAATGTTATCAATGGCAATCTTAATGTTAGGAATAACTCCATCAACATAAGCAGTATAAGTATACCAGCAACCATCTTTTCGCATCTGAAGTTGTAATTCATCACCTGTTAAAATGGTCTCATATGTGCCATCTTCTTTTTTAACGGGCTCACCATTCTCATTCTTTTTAGCATATCCATACTCTAATAAAATGAAATTAACAGCATCTATATAGATGTCAAGTTGCTTTTGAAGTTCATCTTCCTTGAATGTATCCCAATCAGTTTTTAAACCATCATTAGGAACACGATTTTTAATTTCAGCAGCAACTTTCTTGTACTTGCCCCACATTCTGGTAAGATAAGAATAATACTCTCTACGAGTCATTTCTTTTGAAGTTCCATCATCAAGAGTATAAGTTACTTTTTCGTTCTTGGTACTATCCCAATGTGTTCCTCTATATTTCAAATAAGCTTCATATTTGTCAATCAGATCCTTAGAAACTAATGGCTCTTTAAGAACATATGATAAATTATCAATAGTAATTTCACCAAAGTTTACATATTTAATATCAAGATTCTCTCCACCGGCCACATTAAACTGTGTATAGACATCATTTGTTGCCCCGGTTACACTTAAAGAATCAATATAGTTTGTTGTGCTTAGAGAAATACCTGTATCTTTACCAAGTTGACTGATATGATAACAATTGATCTTCCTATTTAATATGTCAAATGTGAACACGCATCTATAAGCCTGTGCTACTTTCTGAGTTAAGAAAGCATAAACATTAATAGACTCTTCTTCAAATGTACCTCTTACGAAGAACCATTCGTCTTCTCCGTTCTCATTTTGTCTCTTATAAGGAATAAGCCATTTGGTATTTCCCTCTTCATCAATATAAGATTCATCAACATGTCCAACAGACCACCCCGGCAATTTTTCAAGGACTAAATCTAATAAACTTAACTGACGATTATCGGGATCATATAAAGCAACATAGCGTTTTAAGATCTTATTACCTGTTAATTTATCTTCGATAACATTCCCATCAGCAGTATATTCTTTACTTCCTGTTTTTCCTGTATTAACATAGAAAGTAACTAAATCTTTATTCTCTAGCTCAACATCACAAGACTCAGCTTTGACAGTCTTCATCTCTGAATATCCATCAAACTGAACACTTGGGACCTCAGTGATCACAAAGTATCCGATACGATCTATATAAATTTCCATTCCTTTATCTAGATATTCATATCCATTTGATAAGACAAAATTTGCATCATTGTTGATATCAATATACTTTTCTACACTAAAACTTAATTCCCATCTATCATTAAGAGTAGCAGTGAGAGAAGTAGTAGAAGTGTCAATGCTATTTAAGGCGCAAATTGCCTTGCCTTCTGGATTTACCAGATAAAAATCATAAGGCTCTGTATGATTGAAAATGTCTTTTATAAATTCCAATTCACTCTCACGCCTCCTTTCTGAATTTAAAAAGCTCCAACCTTCTTAGGTTCGAGCCACTTGATTTTTATTTTGCAACGACCTGTGATTTCAATTCTATTTTCTCCTGGAACAAGTCGTAACCAATATAATTTTTGTACAGTGTCCATCTTGAACACATTTGATAATACAATTCCTTTTCCATTCAGTTTAATAACTTGATGCTGACAATTAATCTCATAGTTACCTTTTGTGTCCCATAAATGCATTGTGCTGTTATTATCTGAATGATTTGTAATTTGAAGATCAGTCCAAAGCTCAGGACTTTCAACTTCAATAATAGGGTAAACATATTCTTCCAACTCATCTGATCCACAATCAAGAACTAAAGATCTATTATGATTAGGTGTTTCTAGTTTGTTTGTTAGATCAAATAAATTGCTTTCTTTTTCTACAAATCCATATGGTGCATTACACTCAAAGTCAATCTTTAAGCCAGCAATTCCTCCAGCAAGAGCAGGAGCAACTTTAGTAACAATAGCATAATAAACGACATCATTCTTGCTGCCATTACAGCCATAAAATTCTAATTTTCTATAGCTCTTAGGGCTTGTTAACCATCTAGTAACTTCAGATACTTCATTCTCAGTAAATCGTTTCTGATCTTCATGAAAAAGAGTAATCTGAAATCCAAGTTTTCCCGAATATTTTGTATTATAAGCATGATAGATATTACGATTCATAGTAGTTGAACCGCTTACGATCTCTCTATCAAGACCGAATGAATCTTCAGATTTATCAATATACCCGATGATCATTTTATGTGAAAAGTCCGACAGACTTTTATTGTTATAAGTAAAACTTACTGCATTTGAATACATAAAGTCTCCTTTCTTAAAAATTATCCTGTAAGATGTACAAACTTAAAAGTTACTCTTTACTTTTGGAAGTTATTGTCATATAATAAATTGTCGTATTTTATACGATGTCTGAAGGGATTGTGGTAGAAAGTGGGACAGAGCCATGACCCAAACTTTGTTTGACATGTTAGGTGCGGCAGCTAATGTTGCAACTATCGTAGGATTAGTGCTTTATTTATTACATAAATAACGATACTTAAAGACAAGAAAAAGTATAAGACTTTATGCTAGATTCATAACATCTACACACTCTAATGCCCAACAGTGTGCCGGATTGACTATAATAAAACCCACATGATAGATTAGACGAAAATAGTATAAAGACTATTACTTTTTAATCCCAAATTATTGAATCAAATGACCTTATGTGTTATTATAATTTTGCAAACAAAGTTAAGGAGCATTACACTCAACCACTTTAAACCAAATTCAGTAAGAATGGGCATCTTACAGGAATTTGAATGATGATTAAAGGATAGTAAAAGGAGGTCACAAGGAGATTAATACTTTGCACTTATCCCGATTGGGAATCTTCCCTTTAACGGGTTAATCCAATCATCACTGTGAATTTAATTAAATAAATTCACCCATGAGAGAAGACACTCACTAATTACAGTGGGTGTCTTTTTCTATGCTTTTATAATAAATTTCCATCCCTCATAGAAGCAATTTCTTCCTTGATGTACATAGACTTCATTTCAGGAGTCAGCTCATCGAAAGGAGTTAATCCTTCATCATCCATATAATTCATCAGAGCGCCCAACGAAATTGAATACAATCTATTCCTGTATTTCATTCGCACAACTCCGATTAATAAAATTCCAATAATAAGTAATAATAATAAATTAATTTCCATGATTTCCTCCAATTTAAAAAGAGCCCATGCTTTCACACAGGCTCTACATTATTTACCGATCGTAGGCTTACGACCAATCTTATGGTATTCTTTTAGTTTGTTAGCTTGCTCTTGATCATAAACCTGTTTTGCAACAACCTTAAGATCATTCAGAACACTCTTATCAATCATGCCTCCAGATTCTACTTTGATCAATGCATCATAATAAGAAGAAAAGTCTCCAGTACCAGTCATAATATCTTTTGTCTTAGAGGCTTTAACAACTGATTCAGAAATCTTAACAGCTTGTTTCAGCACATCAGATGTTTCTGGTTTCAGTAAGATTTCGTCTCTACGAACAGTAGCAATACCATGATCATGATTACCTTGGATTACACCATTAAGTTTAGAGATTGGTATTACATCATCAATGACACCACCATTTCTTACACCTGCTGCTTTAAGTGCTGTTAGAATCTTACCTGATTGGTTCTTAGAATATTTGCCATCGCTACCTTTATAAAATGTTCCTCCCTTTTTGGAGTTTTTCTTGGTAATTACACCAAGTTTCTTTCCAAGGGCTTCCATTCCTTTAGGATTATTAACAACATCAAAACCACGACTAGCCAAATAATTGTTTAAGGCTGACCAACTTTTCAATTGAGCTTGTGTGTAAGGATTTCCAGTATGAATTTTTAATCCATACATTTTACCTCTTTTTTGCTGATTAGTTAATTGAACCGTAACAGCAATATTGGCGCTTACTCCATTAGAGGCTGTACATGTTACCATAACTGTTCCTTCATAATCGGCTCTTACAGCTGTAATGGTACATGAAGTACCTGATCCATTAGCTGTGACATGGCTTGAATCTTTAGATGACCATTTAAATGATTGACCTGACGCATCTGGTGGAGTAATCTTTGTAATATTAACAGTTCTACTTTGCCCAAGATTAAGAGTAAATCCATAGGTACTTAATTCGAATGATACTATGCCATGTTCCTGCTGTTCAGGTGTTTTCATAGAACCACTAACACCACTAGCATTTCCAGTTTCAACTTTTGAAGAATCAACCTTAGAACCTGTAATACCAGTTGTACCAGTTACATTAGTATCAGGATTTGCAATATTATTAGTCACAGAGCTGTTCTTGTTCTGAGTATCTTTTGCGTTCTGTTCAGGTGTCTTGCCATTAGCAGAACTATTGTATTCAGAATGATATAACTCACTTAGTCCATTAATAAGTCCAGAATTAATAGCAGTGTCATTGATCTTCTTAAAGACATCAGAATAAGAATCTCCAACCTGTTTTAAGAACTTGCTAATAAGCTTAGATTGTTCATCCAGAGAACCGCTTAAAGATTTAAGCTGTTTATCCAAAGACTCTTGTAATTTTTCAGTCAGATCATCGTATCCTTGGGATTCCATAGAATATTGATGTTCTTTCTTAGTATCATCCATTTGTTCCTGAGCATCGGCAATCTGAGCATCTAATTTGGCTCTTTGTGCTTTCGCAGCTTCACCTTCGACGCCCTCTAAAGCAGCACGCTGAGCTTCAAGAGCTTGCAGGTCTTTTGTCTGACTCTTGATGTTTTTATCATAATCATAATATTCTTTCTTACGATTTAAAGCCTCTTTACGCTTATCAATAACTTTAACCAGAGCATCAACTTCAGCTTGCATCGTTGCCTTACCAAGTTCTATAATTTGATTCTTATAGTCGTTGGTATTCGTTGCAGCCTCACGAAGTTGTTTATTGATTTCAGCTAACTTACTTTCAAAAGCAGAATCTCCAATTTGATGATCGTCATGTAATTTATATAAAGCATTTCTTTGTTCTGTCAGATCGGCCATGTTAAGCTGTTCTTGGCGCATACTATCACTTAGAAGAGCAACTTTAGCCAATCCATCATTCGTAATCTTACCTGTGTCAGGATCGTTTAAGTAGTCCTGATTCAACATATTCATAAGATCGTTATTTTCATCGATACGAGTATTTCTCTTATCAATCTTACGACTGCTTTCATCAAGAGGGATCGTAATGGCTTCTTGACGTAACTGTTCATTCTTTTCTTCTAAAGAATAATTTTCTTCACGTCTTGAATACCAGTCATCATAAAGCTCTTTGTATCTTTCAGAATCCTTAGCAACCTTATTCATCAATTCCTGATCGGTTTTCATGATCTCAGCATTGACAGCAGCCCTATCATTGTTTTTAGCGATCTGATCAGTTTTTGACTGCTTAGTAGCATAATCACCATGAGCTTCAGCCATAGAAGCAGTATGTTCTAAGGCAGTAGCAGCATGTTCAGCTTCATCTGCAAGTCTTGTCAACCTATCAAATTTAATCTGATCAATTTCTTTTCTTGCATTTGCAATAGCAGTATCAGTATCAGCAATATTATTCCTAAAAGTTTGAATCTGGGCTTCATATGTGTTCTTTTGTTCATCTGTTAAGATTCCCTTTTTCTTAGCCTTATCATATTCTGCCTGATATTTATTCAATTCTTGTTGCTGAATATTTCTCTGATTTTGATATTGTCGAATCTGATTGTTTAGATTAGCTGTTTTATTATCAAAAGTATCTGAACCCTGAGCAATATTAAGATCATTGATCTTTTGATAGTTCTCTAGGATAGCAGACGTTTTAGATGCCATAGCATCATAATAACTAACAACCTTTTCAAGTTTGGTTTGTACCAGTTCTTGTTGTTGTTTCGTAAGCTCCTCAACTTGCTGTTTGCATTGTTTAGCTTTATCATACCAGTTCTTATACTCTTCAACAGCACTACGGATTTTATCATTACTAATAGTTTTGATATTCATAGAGTTGATAGTACCTTTACGTACTTTTTTAAAATAAGATTTTAGAACTTTTTGATTCTTAGCTTTTGAAGCATTTTTTGTTTTAGGAGCTTTCCTAACTGCTTGTTTTGCAAAGCTTGTGTAGAATTTTTCGTATTTCTTTTGTCCCTTAGTATTAGCAGTGATAGAAGAACCAACACTCTTTAAAGCATTATCATAATCATTAACAGCAGAAGTAAGACTATGAACATTTTCTGCTTTAGCTGTCCAAAGATCAGTAGCAGCAGTAAGATTTTCAATCTTTATTTCAATGAAATCAAAAGCCTTACCTATCTTATTAAGATAATTTTCAAGAGCTGATTTCTTAGATTTAGATTTGGTTTTCTTCTTACCGCTTCCAGAGCCAGACTTACCAGATCCTGAACTTCCAGAACCGGTTTTAGATTTACCAGAAGAAGAAGTAGTTTTCTTCTTTTTACCTGTAGTAGTTTTGCTACCATTAAATTTAATTTTAATTCCAGCAGAGTTAGCATGAGCAGATCCATGAGCAAATGCTCCTTCACCACCAACAATCTTAGCTCTACTTCCTGTCTTTCCTTTGTTTAGGAGTTCCTTTGTTTGTAGGTGATTAAATACTATATCACCACGTTTGAGGTTCACAAATTCTGGGCCTTGAGACCCTACTGTAAACCATCTGTTACCACGTCAATTATGTTTTCATCGGTTCGCAACACCGACAAGAGTTTTCACTCCTCATGTTTTCACATGAGTTCAGACTATATCTTTTACCTGATTTTATTAAAATTGTGTATGAAAAAAGAGCAGAAGTAATTTTACTTTTGCTCTTTCGATAAATGTATTTATTCAGTTGTATTGTCCAATATATCTTGTGAATCTGCAACAGTTATGTCAGTAACCTTAAGATCATCAAATTTTAATCCTAGTATAGTATCACTTTTTTTAAATATTTGCTGAACAGCAAAGTCATCCATATCATCTGCGATATAAGATTTTGTGACTTTACCATCTTTAAAAGCAATTAATACATCTTCTGTATAATCATCCATTTTTAAATCGTCAATACCCAAATCATCAAGCACGTCCACGGCCAGATCTCCCAATTTGATGTTGCACAAAGTGGCTTTTTTGCCCTTGTCTACATTAATCCAACTAACTTTATTAGAGCTATTGTATCTTAATGCTATATATGATTTATCGACACAGATTAGAGAACCACCTTTTATTTCAATACAATCTTTACCATATTTACGTTTTACAGATTTGCTAGATTCTCCCAAATAAACACTTTTACCATCAAGACTAGCAGAATATTGGTGATTCGGTAAAATACTCTTAACAACAAATCCAATTAATAGTATTAAAACACATAAGACAACTACCGATACCTTTTTGTGATTCTTAAGGAAAGACTTGTTGAATTTAAAATCTTTCTTTAAAGAAGCAGCTTGATCAGATATATTCTTAATGTTTTTTTCGATTTCCGCATGACGTTTTTCATTTTTCTCTTTTCTTTCGATGTCTTCATAATACTTTTTAATGTTAAACCCACACTGTGGACAAGCAGTAGCAGTAGATGATACGTTTTCTTTTCCACATTCAGGACATTTTACTAAAGCCATAGTTTTTCTCCTTCTAAAATTCCTTTGTAACTGGTTTTGTGAATGGTGTTTCACTTTCATAACAATCATATTGATAAGGGCCTGTTTTGTTAGAAAAGCTATATGATACTATTTCTGCTTTTACTCCACAATCTTCAGAATTCATAGAGTCTTGAGCTCTCATGCTTTGATTAGCCTTTAAATTATCAAAATCGAAGTTTTGATCTTCTAACACAGTTCCATCCTTGTCATAAAATCTAACTAGAACACTGGCCTGATCGAAATCAAAATTTGTAAGGTTTTTTACTTTGATTGTTATTTCTTTTCCATCCCCATAAGAATCATTGGCTACTTTAAAAGAAGTTATTTTTAAAGCATCGTCAATCAGAGGAGAAGGAGTTTTGATTGATTTAACATAAGAAGATAAAGCGGTAGCCCTTTTCTTGGAAAAATTAATTTGCAATTTATCAGCTATTTTTTTAACTTGTATGGCTAATCTTTCATCATAGGCATTTAAGTTATATGCATACTTTGTTTGTGCGTTCATATAATTTTCAGAAAGAGTAGATTGCATTTGTATTATATTCATAAGGTCACTCATTAGTTTTTTTGTAGACGAATCCTTAAATATTATATCATCATCTAGGTATTTATCAAGACAGTCTGATAATTTTGCTGTGCCATCAATCCACTGTTGTTGTGCTTCATCGCTGGTTTCGGCTTCTCGTAAAGAATCTATATAGTCCCATCGGTCATTCATAGCTTTCTTTACATCATCAGCAACTTGCTTGTTTGTATATACTGTCTCAGTTTTTTTGGTTTTTTGGGGCTTTTCTTTTTTAGAGGAATTTACACATCCTCCACACGCTATCAGCAACCCAAGGGCTAATAGCATATATAAAATTTTCTTTTTCATACATTTTCCCTCCGTAATTTATTTATAAAAACAATTATACATTATTTGACATGTTTTTCATAGAGAGAATATTCGTTTATCATATTTATCAGGTAATTTATCATTTCGATTTAAACATTGCTGTACCGCCATTAGCTTGCGGCTCTACTCCTCATAAGAGGATAGTCGTTGAACCTTATCCTATTCGGATCTTGGCTGCTGATTGTCTATTGTGGCAGAAGCAGGGGATTTAACCTCGCTTCCATATAATTAATTCTTTTTACTTTCGTAGCGTTCACATCTAGGCATATTTCATCCTTCTGTTGTAGCTTAATTATCTTTAAGACTTTCCAGCAATTAGATAAATTTTCACATATGTATTACTACATAAGGTCGCATATGTGGTTTATACGACAAGTTCGTCTCCTAATTCTCCTGTAAGAGCTCGTTCATCTTGTTTTAATCCCCAATCGCCACCATTGGCGTGAGCATTACCGACAGATGATTTGAGCTTATCTGTTTTCTCTTGTAAATATTTGTTCTTTTCAGTCTGTACAACAGGATTAATTTCTGATAAATCAGAGATTTTTGTTGTTCCCATCGCAAGAGCACGGCTTCCAAGTTTCTTAATTGTCCCGTGAGCAAAAGCACCAAATTCTTCAATATCATCAAGTTCGTTATCGTACCAGTCTGTTAAATCATCGACAGTACCTTGAGCAAAAGCATTTGATCTTGGGATAAAAGATCCGTGTGCATTTGCTGTACCATGAGCATGTTGAACTTTATTCCATTTACCATCGGTTAAAGCACTTGAAACATGACTTCCTTTGCCACCCTTTTTACCACTAACTTTAGGCTTACCGTCATTATCTGTAATATCTCTACGAATATTTTCGATAATATTTTTTTGCTTGGTAGTTAAAGTAATTGTTTTATCGTGTAAACTATCACGATATTTTTTAATCGCCCAAAGAACTGCACTTGCATGATCTTTACAATATGCTGCAAATTTTTTGTCTTTAATTTTTTTAGTATCTAGTTTTTTGATTTCTGGAGTAGCGTTGTCAATAATATTGACGGGAATTTGTTTGTCTTCTGGTAGTAAAGCATTAAGCTGCTCAATAAGATCACTTTGTTTTTGAGCAAGTTCTACACCGATTTTAACTCTCTTTTCTCCAGTGGCTTTAGAAAATTCTTCAGATAATTTATCAATTTCACTTTGACTATCCTTAAGATTGAGTTTCATGTCGGCACTGATTTGAACGCCTTTTAATAAACCACCTTTACCGAAGTCCTTACCACCTGTCATATTGTAAAGAATATTATTAGCATCGCTTACCTGTTTAGTTAAGTTTTTGTTCTTTTCCTCGGTGGTCATTGACTTTTCATTGATTTTATACTGTTCTTTGAGATTGTTTAAATCAGATGTATAATCAGCAACCTTAATTGTAAATTCCAAACTCTTTTTCAGATCATCAGGAATTTCTTTTTCAGCATTTTTGAGCTTAATGAGTTTCTGACGATATTCTTCAATTTGTTCGCCTAAAAGAGTCTTACCAGAGCCTTCTTCCATTTTATCCCATTTCTTAGCCAATCTATTAAGTTTTTTTTCAGCTTTTTCATACTGTTCTGTAACAGATTTAAAATCAATCTTACCACCGTAATCTTTTAAGCGATTCAATACAGCTTCAAAAGGTTCAATACCCATACCCATTGCTTTAGCAGCAGAAGCAGTATTAGTGATCTTTCCTGAATAAGTACCTTCAGCAGTTTTCTTTAAAGTACCAAAATCAGTATTAGCTTTTTGGGATTTGGCAGATAAATCATCTAAGAATTTAACCAGACCGCTATTATCGGAAGTAAAATACTTAGTAGTCTTAGCCCATGTCTTATCAAAGGTAGCAGCATCAGTCTTACCAGAAGAACTCATTACACTTGTTAGTGTTTTGAAATCATCTGTTCCAATAAGTCCTTTATCACGTTCTTTCTTCTGAGCATTGAACGCCTCACGCATTGCCAAGTAAGTATCGCCAGAATTAGCAGTTTCCTTAGCTTGGAGATAATCACTCCAAGTAGACTGAGATTTTGTTTGATTGATCAGTTTTAGACGTTCTTTCAACTGATCAAGACTACCAGTCCAAACCTGAGTCTTAGAATTTAAGATATCAAAGGCTTGAGACATTTCAGTAAAATCAAGACCATCTAAAAACTTAGTTGTGTCTTTACTTTTACCAAGTTTGTCTTGTATACTACTGATCATATACTCAACATTTTTGCCATCATGAAGAATATCTCCATCTTTGCTGAATTTAAAATCAAAAGCGTCTTCAAGAGCAGCGCTTAATGTTTTACCATCAACTTTTTTACCTAAAGTTTTTGTCAGATCGTTATAAGCATCTTGGACATCTTCACTCCACTTTTTGGCCGATTTTCCACCAGTTTTGTTGGTTGTTTTAACCAGCTCATCCAAATCTTCCTGTGCTTTTTTATTCTTAGTAAACTCTTTGGTAATTTTTTGGAGATCTTTACGCTTCTTACTAATGTTATCGTCAGTTAAATCTTTTTCATTGGCATTGTCGAAGTCAATAATGTTACCAGCAATACCACTTAAGAAACTTTGTCCTTTGCTAGATAGTTTGTCATAACCATCTGAAGCTGAAACCGTATTTTGGAAATCTTCCTTATATTGTTTCGCAAGAGACTTGATCTCTTTCATCATTTTATTATATCTAGCTACATATTTAGATACATTGGCTTCAATAGCCTCAGTTGAAATAGAAGGATTGTCTTCTTTCATCTGATCAAAGATTTTGCTGTAATTGTTAGCAAATTTGCTAATATCAGCATCTTTAGTTAAATCAAGAGCTTTTTTACCACCGATAACTTTTTTTGTTGCATCTCCAAATGCTTTTCCGAAACTATCTCCAGATGAAGATGTTCTTTTATAAATCTCATCAGAAATATTTTTTCGAGTTGATTCAATATCTTTAGAAAGACTTTTATCTAATAGGCCACCAGCAGCTTTCTTCAAGCTTTCCTGATTACCTTTGTTAAGTTTATCCCAAGTAGCATCAGAAGAATAATCCTTTTGTGTACTCTTTAATTTCTTCTCCTGAGATTCAATCGCTTTGTCTATCAAACCTGATGTCTTAGCGATTGCATTTCCTTCAGCATCATAACCTGAAATAAGAGAAGGAGTAGTATCTAAAATTTCCTTACGGATATTTAAGAATCTTTCATAAGAAGAAGTATCTAAGCTGATGTTATTACCATATTCATCCACACCTTTAGATAAGGATTCAAACTCAGTTTTGTTTCCTTTAAGAGTAGAGATATTAGTTTTTGTATCAGATAATTTGTCCTGATAGTTTGTACGTGTTTTGTCAGCAGCTTCTATTTTATCTTTATCATAGGTAGCAGCTTTTTGAATCTTTGTACCAACCCAAGAAAGTGCCATAGCACCTAATTGCATAAGAGCACTAGCAGCTAAACCAATACCAACATTAGCAGCAAAAGCACCAGCTTTAGCAGCAATACCAGAAGCTTTGATCTTTTCAAAAGCACCAGAAATTCCACCTGCAGCAGATTGAGCAATGCTACCAGATTTTTCTACAGCTTCATTAAACTTCTCAAGGCCTTTTCCATAAGTATTTTTCTTATCGGTAAGATCATAGTTGTTTTGTTTGGCTTGACCGTAAAGAGTACTAGCTGTATCACGACCTTTTTCAGTCTTCATTTCATTCTGAAGTCGCTTAAACATGTCCTCTTTTTCTTTGGCGGATTTACTACCAAAAATTTCAGGAACCATGCTATTACTAAAGAAATCCTGCAATCTACTTTGATCAGACTGCATATTCTCATATTTAGCCTTACGTTTCTTAGGATTAAGTGTATTTAGAATAGCACTACCAATTGGAAATTCATTTTTACCAGTTTCTTTATTGTACTGTACAAGCAAACTGTTTATTCAAGGGCAGGGAAATACCCTATTTTCACACTGGTAAAATATGTATTTGACAATCACTAATGCAATATTCTATACTAATTATGTAACAAGAAATATGTATTATATCTCAAAGTAATAATACACATGGGGCTCACAATTCAGTGAGCCTTTTGTGTATCTGGATTTAACAGGAGAAGAGAGGTTCATAAAGATACCTCTTTTTTACAATTAACCTTGCAATATTTGGAAACATAAGTTATAATTAGAAACATCATAGAATAATTAGTTGCCCAATTAATTATTTTCATACAAAGGCATTCCTGGGAGGTAGGGATGCCTTTTCTCCATTTATGGGGTAACGATTCGTTACTTTAGATTATTTTCCCCATAAGTGGGGAAGGATGCCCTGAAACAGGGCACACCTCAAATTAACTTTCTAACTGATCTTCCAGATCCTTAATCTTAGAATCTCTAAATGCAATTTTCTTTCCAGTACTACGATGATTTGTTTCTATGTATCTGCGTTTCAGATTGTTTAATACATACTCTGCAGTCATTCTATACATTGGATTTAAAGAACCAGAAGTTTCAATAATCGCTTCAAGTTTGTCATCGATCATTGTTACGATTTTCTGCTTATATTCAGTTGCATTTAGTTTTCTATGGTACTCATAGCGATCTTTCTTTTTTAAATGAACGTGAACATCAATGATCTTATCAACAGTGGCTTCCAGATTTGTGTAATCAGATTCTAAAAGAACACGGTCAATGTTGCGTACAGAATATTTAATTTTATCTGCATTATACTGTCTCTGAAGCTGACATTCATCTGAAACCGCTACATCATATAGATCGTTGTTATCTTGCTGAAGTTGTGTGATCAGCTCAATCATTCTCTCAAAAGCATCTGTGTATTTGGCTGTAAAGATAAGAGCTTTGTCTCCAGTAAACTTGTTTACCAGCATTGCAAATCCTTTACGATCAATGTAATACATAGGACGCTCTTGGTTATTTGGATCAAGATAATAGCCCAGCTTAAAACTAAGCTCGGCTAATTCAGGAATGACTTCAAGAAAATGTTTAATTTTAGCCATTACATTTTTGTGTTCTTTCCCATAAGTCTCAGCCACATTGAGAGAAGTAGTGTACACGTCACCATTGATCTCCTCAAGACCAAATTCTTCATTGATTTCAGCAATTTCACATTCAATAGTTTTCTTTGATTCTTTTAAAAAATCCATAATTCAAATACTCCTTTTAATATAAATTTAATTTCAAAAAGGGGTCGCATTTCACGACCCCCTTATCAATAACAATCTCACCAAACTTTAATCTTCAAGATCCCCAACAACTCTGTAAACAAGTTTCTGACCTTTACCAGTTACATAAGTCTGTGGAACAATCACATTGCAAATCACATGTTCACCAACTTCAAAACATCCGTTCTCAACGTATCTCTGATATGGCATGTTGTCCCGCATCAGGATTCCATTGTTTCTAAGAATCTCAAAAAGGCGATTCCTTCCAATGTCATATCCATCATTCTGTAACAATTTGGCCATTGTATTCATGTCGATCGTATCAGAAGAAGCAGTAACACATCTTGCAAAATCTACATCTTCTTTGGAAGCTTCAAGTTCTCCTCTAAGCTCTGCGATTGTAGCTTGCTGAATTTCCAGTGCCTTAAGTACAAACTCTGCTTCAGACAGATTTTTATATGGAATGTATCCACCCGTACGTCTGATCTGTGGAAGAACTTCAGATGTTACCCATCTACGGAATCTTTTAGCTGAATCTAATTTACTATTGAAAATTAGATCATAAACACCAGATTCATTGATGACAGTCACATTTCGCATTTGACCTGCGTACTCGATTTGGGTACGCAGCTTATCCTCAACATCTACGTGCTTTGAGACAGCGTTTCGATAGTTAGAATATCCAAGTGCGATTGCAATATCATTTCCAACGAAGTATGGTGTTCCTTCTATCTCAATACATCTGATTGATCCAAATTCGTCATTTACGAAGTTCATGATCTGATTGTTATTTCCTACTTCATTTTCTGCTTTTGTTAAATTTGCCATATTAAATTCTCCTTTTCTTTAGGAAGGTGCACCAAATGGCATAGAACAGATGGTGCTGATGATTTGCTTATCCTTCTATGCATATATGGCTAATTTACTACCCCTTTAAAACACCAGGCTCTACCTAATGTTTTAAGACTCAATTAATGTGGTAAGTCTGCTAGAGCAGTATAAAAAGAGTATTAAATTATGTTAATAAGTATTTATAATATATCATATAAAATTCATTTCCCTATGTGCAAGCATGTTTCCATGCTGATAATTTTCTAGCGGCACATTCGCATACAGTTCTGATCATCCCTTTCTGATGTCACTCGTAAGGTGAGTTAACCAGATTCCCATTATGATCGATGGACGTTCCTCTAATATAGAGGCTTCGCTGCGGATTCTGTATAAATATTGATCTTATTACTATATCTTAGGAATTACCCCTTGCCCTTAATACATCACTGTACTAAGTTAGTAATCAATATCGTTTAACAGTTCCCGTACATAAATTATCAAAAAGTATTTCAGTTTCGGTTGTTTTCTAAGCAATCTCTTATTCGTATCACCATTTCAATACAAATTCGTTCTGTGTTACCACTAGATTGCTCTGGGCATTGTACATGAGGACAACTGATAATTTGCCCTACCCAGCTTTCCTTTTGCTCCTGCGACTCCTAAAGCACCTATAAAGGCTGTTCTAAGAAGTCCTGCTTTAGTTACTAAATTTGTTATTTGAGTTCCAGTATCTACAAGTCCCTTGATAAAATCAGAAGAAATAGAAGTGTTCCACATTTCTTGGAAACTTGCTGTCAGCTGATCAACTTTACCTTGGATGGAATCAAGTTGAGTTTCGTTTTCACGAAGTGCTGATCCTTGTGAGTTTTGTGTTTCGTTGTAGACTTTTTCTAAAAGGTTAGGGGACTTTAAGACTGAGGCCACAATATTTCCCCTGTTCTTCCCTGCGATTTTCTCTAAGATAGAAGCTTGTTTAAGGTCACCACCATCTGAGCTTCCAATTTCATCCCAGATTTTACCAAGCCCTAATAAAAATTCATAAGTATTTTTATAAGAACCATCATCTTTTAACATATCAAAACCTTTATAGTCATTTGATGCTACTTTGGTTTGATTTTTAATGAGGTCTCTAAGCTGACTTACGTTTGTCACTACGCCATCTGTGTCCTCGCCTGCTTCTTGTAGGGTTTTCATATCTGTACCCCTAATCCTCATTGATACTGTTTTTAGACCGGCCTAATTTCATGTTACTTTCCCCAACAGTAAAAGGTACATACCATGTAAAACATGGCGTCTAAGAATTTCTTCTTAGTTCTGCAATTTTATTAATCAACACTATCGTTGCAGATCGGACTGGATCTTCACCCTCTTTCTACAGAAGTAGAGTAGGGGAGGAGCTTAACCTCTTACGTCACCACAAGAGGTATTACAGTCTCTACGGCTCCCTTATATTTTTATTTATTTTGTATGTATGGTTTTAATTTTTCATCTAAAAAAGACTCCATATTATCAAATTCCCAAAATGGGATTTCGATAAGAGGAATCTTATGTTGTTTCAAATATTCAACTTTTAAATTATAACGGTCTCCGATTAATTCACAGTAATCTTCTGGAGATTCTCCATTAAGCTTCTTTTCACGACTAATTTTATAATGTTTTTTGTCATTTACTTCAATTGCTAAATTAATAGAAGGAATGTAAAAATCCAATCGAAGTTTCCTAAGATCTTTCATATCGTCAAATTTCTTTTCTTTTACAATATCTTTTGTGTCAAAATATTGTTTTAAGATCCTAAAACATTTTATTTCAATAGGTGTTCCCATTTTAGGACATTCTGGGCACCCTCCCTTTCCTTCTCTGAGGAAATGACCAGGATGACAATAGAAATAATTATCATGTTCATGGCAATAGCATAATAATTTGGTTCTATTGTTTACATATGTATCAACAATTTCCACTTCTGGACGAACAAAGGCCATTCTCTCAATAAAAGCATCATGCCCTAAAGAAAACTTTTCTCGCATTCTTTGATTGTTACATTCGGGACATCCTGCTTTATAAAACAATAAATTAGAAGGATGTGATTCCCATTTTATGCCACAGATCTTGCATTTACATTTAATAGGAGTATGTGTATTAACATAATCTCCAACAATTTCAATATCTGGGCTAAGCTCTGCCATTTCTTGAACAAAAGTTTCTCTACTTTTTCGACGAGCAGCATGGGCCTTTTCAGCTCCACATTCCGGATGTCCACACCCCAGTTTTAAAACAGCAGGAGTAGTACTCCATTCTCCACCACAGATATTACATTTGCATTTCACCTTATTATAAAGCCCATGATAATCTTCAAGCATGGTAACATCTGGGCTAATTAATTTTTTAAAGTCTTGAGGATCAACTATCTTGCTTGAACAATATTTACATCCATATGTGGCTCTCCATAAATGAGACCAATCAGCATCTTGCTCACCTTTTTCTCTATGCTTGGGACATATGTATACAATTCTTGTTCCTTTCTTACCTTTGTACTTTCTTACAAACTCTAATCCTAATCGATCAATTTGTTCTTTAATATGTTCATCCGTTGCTAAATATTTCATATTTTCTCCTTTTCCTTATCCTAATTAATCCATACAAAAAACAGGGCATAATCCCTGTTCATACATACATAAAATATTCGGTTGCCTCGGTCTTGTCATGTGTTTATGATTTTAACCGATACGGCTCCTTGCTTAACCACGTATTACTACGCAGCTTGGGCGCTTGGTCTATATTCACCCACGGAGAGTGGCTCCTGCACAGTCTTATTTGCGACCGTAGTAAGAGCTACAGCTTGTTCATATGATGTTCCTGCCATAGATAATGCATCCGCAGATCTCTGCAAAGAACTAGCAATTTCATCTGATGAAATAGGTTCTTTGTTACCAATGTTATTCAAAACATCAACAACATTCTCTACATCATCAGCGCCCTTATCGAACCCCTGCATGATAGAAATCAATGCATTAGTAGCATCATCTACCTGCTCAAATTCTGATACATTCATGAGAATACCTGTCCATTTAGACATCTTCTCAGAATCTTGTGTGTTATAACCTAATCTAGCCCAATCAGCAGTAGATTTGGTTAATTCCACAGCATCTCTACCGATATCTTTACCAGTAGCATACATATCTTTTTCGACAGTAGTATAAACATCACTCGTATCACTTGTGACTTTCTTTAACTCTGTCATTGCAGCATCCATTTCTTTAATGCTGTTAATTCCTTGTTGGAATCCTTGCCATACGACATCAATTCCACCCATTGAGATCAAGTACTTACTTAACTTAGTAACTTCTTGACCCATATCTCCAACAATTTGTCCAAACAAACTCTTATATTCAGAACGACTCTTAAGCTGTGATCTAGCAATACCAGTATCCTGATTAAAATTAATAGCATACTTTTCAAGCTTTCCATCATCTCTTGATCTTGCTTTGATATAAGCAGCCATTCCATTTCTACCCATACTGGTTTCAAGAATGTTACTATTTACACCAGAAGCTCTAAATAATTCTTCAGCTTTAGCTTCATTGAAATCATTTAAAGATAATCCTTCTCCGATAATAGTTCCCTGATTGTTCTGGAGTTTAAATTGGTTTCTTTGTCTTCCAAGTTCCGTAAGAGAAGCGCTTAGCTCATTGATGCGTTTTGTATCTTTTTCAATCTCTTCATCATCAAAAAGAATTTTTCCATCGTGTTTGTTTTTAAGATCATCTAATTCTTCAATAACACCCCTAACTTTTATAGCAAAGTCTTCGGTATATTGATTAAGATCCTGATTAACAATTGTTTTTGATAAAGCTCTGTTTGCTGCATTTTTTACTTTCTTAGATTCAGGATTGACTAAGCCAAGAATAGATTCTTCATTATTACTTGCTTTAGCATTTGGAGATTTTGTAGTTGTACCTCCACCAAGAATCTTATTCATATGCTTAAGACCAGTAGCAATCTCACCAGTAAGATTAAATTTCTTATTTAAATTATCAACCAGTCTTGTAACTTCACGAATTGAACTACCAATACCAGCAAAAGCACCTGCAATCTTAGCAGAATAAGCAGTAGACTTGTCAGCCAGATTAGCAATCTTATTTGTCATAGTCTCAATATCAGAAGCTTTCTTGTCTGTAAAAGACTGTCCTGTATTGAACTTAACTTTTAAATCAAGATTCTTTTTTAGGTCATTGATAATCTTCTCAACAGTAACCAAATCATCTAATACGGCATCAGTATTAATACCAACTTTAATGGGTTCAGAAGCTTTCTCTCTTAAAGAAGTAAGCTTGCTTTCGGCTTGTGTTAACTCTTCATCATTAACATTGATGTCAATTTTTGTGTCTCCGCTGTTAGAATCCTCTTTAAATTTTTGAGTTGAAGTAATAGCTTTCTCGAGATCTTCAACATTGCCTTTAAAATTAACCGCAACGTCAATAGCATCCTTAGAGCGAAGTTCATTTACTTGTTGAAGAATGTTATCAATATTCTCTGTATTAGCTTTAAAATTAATAGTAATATCTATATTTTCTTTTGATCTTAGTTCATTAATTTCTTGTAAAATTGTATTGAACTCGGAATCGTTTGCTTTAAGATTAACAATGATATCTTTGCCTTCGTAAGAAGCAATCTTTTCATCAACCTTAGCTAACGCAGATTCTAACTGAGAAGTGTCAGCAGTAACTTTTACAGAAGATTCTTTGAGATGTTCACCTTCTGTAACACTGTTTGTCTTAGTTTCAGTAACATTTCTGCTTGGAAGTTCACGAATTGCATCTTTGTTTTTGCTTAACCATTCACGGCTTTCTTGAGACCAAGGAGTTTCAATAGTAGCTCCTTTTTCAGCTTTAATAGATGTGTATGTATCAACAGTTTTAACAGCTTCTTGAAGACCTTTAGCTTCCTCGGCATAGATATTTTCTTCATTCTTAATCTTTTCATTGAATTTCTGGATATATTCTCTAGCGCTTTGGAAAGTACTGATCAGGTCTTTGTTACTCATGTCTTTCATGTCAGCAGGCATTTCAAAATCTTTATCAACTTCCCTTTGACGGAGTTCTAATTTTTTAACTGCTTCAGATAAGAATTGTGTAATATTTTTATCAACAGCATGAGTAGTAGAACCTTCTTCTGGCTGATAATTGCTTAGTATTTTACTGTAATACTCGGCTTTTTGTAGTTCCTCATCGGTAAGAGTTTCACCTTTGGATTGTTTTTCCATCAGGTTCTTACTACCGGCTTTTGCACCGTTGTATTGTTGAGGACTAATTGCTTGTCCTTCTTGAAATTTATATGGTTTACTAGAGTCGAACCCAGAAATCAAAATACCTTCTTGGGCTAAAATATCACTCCATTGTTTATTGAATTGGTTTTTAAGTTTATTAGTTACTCCTGTAGTCTTTTTGATATTTCTATCAGTGCTAGTCATAGCCTGAGTAAGAGCCTTATTAACCTGTTTAACAACATCCTCTTCGATCGGAGATAAAATATTTTTTAAGTCGATTCCCTGGGCTTGGAACAGGCTTTTATAACCTTCTGTACCTGCAAAATCAGTTTGTCCTGTTAGCAATTCTTTTATAAACTTTTGTCTAGAAGTAATAGTATTTCTTAACTCACCAGCTCGTTTGAGCATTTCATCGTTCTTACTCCAATCAGAATTTGACATTAAACCATGCAGTTCTTCAAAAGCTTTTCCAATGTCTTCTTGAGCTAGCATTCCGGCCATTGCATATTCTTTAAAATCATTTAAAGAGATACCATTTTTAGAATTACCATGTAATTTGTTATATTGTGTTTTAGATTCGTTGTAAAAATCTTTATATTTATCTTGCTTATAAGTCTTTTTTTGTACTTCGTTTACCTTAGAAGCAGCTCTTGTGGCAAGATCACTGTCCTCGTAGCTACGTTTAGAAACCTTGCTTAAATTGTCGTTCTTAATTTTTTCAAGATCATTGTAAGTAGTTTTAAGATTCTTTAACTTCTTTTCTGCATCGGCCAGATCTTTAGATTCATATACAAATTGAAAATTTGTTAATCCAGTTTTATCAATATAACTTCTGATGCTTTTAGCAACTTTATCCATAGAGGATTTATTGATATTAGCACCAATAGGTACTTGAACTTGTTTAAAACCATTTACTACTTCGCTTTTAGCTTTTTCTAAAGAGGCCTGATCAACGTCAACCCCCATAGAGGCAGTAAAAGAAATTACTTGTGTACTTTCTGCCATTTATTATTTCACCCCCTGTGATTTAAAGTCAGCTATCATTGCAGCTTTTAATTCGTTCATATATTGCCCTTGTACGATCGCCATAGCTTCTTGGGCACAACTAGCTTCCAACTCAGCTCTTCGGCTGTTAACATCGTTCTCTATAGTTTGCATAGGACTAGGAGAAGAAGTAGGAGTTCCAACATTGTATCCACCATGTTCACCACCTACAAAGTCCCATTCAAATACTGTTTCAGGACTCTGATTATAGTGCCCACCTATAGAAGCAGAAGAGATAGTAATTCCACCTTTCGCTGTTCCAGGCCCACTGATAGTTTTAACCAAAGGCTGACTAGCTTCATATAGTCCATAGCTTCGTCCATATTGCTTAGGACTGTAATCTCCATAAAAGCTGGCTGCAGCCAATTCACCAATTTCTTTCAATTTTTCTGATGCTAATTGAGCAGCCAAATTAGCTGCAGCAACATTCATTTTCGTCAACACTTCCTGTGCTTTGCTCATGTAATTCTCCTTCCATTAAAAAGAGCCTCACATGAGACTCTTTTTAAATTATTCTACTTTTAATTTTTCAATCATTGTTTTCATAACTTCAGTACTATCAATTCCTTTGGCACCTTCTACAATAGCTTCCTGAACGCTTAGATTAATAAATCTTAATTCCCTTGAAACAATGGCTTCTAAAGAATTATGATTCCTCATATGGTCTTCCCAAGCTAATTTATATAGCTTTTTAAATTCTTCAAAATCCTTTCCAATTTCCTCTAAGATTCTGTCAATCAATCCAGCTTCAGCAAGAGAATCTAATACCTCGTAAGTACTTTCTCCTTCAAACTCAATATTTGTATAAAGCTGTAGAGCAGTAGTGATCAATACATGATAAGCACTGATTGAATTTACAGTAACAGTATAGCTTTCGCTTTCTTTTCCTAATGCCTTAATGATTTCTTCAATTGCAGTAATTTTTATTGCAATTGGAACATAATGACCAATTTTTAAGCTTGGGATAGCATGTTCTAATGTAGCTCCCTCTACAGAGCTATTGAATTCCTCAATAATAGTGTCTAAATTTACTGTATTTTCTCCCATAGTTATTTCTCCTTTTCTTTTTTCTGTTTCTCTTTGCGTCTCTTTCTTCTTTGAGACTGAATATATTCATAAGTTTTCCATCCACCATCAATCTTTGAGTATGCTACCCAATAAAAGTTGATATGAGGATATTTATATAGAAGTAATTTTCTTTTCATAGGTGCCACATGATCTGGCATACCTTTTACATCAATGACATCTTCATGTCCGTCTTTATATGTAAGTACAAAATCTGCCACATATTTAATAGGAAGATATTTTTTATCTTGATGTTCAAATCCTTCCTGTAATAAATATTCTTTCTGTCGTTCACAATAGGTGATTTCCCCTGAAAGGATGCCCGGAAGAACAGCATCTCTGTAAAATCTCATCTCAAGAGCAGAGTCGAATACGATCCCATCACACATACGATTATCAGTTCGCTTACTAACATTGTACTTATTGTCTCTTTGTTTCTTTTCGCTCATAGTCCTCCTTATAAAATCCGTATACTAAAAAACAGCAGAAGTACCTGCTGCTATAATGTTCTAAATTAATTCATGCTTACACCAAGCATCATACAGGTGCTTAGTGTCTTCTCTGTTCCAAACAAATAAAATTTTGTTCTGATCGAATCTATTGTCTGGAATGATATCCAAAAGTTCAGCTCCATAGCTTAAGTATTTAAAATTCTGAAGCATATTTGGAATAAATACACATTCATCCGGTTCATAAGTCTTCCCGGTAATTCCACTTGTAGTTTTCATAGTTCCTCCTGTTTATAATTAAAAAAAGAGAGACACATAAAACCTAATGGCTATGTGTCTCTCAGTGATCATTTCTTTTCACTAAGAGATCCGCAAACCTATCTCCATTTCTTCTTACCTCGAGAGTAAGAAGAAGGAGAAGAGGAAGGGGATTGAGCCGTTTTGTTGGTCTCAGCGAAAACTTTCTCAATAACGCCTAAAACGTCAGGGAGAAAGTCAGATTTGTTAGTTAAATCACACTTGTCCAGTTTTTGTCTTGTTTGTTCAGCATTGCATTCGCCTGTAGAATATCTCTGACAAGCATCAAATACTTTTCTACAATTGTCTGAATCAAAGATAAAATACCAAGATGGTTTATCTCTATCGACATCACAATGAGGACAGTAGTGATATGCCTTCCCACAACAAAAACAGGTTCTCTGTTTCGTTTCTCCCATGATATTCCTCCATTTCTAAATCGTTTCCAATCAAATAGCTGCCTTATCATCTGACAAGACAGCTTTTAAATTTGATTATTCTGTAGGCATTTTTGGTACGATGATATCGAAAAGTTTCTTTTCTTTATCACAGTACTGTTGCATACACTGGATTTCAAATGGATGTTTACCATCAGTAGAGAATGTTAAGTCTACATTAGAGCTTAACTTAGCCTGTGGGAATACAAGATAAGCATTGTACAGTGTACTTACGTTACATACGTCAGCACCTAAAATCTGTACAATCAGTTTTCCAGCTTTAGGGAATTTTGTAGCACTGTTAGTTACTTTAACAGCTTCAGCTGTCTCATATTCGTATTCAACGAATAACTGAGAACCTTTAGATAAGCCAGTTGGTAATGTTACACTATCTGTTCCTTTAGCATGAACAAATTTATCATCACTTGCAGCTGCACCATTAGTATATTTCTTCCCTAATGTGCTATCACCTTTTAATTCATAGATGTATTTAATTTGCTCTGTAGGTGTGTGTTTTAATGTAACAGCAGTACCAGCTGCAATATCAATTGTTTCGAAAGCTGTAGCAATTACTTTAGACTCAGCATCAGCAACCTGTTTCTTTGTACCAAACTGAGCAGCAGCTAATCCTAAATCGAATAAAGAGTTAGTTGCAGAGAAAGTAGCTTTCTTAGCTCTATCGAATTCCATAATAGGAACTTCAAGAGCATCAGTAGCCTGAGTTGTGTCAGACTCGCATTTAATAGATGGCTCTGTAATCTGATTAATAGACCATAAGATTTCTCCTGTGTCTGTATCTACCATGATTGCACGTAAGCATCTATCGATGACAAAGTTATTAATGTCGAATGTACTTGCCATGTTTAATCCTCCTTGAAATATTTAAAAATTTGTATAAAAAAAGCAGCTCCATAAGAGCTACTTAATCCAATTAAGGTCTTCAGTTTTGATTTTTGAGGTATCTATCATACCTGAATAGCATCCTTGTAAAAGTGCAACAGCTTGTTTCTTTTTCTGAATCTGTTCAACGCTAGACATAAAAGCTGAGATATTTAAATCTTGAACAGATTGATAATCATACTTGAACTCTTCAGTATTTACCATTGAGATAACAAGAGGAAGAAGTATTGGTTCAAACTCTTTGTTTTGATTCATTTCATATTTCATCTTGTCTTCTTCAATAAGGATTTTTTTAGTTTCTTCGTTACCAGCGATTTCTACTTTAGGTTTGAGGCCGTGCAAAGATCTAAAATAATCACATATTTTGATATAGGCTAGCTTGTCAATCATGATGTCGTCTTCCATATCAACAAGAACAAGGTCTCCATTTACTTGATTTTGAGCCATCTCAAATTTACTGAGGTCAACTCCCATGAACAATCGTTGAGATATGTCAGTTTCAAGAGTTGGAGCCATGAGCATAAATAAATCAAAGTCTTCAACTTCTTCATAGTCTAATCCCAATTTAAAAAGCCTATATTTCATATCACTAGGAATACAGGTTAACGTAAATACAGCTTGGAAGTATTTGTCTTCACCCATCTCTTTTATGTCTCTAAGAGTAGGTTGATGAATACTTATTGCATCATTGATATAATAATCATCTCCGAAAATGATAGACAGGTCTTTATCCATGATCTACCGCATTGTCAGGAATTTCCTCATGTGAGACATTGTTATGGGCATTATTTCTATTGTCCATTCGTCCCTGATAAGGATTACTTGGAGTGATCACTCGGAATTTCAATGTCCTGCAAACATATCTGGTATCAGTAGTTCCTGACACATCGTATGTAAGTTTCATTTGAAATCCTAAATTGTTACTCCACTGAAAATTATCTCTGATGCAATATCCTAAAAGATCATGTCTTTCAGCTCCATAAGGAGTAGCGAGATTATCTTCGTGGCAAAATACTCTAAAAGTACATACCTGTTCTTTCATCATCCCATTTCTGTCATTGATATCTACATCATCAATGTCGAAACAAATGAAATTCTGGACTTCAGATTGTACTGGTTCAATATGAACTGCGGGGAATATGTTTACTCCCAAATATTCATCTGGAGAGTTTGGATCAAGTTTTGGGTTATCCAAAAGCTCGATAATATCAGAATCATTGTAAAGAATTTCTTTAATAATCCTTTTCTTGTAGATAATATCATCATCTATGTTCTGAAAATCTCTTATCATAATCCAATCACCTCCGTCTGAAATTCAGCTGTTAAATCATCTACAAATGCTTGGATGGTGATCGTCTCACCAATTAGAGAGTACACCTTATGACATTTGATATTCACTGTTGTGTCATCACAAACAATGTCAAAGTCATCTAAGTGACCCTGTGGTACTATAACATTCCACTCCACTTTTTCAGGAGAAGAAGTAGTACCATCTCCACGTTTAATAATAGTAGAGAATTTTTTAGCACTACCGCCACATTTAATCTGTGGTTTAGCACCAGCAAAGTTGATCACCAATTTATCATCTGGAAGATCAGGCAACGTAGGCTTGTCTTCATCAGTTTCAATAGTTGGTGGAACTTCGGTTTTATAATAATCGGCAATCAATTCGTCCACATTATCTGTGTGACCGTTGAAAGCATCTTGTTTTAATGTAATTTTTGTAATTCCAAGAGGAACTGCATCCTCTCGTTTTGTAACCTTCCATGCCACTGGATGTAAAGGATTACGTGTAATTAAGAATCGTGTATCATAGTCTATGGTATTGACCACATCATTCGTTGGAACCCAGAATTGTATCTGATTTTCTACAGATGTTACTAAGTACAATTGTGTTACTCAAAAAGTTCGTTAAGCTTTTCAAGAGAAGCAATGGCTTCCTTTCTCATATTCTCATATGATGTTCTGACTATATCTCCATCTGGTCTAGATGCTACCCATTTCTGATCACTTGATCTTACATAATAGTCGATGAAGGTTCTCCTATTCGGAGCTTCCCTGCTGATTATCCAATCTTCTTTTTTTAAAACATTCGCACTTATGTATATTTCATCATTATGCTGTAGTAAAGAAGCTCTAAGGACGTTCCAGCAAAAAGAGTAGAATGCATCATAATGTCCCCACTATGATGGACAACTTCTCATCCGTCCAGGTCCCTTGATTATAGCTATTGCGGCTGCGGATTGCACCAAGACATGAATACACTTTCCCATTTGCAACCCACTTAAAAGTCCAATTGCAAAGAAGAATATTGTACCGATAGAAAAGAGGATGATTATCATGATCAACAATTAACCAAGTACTAAATTCCTCATCATCATTGACAGGAATATCTACGTAAGTTCCCAAAGGATACTTAACACCCGGTCTAAACTGTAGATGATAATCAATTGCATCTTTACTGATACTGTTTTTTGTATATGCTAAAAACTTTGCGTCAACATCTTCACCTAATATCCTACATTCCCGAAAGGCGGGGTCCTTTGTGAATGTGACATCCATAGCTTTCAGCGAATGGGCTCTGTACTTTTTAGAAGCAGCAGTACTATGAGCACCATTATTTAACCTATTTCTATAACTCTCTAGACTCATCTACATCATCCTCCTTGATATGGTCAACAAGTGATGTAGCATCGAGAATAGCTTTTCTATAAGCTGCATGATCGTAATCTTCTTTTAATGCTTCATCTCTAGCCTGAGCTAAGATAGCAAGAAGATCTAATACGACTGTCTGATTAGAAAAGATTTTATTGTATCCAGATAATTTCCATAATAATCCTGCAAAGTATCTATCCAAATTAGGATCTTTTTCTTCACGCATATATAACAGCTTGAAGATGGAATTCTGAATAGTCTTTTTATGAGCATGGATCTGCTCCTTTGGAAAATTTCCATATTTGCTATTCATACATTTCTCCTAACTATTGTTCTGTCTAAATTTTTCTGTTTGATAATCTCTGTAAGCTTTTTGTTTTTCTACTCTGATCTGATCTCTCAAGGCCATTACCTTATCTAATTGATTTGATTGAGCATAAAATTTTTCTTCAGCTCCACCAAAAATCTGTTTAGTAAGAAGAGTAGAGTTCACCTGAGGGCGAATCCATTCTTCTACCATAGACAAGGCTAAGATTTCAATTTCAATATCTGAAAGATCATCTTCAAAGACCCCTTCAGTATCATCTCTCTTGGAAAGATCAGAAGTACATTTGCTAAACTTAGAAATACTTGCAGTTAAATAACCTAACAGCATTTCATTGGCATCTTTATCAGATAGATCAGCAAAATCATAATCTTCGATCTTTAATAAGAAAACAGAGTAGATGCGTTCATAAGAGGTCATAATACACCTCCTAGAGCACTAACTTAGCAAACTCAGTTCCCAGTGATTTGTCGATTGTTTTCACAATACGAATACTATCCAGCTGTCCATCTTTAATAAGTTTTGCAGCAGCTGTTCTAGCAGCATCTTTTACTCCTTCAGGAGCACTATTTAAGAATGACTCTAAAGCATCTGGTGTCTTATCAAAGAAGCTTCTAGGATCATCTAATCCATAGAACTGATTTGTAATTTCCTGTAACTGAGGGTTTTCCTTTAAGAAATCTTCATCCATAACAATAAAATAAGGATAAAACAGGTAATCGGATTTTCTGGCTAACATTGCTTTTAAGTCCTGATACTCAACATCAGTAATTTCTCCATACTGAAGCCACTCATATCGAGTACGAGATTTTGCGAATGTTTCGTGATAAATTAATTCTCCTGTTGTTACTGACATACAAGGAATTAATTCCTCCTTGTCAAACACACGAGCTTTTGGCTCTGGTTTAGGAGTAGCTTTTTTTGTTCTAGTTCTTTTCGCTGTGGACTTAGCAGCAGCTTTTTCCTCGACTGCATTTTCTGTGTTAGTTTTATTAGTTTCTGGCATTTTAATATCTCCTTTTTAATATCAAAAGAGCCAGCATTTAACTGGCTCAGATTTTATCCTACTGTAAATTTGTAAGTTCCAAATAACTGGTTGATAACAACATTGATACCAAGTTTCTGCATTAACTCGTACTCATATGTCATATCCTGGTTTGTTGCGCCATCATTGACCTGTTTAACAATAGCTTCACCTTCATTAACAAGCTTGATAGGTTTGTTATCAGCATCAATAGGCATTAACAGTAATTTCTTATTGTCAAGCTTTTTGTTTCTTGTTCCCTGTTCATTAACCTGAGGGATAGCCATTAATCTGATTCCTTCAAACTGTCCTAGTGTACCAGTTGTATGTCTTTCATTTCTCATATCGTCTGAAATCCAAGCAGATGGAGAAAGAGCGATAACCTGAGAAATAGCAGATCTTGTACCACAGATAACAACTTCTTTACCTGTATCTGTTTCAAGATTCTGAACAGCTTCAATTAATTTATCAGCTTCTAATTTACCTGTGATCTTTAAGTCTGTAGGTAATTTTTCATCAGCTCCCATGAAAGATTCATAGATCATGTCATTGATCTTTCTGTCAAAAGCTTCATATACTTTTGTGATCATAGCAGCAAAGTCACGTCTACCTGCCATGAATAACTCAAACTCTTCATAGATCTTAATTCCATACCAGTCTGTAGTAACAGAGAAGCTTTCTCCGATTCCTAATTTCTGGCGGATTAAGTCGTGATGATTACCAGCGAATCTACTAACTGTTAATACAGCTTGCTCTTCAACATAGAATACATTCTGATCTCCGTCAGCTAAGTTTCTCTGATCAACCCATTCCATGAAGAAAGGATTGTCTCCCCATCCACTTACAAGTAAGTTCTCTAATGTTTCCTCTAACAGTTCGAAAACTTCTGTCTGATGTCTACGGATAGCTTTTCTAAGAACTTTACGATTCTTTTCATCTTCAGCAACTCCAAGAACCTGAGCAAATTTCTTTCTGATAACAGTATTAGCAGCACTTTTAGCATCTGCAACACCGTCAATTTTCTTCATTTTGTCGTTAGCTGCGTCTAACATTAAAGCAGAGAAGTCCATATATTCCTGCTCGCCTTGTTCAAAAACAGCCTGAACTGTTTCTCCCAGTTCGCTAAATTTCATAAGTCTTAACATATATTTCTCCCCTCCTTATTACGCTGTAGCCACTTCTGTGTTTTTCATTACTTCAAGCATGACCATAGTTACACCAGATTTGATGTATGTATAACGAATTTTCGCTACAAATCCATAATCTGTAACAGCTGTTGCTTTAGCAATTTCCTGATACTTACGATCTTTTGCAACAACTAAGTTACCAACTGTAACTTTTTCTCCAGCAGCTTTTGTGATCAGATAATCAGAAATTCCATACATATCTCTTGGAACAAGAGTATAAGCACGAGCACTTTTACCTGCTTCGATCACATAGTTGTATTCAGCCTGTCCAACTGTTGTAGACTGATCATAAATTAATGCTGGATTAGCAATTAAAACAACCTGACTACCTTTTGTAGGTGTAGCTGCTTTATATTCTTCATTTCCACTTGTTTCTACTGGATCACCCAGAGCAACAATCATTCCATTTTCCATAGCAGCAGCATCGTCAACTACAGAAAAAATGTGTCCACCACCGAGATAAGTAGCATTGATCTTACTTGTCTCGACAACACCGTATTTTGTATTTGCCATTAAATTTTCCTCCTTGTTTTTAGACATTAAAAAAAGACACCACACAGGTATCCTTCAAAATTCATGTATTATTTTTCAAAATCATCAAATAATGAACCATATGGTTTATTTGCTGTAGATTCAGGTGATTTTCCACCAACACTCATACCAAATTTATGTTTAGCAGGATTTTTATAAGCAAATTCACCACTGATAGCAGCTTTTCCAATGATTTTTAAACATTCATTTTCTAACTCTCCAACAGAGAATTTTTCGATCTGTTCATATAGAGCAGAATATTCTTCAGAACCTTTTAATTTTTCTTGGAAAGAATCTAACATGGCTGTCTTTTCTTTCTTGTCAGCCTCTTTCTTAAACTCTCTAAGAGTTTCTAATTCAGGTTCCATTGCTTCATAATCAGCAACCTTGGATGTTAATTCACCAATTTTTGCTGTATATTTTTCTTCAACTGTCTTTTCAGTTGCTTTTTCAGCTTCATATTTAGCTTTATCAATCTCAGGTTGTACAATATCAGCAAGAGAGAAGTCTTCAGCTGGTTCCTCAGAACCTTCGAAATCTACAATTGTATATTTCTTTCTTTTCTTAGAGTCAAAATCAACTTTAACTTCATCGCCTGCAACATCAAAGCTGAATCCAAATAATTTGTATCCATCTTCTCTGTCATAAGCATAAACTTCTCTGCTGTCTACATCATAGTCCACTACAAAATATTTAGAATAGCTTCCCCAGTCAGTTTCAACTTTCTGATCAGCAAAAGCTTCACTCATAGCTTCTCCGAGATTACTAGACAGTAAGAATTCTTTTGTCTCTTTCATCTGTGTTAATTTTTCAGTCAGGGCTTTTTCGTCCATGTCTGCATATTCAAAATCAAGAGACTCTGGATCAAATCCAAAAGATTTGATAAGTTCTTTCTTATTCAAGTCATGTTCCTCCTTTTTCTTTGTGATTTCTGTGTTTTTTATTTCAAAACAGTACTGTTTAAAGTCTTCAAACATTTCCTCCATTGATTCTTTGAAAGTATCTGCACTATATGTTTCTAAACATGCTGATTCAAAACATGGTGGAGCACTCTCTAACAATGTGAACGCCTGAAATTCAAAATCAGTAACATGACACACACCATCAACCATTTCATATGAATTAACACCAATCTCCATGGATTGATCTGTAATACCATTTTCTTTGATGTGGTCATAAACTGCCTGACGTTTCCACAGAAGGACCTCACAACAAAAATAAGTTTTCACACGGCCATCATCTTCAGTAACATTTTCCCAATACCACTGTGGAGATTCAGGAATTACACCTAATGGATCAGTCAGATTGTATTCTTTTAAAACCCCGTTCTTATCTTTTCTAAATGTCGAGTCGTGAGAACCAATCTTGTCTTCATCGATTGAATAATTTGCTACAAGAGGTACGTAAGCAAGAGAAGAAGTAGCTTTTTCAAATGATTTTGTACTAATATAGCTACCATTTCGGTTTTTGCCCTCGTAAGCAATGTGTAACATTCCTTTATCAAAAGTGCTATTTGCAGACACAATATCCTCAATATAGGCACTGTATTTTAAACTCATTTTTGTTTTTTGTTTGTTTTTAGCCAAATTTCATCTTCACCGCCTTTCTTTTTGTTTTTTACAACTAAAAAAAGACCTCAGCGGTCTAGAATGTCATTTTATTTGTGAAAACCATCTTCATACGGTCATCTAATGAAAATTCCATATCTACGGCTTCCAATTTATTTTCAAAAATATAAACCGTATGATCTTTACATTTTTCAACTTTTAACAGCTTACATTTTTGTTCTAATTTTTCTTTTAGTTGCTCATCTATACAAAAGATGAATGGTTTATTCTCCATTTTTATTCTCCTCTCTGGTTGCTATACCTTCCTCAGTCATATCATCAAGGTTCTTTTCTTCAGCACCACCTTTAGAGTCAGTTGTACCTGTATTAGATGTATAAGAAGAATTAAGAGGCTTCCATAATTCATCTAATCCCAGTGCATTTTCCAAACCAGTATTCTGCATAACTTCATAAGGCGTATAACCCAAAGAAGTAGCAAGTTCCATTTTTACTGGAACACCTAAGGCAGCAGCATCTTTTCTCACGTTGATATAATTTTCTTGTGTGAAATATGTATATCTGTGGAACTTAATAATATAATTTTCATCAATATTGTTTTTGATGTACATCTGAGCCCATCTCTCAATCTTAACTAAGAAATCTATGGCTACAGTTTCATCAACTTCTATAGAATGTTTCAATCCAACAGATCCACCTTTGTCAGAATTGAATAACATTTCAGATACACCAACTTTGCTCATTAAATTAGATAAAGAATTAGCAAAGATATCGGTGTCAGACGTGTCATTTGTTTTAAAAGGAACGACTTCAAGATCACATGGGCTGTAAGCAGTTGCAACCAAAGAAGGAACAGCTTCACTTAAAAGTCCATCCATAGCTTGTACAAGATCTAAATCAACAGCAAAATCATTGATTTCTTTTGTACCAGATAATAATGGGATTTTTTGAAGTAATAAGACACTTGCTTCCAACTCTGTCTTAGCTTTGATTAAATTTTCATAGTCTAAAAGATCAATCAAAGACACAAAGAGTGGAAGTAGATATGGAAGCGGAAGAAGTGGATCGTTTCCAGAAATGATACAAATAGAGGTTTCCATAGGAATTTGAAACCATTTGTAATCCTGACCATTACTTTTGTAAGCATTGTAGCCAGTGCTAAATACAGAATCCCACTCTTCAAGATAAATACTATTATTTCCCTGATCAAAGAAGCTTGCATCAAAGTCAAATCCATAAACACCATTGTCTACCTGAGTAACTTTGCAATATTTAGCTTCTAACTGGTATAAAAAGCATTCATCATCTCCATTGTCATAAACAAATCCAAAATAAGCACCATCTCTAAGTGCTGTTGCAATAACACCGGGCATATCGGCTTTAAAATTAATTCGCTGAACACCTTTTACAGCTTCTGTATAAGAAGTAATGAAATCAGCTTGTCCACCATTCGATAAATCTTCTTTAGGGACTAGCTGATAGTTATATAACAACATAGAAGAGTAATATTCGATTAGTTTCCGATATGGCATACTTACTCTGTATAACCATTCAGAAACAGCTCTGATATTGTTAATGTTCGATTGTGGATTCTGAATATATTGTTGTAGTTTTGCTTTTGTGTAACGAGTATAACTACGACTTGTTTCTTTGTTAGCTTTTTGTAAAATTAAACTATTGACCTGACTTTGACTGAAAGTAGAAGCAAAAGGTCTTGAATAATTTCCTGATTGCATTTGTGTAACTTTACGTTTTATGGGTTGATTCTTACGCACGGGTTTCCCAGTATTTTGTTTTTTCGTCACATTATCCAAGTTCTTTCACCTCCTAGTATTGCTTCCAATTAAATTTGGCCGGACGAATATTAATAAATTGTTGTGTATAATCAGTTTTCTTTGGTTTACGCTTAGTAATATGCTCACGTCTTCTCTGAGCTAACTCCCAAGCGAGCATGGCGATAACATAAGCTCTATCGTCATGCATTTTATTAGCTTTCTGGGGATCAAGATCAAATCTGTCCTTGCCAGAGGCCTGTTTGAATCGATAAATATTAACCAATTCAGTTTTTGCGTGATCAATCTGTTTCAAAGCAATCTCTTCATAAGTGGTTAACTTGTGAATTTGAGTGTCAACAGTGATTTCTTTCTTGCTTAATATTTTTTCCTCATCCTCGGATGGGAAATAATCACGCAGAGTACGATTACCATTCTTGTCAATCTCATAAATTAAGTTGATGAATCCCTTTCCGTCATACTCATTCGGAAATTCAATCAGACCTAAATCCATCATTTGAATCAAAGATTCAAACATTTCAGACTTATATTTCAATGGGGACATCAATTTTACGATGTCTGGGATAGCATTAGGGAAGTTTCTAGCTTCCTCGGCAGAATATTCCTTATCAATCAATCCTCGATGCATTAATCCGTCTGAATCTTCCCAATCCTCCAGAAAGAAGTCAGTAATAGGTACGCCAGCTCCACCAGAACCTGCATCAACTAAAAATCTCTTGATATTTTGGTAATCAGCAACACCATCGCCGTTATAATCTAATAGTAATTGTTTGATTGCTTTAATCTGATTTGGGGTATTCATAGGAGTTTTATTAGCTTTGAAATAATCTTGAAGACATACAAGATTGACAATTTTCATTTTTAATCCCTGTGTAGGATCTTCATAAAGTTCTCCTATGGCAAGAGCAGAATTGTCATGTGATCTAGCAGGGTCATATGCAAAAACATACTCTCTGCGACCATCTGGATTCTTAAGAACTGGAATTCTGTTGTAAGAGTTCTTAATGATCCTTGCTCTTTTAATGATCTGACCATCTCCACCTTCATTTGTGAAGATGTTATAATATTCACGCAATGCGGCTTCCTTATCTGTTCGCATAGCACTGTCTACTGTACTTTGACTTAACAGAGGTTTAGGTAGTCCAATGCCTCTTTTTGTTGCTTTAATAATGACATCACAGCTAATATCAGCACAAAAATAGTTTTTATCTCCTGCATCCATTCGTAGGCTACATTCTCTGTACTTTTTATAAAAATACTGGTCAGTACGACCTGCAGAAGAGCAGTAGAGTAACTGATTTTCGAACATAGGTGGTTTCATAAGCATTTCAGAACCATCTCCATTTGTTCCTAATGCGAAATCAGCGTTCTGAGTTGTAAATGGCTCAGAAGTATCGAATAATTCATCTGGACTGTTCATTGCTTCATCATATACATTACAATTGCTTCGCTTGGAGCGGTTGTTATTATATGCACCGTTCAAAGTAAAAATCTGTGCATCATTGTACAATTGATGATGATATGAAGCAGGATTGTGAACAAATCCATCTTTATTTGCATGAGATTTAATAATTTCACTTGCATAAACACTTGTAAGTGTTGTAAATGAAGGAACTTCATTCTTTGTGATCTTTTCAAGCTTTGAATACATTTCAATAGACTGTGATCCAACACCGCATAGAATATAAGCGGTGAAGTTTGGTACCAACAGAGATTTAGTCATCAAATAGATAGATGCCAATGCACTTTTACCACCATTTCGACTCATAGCCCATACTGCAACCTTAGAAGTCCAAGTATTCATGAATATATAGGTCTGATAGTCCATTAATTCAACACCAAATATCTCTGATGCGAATCTGGTAGGATTCCTTCGGCCCCATTGAATGAACTCAGCAGTCTCTTTGTATTGCTCATACTGACGATTTGTAATGTCATATAGACTAGGTTTTTTGAAGATTTGATAATTCTTTGGGAGATATACACCAGATTCGTGTAATTCGTATTTCTTACTTTCTCTCAATATTCAATCACCTCACCATCTTCAGTCATGAGGCGCTTTTCAATTAGAAAATCTTTAAGATCTCTGTTTTCTACGAGAAGGATTCTTGCCCTTTCAAGAGCTTCATCACGTTCTCTACTATATTGTTCAACTAACTCAACTTTAATATCTTTAATTTCAGAAGCAATGTTCTCATCGTAGCCACCACTATGTTTAATTGGGACGCTACTCCCAATCGAGTTAAACTCCTCAAGGTCATCCCTATGAGTGCAGACTATATCTTCATCCTTGTAAACAAGGAGCCTACTATTTCGAGCTACCAATCGCTTGTAGTCCTACTTCCCTACGGAATAGTCGTTGGACTCCATCTTTCGATAAAAGCTGCTGATTGTCCATTAAAAAAGAGCAGGGGATTTAACCTCGCTCTTATACTGTCAATTTTTTCTGCTTTCGCAACATTCACGTTTATACCATTTAAGGCATTGCGTTGTAGTTTGATAGTCATTAGGATTTTCCAGCAATTAAGTAAGTATTTTTTCATACAGCTTACGCTATACGCAGACTGTTAAAGGTCATCTGTTTATGACGAGCTTCTTCTGAAATCTCTGCAACCTGGCGCATTCCTTCACAAGTACCAATATCAAAGGTGTTAATTTCTGCCTCTCGGAACCCAATATCTCGTAAATGCTTTTCTTTCCCGGACAGAGTGAATGCACCTTTGGATTTATTATTGTTATTTGTGATAGAAATACCATTTTCTTTAGCTAATGAGTTAATATTATTGACCAGTTTTGAAACTGTTTCAGATAAGTTTTTGACAACAGCATTGTTCTGTACAGCAGTTGTAACATCAATCGTGTACGCATCAATAGCTGCGTTAAGATTTGTGATCTGAGCTTGTGACTTAACAATTTGGATTGCAGCAATCATCTTCATTGCATCATTCTTAGTTTCTTCATCCAAAAAGTTAACAAGCTGAGAGTAGAGTAGAGGCATGTCTTTTTCACTTGGGTATTCATCAAATGGATCATACCCAATGATTTTAATGACATCCTTCCTATTTTGTTCATATGCTTCTTTAAGAGCTTCAGCATCGGTATAAATAGATTCTGTTTTTACCTTCGACACATGAGTCATATCTTTAAAAATATCACTATCACGCCAACGCTTGCCATGATACTGATTCAAACCAAGACTTGTTAGATAAACACCCCATATAGTTTTATTTTCTTTCTTTTTACCTCTTTCTGGAGGCTTGTTTGCACTGAATACAGCAGTTTCCCATAAATCTTCATAGAATGGCTTATCTAAATACTCTAAAGCATCTTGAACGCTTTCTCTTGTCTCTCCAAGAAATTCTCCAGCATCAGTTTTTCTACGAGCAACAGCAGTAGAACAATCTTTACAGATTCTTGTAATACCTGTTAAAACTCTAGGATCTGAACTACTATAGAATTTTGTCTTTGGAAGATCTTTGTTGCAAAAAGGACAGCGAAATGTTTCTTCTTTTTGTGCTTGTACCTTTTTAGCAGAGGATTGTGTACGGCGCATTGCAGTTTTCGCCATATCTTACTCCTAACTTAAATATATTTTTTCAGAAGCGGTTCTACCCTTACCTTCTTCAAAGATCGTAAAGTAGGCAGCAGAATCGCTTGATTGTAAAATTTTCTCAGCGAATGGATCAACACCCATTACACTTGGAACATTAATAACTTCAGCATGACGACCAACATCAGAGCTTTCTAGATGATGTATGTGACCTGCAACCAAGTAGTCTAACTTTACACCATAGAAGTTCTGAAATTTACCATACGCATCTTTAATGTTCTTTTTATCACCATGAAAAGCCAGAACATTGAAACCACAGATGTTTTCATAGATCAATCCAGTGGGATTCTCAATTACCTCAATGTTCGGGTTATTCTCTAATAATATTTTTAACATTGCTCTTACTACGATACCAAGATTTTCATGAGTGAAAGTACCCTTAGGCTGTCCAAGCATTCTCAATTCACTATGGTTACCATCAGTCATGTGGAATTTGATTCGTGCGTATTGAGACAATTCATTTAACCAATTTGCAAGAAAATATCCATATCTTACAGAGCTATCAATAACTCCATATCGCAATATGAATAATTGTCCAACTCTCAGAAGACCATCAATAAAGTCTCCAAGAGAGAAGATGTGTAGCTCTGATAGATTATGTTCATCAATCAGGCCAATTGTGTAGCTTAAAAGTTTATACATTCGATCTTCAAAGATTTCTGGGTTATATGAATTGATAATCTCACCTGAAAGGCCTTTAATTTCAAATTCAACACCATAGTGTTCATCTCCGAAGAACAAACAACCAGCTTCTCGATTATGAGTTACCGGCAATAAATCTGGAATTATAAAAGGTTCAAGATCTTTCATTGCCGATCCAATCTTTTCAAAGATCAGATCATCTCGACCAATCTCACGTTTCCATCTGTTTAATTCAAGTTTTTCTGTTTGAACCTGTGTCTTCAAAAGCTCTAACTCTCTAGTTTTAGCTTTCACGGCAATAAGTTCACTGCTCTGAGTCATATCAGAAAATACATTTTCATAATATTTCTGAGCGTTTTGATATTCTTTACGATACTTAGACTCCCCATAGTTGTAACCAAGTTCTTTATTAAGATGTTTGGCTAATTCTTCCCAACTATTGCCTATAATACCGTTACTCTTCATGTCACACAGTCTCCATATGTACTGTTTTTCGTTTTCGTTTTCCTGTCTGCTTAAATCTACCAATGTGTCTTAACCCTCCCAATCTTCGTTTACCAGTTCCTTAAATCTATCAGTGAATTTACCATATGGTTGTAGTTTTGCAGGAACTGTAATAGGTTCTCTGTTCCTTGGATCAACCAATTCCTTTTCAGGAATATACCGAGATCCCAGTACAATACCAGAAGCGAGAGAAATCTCAGTGTCTTCAGCATCATTAGTTTCTTTCATAATCTTCATAACACAATCAGGAATAGCATCTAACACGATTTTACAATCACCCTTAGTGAAACCTGTTGCATCAGAGACCATTGAAACAAGATCACGTTGTTTGTGTTTAAAATAATCTCTTTTTTTCTTTTTCAATTTTCCAGCACCATCCTTTTTATCATTTCTCCGAGTTACAGTCCGTGCTTGCTGCTCATAAAGAGTCAGCGTACACATTTGGACATAGAGCTACCGATCAGAATCGAACTGATAACCTATCGCTTACAAGGCGATTGCTCTACCAATTGAGCTACGACAGCACAAAAAGAGTACATTGTAACTACCAACAATGTACTCAAATTTAGAAAAGAGGTATAAATTATGATTCCTACAAGAAATCTTAATAGCTTTGTAAATCTTTCTGAGGTATGAAACAACAATAGAAAAGCGCAATAATCAAAACTTCACAAGAAAGGAGATAATATGATTCCTCAGAAAGATTAACAGGGATAACTGGATTTGAACCAGTGAATACAGCAGTCAAAGTGCTGTGCCTTACCGCTTGGCGATATCCCTATATGTATTTTAATTTTAAAGCAGGTCTTCACCTTACAGTCATTTGTGGAATAGTTTGTTCTGCAACATAGTAGATAAGTCTGAGCTTTGAGGAGCGACCTCTAACTTCTTACCTAAGTCTAAAAGACCAGTTCTATGACATGATCAATACATGCAATGTCAACCCGCCATTCAGAATTAAGTTTTATTGTTATATACTCTATTAGCATATATATTCATTTTGAATTTGAACTTACCCTTAACTGACTTGAGCGACATACCAGCGACTTTTCTTATACACTGTCTTTTGAACAGCTTCACATCAAACTACATTATTTGGCTTTTCCACCTTTTACGTACCTGCCAGAGCACGCATTGAAGTGGATTATTCTCCACAGGAGCGTCTATTGTTGTAGCGAAAAGTTCTGTGCGTTAACCAGACCAAAATGCTGCACAATATCCATTTGCTTGAGAGTTTCTCTCTTGTCCATATCAGATCACTCCGACATAAAAAGAGACACAAAGAACGTATCCGTACAATGTATTTCTCCAATTCGACATATGTGCCTAGAATATTTCTCGGACGCATGGTATTGCGTTTTATAACCGAGTTGCTTATGTTTTAAAATACAAACACCCTAAGCTGGATTTGAACCAGCACGAACGGTTTTGGAGACCGTCATTCTACCAACTAAATTATTAGGGCGATATTACTGACATGACAGGACTCGAACCTGCAACACCAACGTCCGTAGCGTTGTGCTCTATCCAATTGAGCTACATGTCATTAAATTCGACCTCAATCCACATAGAAGTTTGAAGTACTGTCAAGGCGAATAGAAGTGATGAACTTCCTCAGAATATCAGTAGAGGTATACATTTCTGATATTCACTAGCCATCAGGGCGTTCGCATATTTGTTGATCTGCGCATCGTGTGCGTCTCAGATCTAATCGTCCCTGTTGAGGGTATCGAACCCACTCGAAGCGCAATGCTACCAGTTTTACAGACTGGTTCGTCTCCTTAACGAGTTAAACAGGGATATAAGCCCGTGAGCTCGAAAGACATCACAGGACAACCTAACGCTGCGACAAGGATTCGAACTTTGAAGCCACCAGGGCACATTAGTTTTCAAGACTACGCCGTTATAACCATTTCGGTACCGCAGCAAAAGCGTACAGAGTGGGCTACGACCCCACGTTACATGTATTCGCATGTAAACCCAATTAGCAGTCGGGCGCCTTAAACCAACTCAGCCATCTGTACATAATTTTTGTAGACCACTTGAAGTAAAGATTCACAAATCACATTGAACCAAGTTATCGAAAGCTTCTACATGTCTTCGTCCGTGCGCATCAGACTAATCATTTTACGATGTGTGATTTATTTATACTGTTTTAACAGTTGGTTCACCAGATCTGTCCACAAACAGTCTGGATCTCTCATCAATTACTTGACTAAGTATACTTTTCGGTATTTCTTTCCAAATTTTCTAACTTGGTTGTGAGAAGAGAAGTACATGTCGATGTGTTTCCCTTTTACGCCGCCTCCGACATCTTCGGCTACCAGTGTCTTACCACCAATTCTCACTTTGCTACCGAGTTTAATTTTTCTTCGATCGACTGAGATAGTTCTACCAGCTTTTGCTCTGCGTCCAGAAGCAGTACGGTTTCCCCATCCACCAGAACAACTACGACAACCACAGTAAGCTGTGATTTTATATGTTCCTAAACATTTGACTTTTTTGCTCTTTGCTGAAACAGAAGAAGTAAGTCCTCCAACTGAAATCAACAAAGCCATTAACAGTGCGATCATTGAAATTTTCTTTTTCATGTTTGTCTCCTTTGGTTGCTTTTACAAGTTTCCTCTGGAGGTCTATATATGTTATGGACAGTTGCAAGTCTCGGATGTCATCTCTGATTTTTGTTTTTAGCATAGACCTCGGAACCTACGAAGCGAATATTCTTTGTTGAAACAGCGTAGGCGTGAATCTTTGATCCACTGGCATTTTGAGATTTTATCTGTCCGAATAACCAATTATTTATTCTTGGAATCTTTTTTGATCTGCTGGCGTTTCTTGAATGGGACTGGTTTCAATCCCCATGCAGATCTTAAATCTTCCAGTGAGTTGTAATGTTCAGTTACTGTATTCCTTTTCATTACTTATATCCTTCCTTTCATATATCACTATTTTACCACCCCTTCAAAACACTAGGTTTTACCTGGGTTTCTGAGGGGTATTTAATGTGGTAATTCTGCTCACCACTCAAAAATTTCCCTTAAAATACACTTTTTAGTATATATAATTAACTCTTATTTTCTTTTCGAAAATCTGATCTTTTGAGCATTTCCTTATCCTTCCTTCCATATATCACTATTTTACCACCCCCTGAAAAACGTAGGCAGAACCTAGTGTTTTCAGGGTCAATTAATGTGGTAATTCTTTTTGCTGGCCTTATTTTTTGTCAGAATTATAGTATTTAGTATATCTATTTAACTGCATTTCACTCTTACAAGAAGTACAATACTGTCTAAGCCGTCCTTTACGATGCTTTTTCTTTTTTGAGATGTCTCTAAAAGGTTCTCCACAACAGGAGCATACAGAAATCTCAGGATATCCAATAAAGTGAAGATATCTGTTCCCAAGATTCTTGAAGTCTGTAATCTCAAGAGCAACATCTCCTGAATCGACAAGAATATCTACAGAGAAGTTTAAGCTATTAACTTTCTTGCTCATTGTTATACAATCGCTTCTGAACAGCCTGCCGATTATTTGGCATCTACGTTCTCTTGTACCTACTGTATTACCCAATGAGAATAAATCTTTGTAGTCTGTATTCACCCAATTATTGTTTTGAGGATTCAGAGCATTATAATACTTGGCCAAACAAAGAGCAGTGAAGAGGATCTTTTGATCTCTAAGATTTTCTAACCCATTTATAATTTCCATTTCAGACTCATAGATTGGCAGTGAATCAATTTCCACAAGAGAATATTTTTTAGCTTTGTGAATGATCTCATCAATGCATGAATACCATTTAGCTTCTCTGTAACTCTCACAGGACTCTTTTAAGAACTCATTGATAATTTTATATACCTGTGCAGGTTCTAAGCCTTTCTCGTGGATGTAATACTTTGCAAGCAGGGTAGCAGTATATGGTATACTGCCTTCCAGCTCTTTTGTTTCTAAAATTTTTTCTACCAGTGTTTTTTCATTCAGTACGATATTAATAACAATCAGCCTCCTCAAACATAGATGATTCAATTTGTTTAATAGTTTCAATGACGAAAGAATCTCCGTCATATTCAAAATCTCCTGATTCAGCTCTTACAGGATAAGAGATCTGGTGATAGTTTCTCTCTAAGAGTCTTTGGACAAGGATGTCTCCAAACATGTCCCATACAAACTGCTTACTCTTACCATTGGTGTAGCAGAGGTCAAGAAGAATGTCACAAGCTTTCTCAGGATCAGGAACAGCAGTGGAAACAGCTTCTCTGAACAACATGACTCGGTTATTGATGATGTCTGTTACATTTAGTCCAAAGCCACCCCTGCCATTGATTAGAGCATTCAGGGTTTTCATTTTCTTTGAATACTCGCTGTATAACTTCTTAAGAGCATAATAATCATTCTTGTTGTACTCATGATCTCTTTTGAGAATGGAGAAATCAAAATCTGTTTGTGTATTCAACTTCTTTAAGTAGCCATCAAACTCATCCTCAAAGAGCTTACAGATTCGATTCATTACACAAGGCCCTGTACCTACAGGCAAGAACTTATAGTAGTGATCTAAGAATTCTGCTTCATCCTCTGTGATAGGTTCTGTATCAGCTTTCTTGAGTAATTCATCAATTGTGCACCCAAACCAGATGATGCATTTGTCGTTTGAAGCTTTCACATAATTTGTATAATCCTTTCTTAGGTGAGAGTAGATGTAGATCATGAAGTATGGTTTCTTGTCAGCTACGATTCTCTGATTGAATTCTTTTCGCTTACGATCCTTTGATGAGTCTTCAGGATGGATGTTGTTGTCTTTTCTGTTATACCAGTAAGATGGGATAGGTTTACACACAATGCCCTTCAATTTGTCAATCGAATTTTGTTGGTATAGCTGACCACAAATGATTCTGTAATCCAGTTCTTTAAACTCATCACTGTCAGGAGAGTAATGAGACTGTACTTCAAACTGAGAAGTGATGATGTTTGTTGTGAAGCCAATTTCATCTCCAAAGGCATCCTTGTAAGCTTTTAAAATGTCTTTTCGTTTAGGAACAATCTTGTTAGCTTTGCGTTGAGCACAAATGATTGATGGAAGAGGACGATTGTTTTCGACAAGTATTCTATTGTTAGTTGTGAAGAAGAGATCTCCCGATGTACCCTCGGTTTCCCGATATTTATGGAGAAAGGGGACTAGACTATATCATTACACAGCATAGGTCTTACACTGTGATGCTCGGCACTTCCCTTGGGGAGTTTCACCCTTTTGGTACTCTACTTGCTACCGATACCGTATTCCTCGAATATCAGTGCTTTGGTTAGTCGTTTGACTTTCAATTTCTTGCTTAGCACAGGATTACCACCGGCACTACCCGCTGAGGCTCCCCTGTTAGCATATGCGTTAACTTCCATTTCCTGAAGCTACTGTACGTCACATATACACCTTACATTTGTAAGTTCACCGAGTTTTACTTCGACCAAGTAAACTAATCGAAATCGCATCCATTAAGTGATTCACATGTATTATCCCAGTCATTGATCACACAGATGGATGGGAGATACTGGAACCAGTATGAAAGCTGCTCATTGTTCTTCACTTTAAGATTGACGATGTTATAATGGCTTGTCATTGGAGCTCTGAAGCAAGCTACTTCATCAACCTGTCTATCGATCCAATGCTTGTGATACATTTCTCCTGCTTTAAGCAATCCTGTAACTTCAAGTCCAAACATTGATTGCATGAGAGCATATGGATCGCCAGCAACGATTGAATAATTACCTTTCACTTTAATGCGTCCGATCTTAGCATCTTGGATTCGTTTCTTGATGAGAGAATGAATCTTAGATCGAATGAAAGGATCTTTGATCATCTCAGGTTCAGCTATGAGTGCCTGAATGTATGTAAAAGCATCTGACTGTAAGATGTTCTTTTCAGTCATATTCTTACCTCGTAGGAAGAGCAGAGTCTTTCTGTAATCCATTCCAAGAATGTCTTTGATCTCTTTTATGGTTGGCTCACAAAGTTCTCTTATTTGGGCGTCTGTGAGGTAATAGCTCTGTAAGAACTGATAGTTAAGATTCCTTTCAGTATCACATTCTTGTTCGGCTGTCTTAGCAAGAGCAAAGTGATAATCATACTTCTCAATGTTCTCTAAGTAGTCTTCCATAGACTCATATGCATCCCATAGCTTAAACATAGATGTTGTAAGTATCACCTGAGCGTCTCTAACGTCCCTAGGATGGCCCCAAGCATCAATAATGGTATAAGTCTTAGCTACGTCCTCTGCAAAGGCTCTAAAGTCCATACAGTGAAGCATACCTTTACAGAATGGCCATCCTCTCATGTTGCCAGATGGAAGAGGAGTATCATAATCTCCATTCAGTTCACCATTCCATTGTCTTGCAAGTTCTGGAAGAACTAATCCTTCTCCATCAGATCCATTGTGTACAAACTCTTGATCATCAAGAAGAGTTACTTCTGGCTCATCTGAGTTTGTATCATCCACATAAAGAGCTTGTCCCTTAAAGATCGTCTCACAGTCTTGTACAACAATCACTCCTGATGGTGGAGTAACAACTGTAGAAGAAGAGCAGAAGAGTGCTTTGTATGCTCCGAGCTTGTTTGGTATGATCGGAACTTCTTTATTCCTTCCGGCATCTACTTTCTCACAGAGAGCATCGTATACATTGTCACAGACAAAGATTACAACACTGTTCTTTAAACCTCCTGTGGTTCCTAAGAAGAGATTGTAGTGAAGATCGTTTACAATGAATCCATGCTTACTGCAGTAGTCATAATCTTTCTTTGTGTCGAAGACCACTGTGAGGTAGTCTGTTTGGAATCGACATTTGTACAGATCATCGTAGAGTAGTGAGATAAGTTCTTTGCTTCCTCTATTGGCTGAAAGTTCTTTGATCTTCTTTCGGATTCTTTTTGCTCTTATGTCTGAATCATAGTCATGGATCAATGAGTCAATTGTTCTTAATGCTTCAGAACTTGAAAGAGTAATAATGTCGTCTCCATTCTCCCTCGCTTCATTGAGTGGTAGAGAAAGTTTCCACTTCGCCTTTCTTAATCGGCTGCTGTGTAGTTTGTAAATATATTTCTGACTCGTTTTTTGCTTAGAAATAATGATCACTCCTTTTTTGATTTTTTATGTGTTGAGTGGAGAGAAATTTTTGTGATTTTTGCCCTCTCCAAAACTTAACCTCTTAGTATAAAAATTTCGGCGTCCATAATTTAAGTAATATTCTTAATGTTACTACGTAACATTAAAAATATTATTAAATCATTTATTTATTTTATAAAACACTATTATTAAATAATATTTAATATTACTGTACCGCCCGATTTCGAAGACGACATCGTAAGAATAGCGTATTTATGCTGTTTGATACATAACAGGGGGTCTAAAACCTCTTCCAAAAAGAGGACTGATTTTACCATGTTTTTGAAGAAAAATGATAACTTTTCGAACATCTGTTTTGTACCGAACATGTTTCTTCTCATAATACTCATGAATAAAATTCATTGATACATCACTTAACTCTTCTTCAGTCATATTAAGTCCATCGAGAAGTGGTTTACGAACCTTGTTCATATACTTTATGGTGTAATTATTTATCAAATCATCTTTTCTACGCTGCGCAACTTTAATATACTTGTCAGTTAAATTATTCTGAACTCTTTTTTGATACATATAAAATTCATACTCTCTTAGGTAGCTATGCTCTTGTGGGTAGAGATACTCTAAGTCGTATACAAACTTAAAGTATAAGTCTTGAAATTCAGGATATTTTTTTATCTCGTGCTTGAACTTAGAGAATACATTTGTATACATATGAGTTGAATATATGTCAACGTCAGCATTCGTATGATATACAACACCTAAACAGTGTTTGTAGATTTCTTCTTCTCGAGGTGTGAATGGTCGCCATTCAGCTCCAGGATGATTTCTACAAATGATTTTCACATGTTTCTTAACTACACCTCTTTCTTGAAGAGACACAATTGCATTCCTAAATCTTCCTTGAGCGCAATCTTTAATTGCTTCATATGCCGTATGGAAATATTCGACAGGGTATTTAAAATCACTTAGGTCATAATCTTTTTTGTTTCCACAGATAAGTCCAAGTTTATTACACCAGTCATATTGGCTCCAGTTGTCATTAATATGATTGTCCAGAATATAGATGATCATCATTTCTAACATGTATCCAGTACTCATGAAAGGACTTTTTAATTCCCATGAGAAGGGATTCTCAACATATTCTCCTCTTGCTTTTGTCACTTTAACTTGTCCATCTTTTTGTTTTTTTACATTTACGAAATGACTTAAATTAGCTTTATGGACTGCATAGTGACTCTTTCTGCCTTCCTTGTCGATTCCAACTAATTGAAGAATGTCAGAGTATTTGCTGTACTTGTGTCCTTCTTTCAGATTGGATAAATCGAAAAGATGTTGTCTCTCTTTCATGAACCAGAACTGTTCGTTTAGATATTCGTTTCTTTCTTGTAATGTCATTTTTTTGACCTCCTTTTCGTTGTTTGTTGTTGTTAATTTAATGAAAAAGTGCATTTGTCTGAGTAATGACACTTTTCTTTCGATGAATTCACATTACCACAGATGTATGACAAAATCAATAGTTTTTTGAAGAAAAAATAAAATTGTGAGAGTAATGACACTTTTTATTTCATTTAAGTACGTTTAAGGAGGCTTAGACTGGGATTTTTATGTCAAGTGTTTTTTGAAAATTTCTTAAAATGGTGCTTTCTTTGGCTGTTTTACTGGGGTTGTTCTGGATTTTTCTTTGGTTTGTTGTACTTAGATGGGTAGGAATATGGCCGTTTTATGCGATTGTACAAAAATAAAATAAATTAATTTTTTATACGCTAAAGTATTGACTTTTGAAAAATCAAGTGTTTTTTGAAAGAAATTTAAAAAAATTTTTACCGTGTGGATTTCTCAGAGAAGAGGTTTGCATTTATATAAGAAGAGCTTGGTTTTTGAAAAAATTTCAGAGAGATGGGTTTATAGCAGAACAGGTGTTCTATATTTTAGGGTGTGTTAAGAGGTGTGTTTCTGGGGAAAGTTTTTATGAGGGGGAGGGTGTATGTGGGAGTGTTTTGAAAGAAATGTGGAGGATGTTTTTAGAGGGTTTTGAGGAGTTAAATGGCGTAGATGTGGGGTGGAGAAACGTCTGGCTGAACTTGTGGTATAGAATTACCAGCTATACAAATATCAGCAAAACTGCGATTTAAAAATAGTTTTAAGTAGCCCCCTAAACATTTGTAAAAGTCCGTAAATAACTATTTACTTGCGTTTTTGATCAGAAATAGATAGTCAAAAAAGCACGTATTTATGCGGGTTTGAGACCGTTTGAAAAGATTTTTAAAAATAATTTTTTTAGGGTATTGCAATATTTTCGTGGGCGTGGTCTTATACAGTTGTTCAAACGAACAGGGAACTTGATAAAACAACAACCGGCAAGGGTTGTAAAACGTGCTTGCCAATGATTCAACATAAAAAGGGGGTAGCCCTACCCCTGTATAAAAATTGGGCGTGTACCTTGATAACTGAATAAGTCTGAATCCGTTCGGCAAGTCTCCGAACAGGTTCAAAAAATCAGTTTCTTTGGAAACTGAACGACAGGCTAAAACTCTGCCCTGTTACTCATTCGTGACAGGCAGACAAGTAAACCTTTGACTTATTGCCTGTACCCAACGTCACACGAACGTGGTACAGGATTTATAAGAAGTCGTTGCAAGTCCAAAGAAGTGTAGCAGATTTTTTGAATCGGTTCGCAAAAATACAGGTAGTGACAGCCTGTAGACAAACTACCAAACAGACGAAAGACTTCCTAAGCGATATATTTTATATTGCTTATGATAGTCGATATGGCAGGGTGTCAAACATTGACGGTTGACCCAAAACACGTTCACATACTATAAGTCCCTGTGGGGGTGGGGTCCTGTCTTTCAAGTGTTTGAGAAGCGTTGTTGTTGACACTATAACAGAGTACCGCCCACGGTAGAAAGTTCTAACAGGCACGACAACGGCTCTCATTCGAGCTGGGTATATTGTGCATTGAATACTACTACTTATCTAGTTCAACGGTAGGAAACTAGACTCTGTGAAATAATAGGCTATGACAGGTGCAACCCCTGTATAGTATCGAGTGAGTGCATGAACACTTGCGAGCGGTCAAAAGTCCCTTTAGGGATAATATTAGAACTCTGTGAGTTCATTAGAATACACCTAACAGGTGTGGTCTAATGAGTTCATAGGAACTCAATGCAACAAATACATATTTTTTAGGGTACGACTGTATCCGGAATAGGAGTTTATCATGAGTAGAAAATCAACAAAAACAACAGTAGCAAACATTACACTACCAGTCCGTAAAATGGACTTCACAGAAGCAACTAAAGAATTCCGTACTCTTTGTCGCAATTTCTACACAGATTTTGAGAAAGTCGCAGAGAACAGGGAAGCTCTACGAGCAGAGAAAACAGAGTGTGAAGAACACTTTGACACTCGAGTAAACAATGCTTTTGACGTATCCGAACCTGTGGATACAGACAAAGAATTACCAACGGAGTATGCAGACCTTAGGAATATTCTAGAAAAATATTCCGTAATACAGGCTACAGGTCTGCTTTCTAAGGAAGATAATGACTATCTTTCTGCACTTTGCGATAAGTGGAAAAAAGCTGACGCAAAGATTAGAAACTTAAAAAATCCAGTGCCTGAGAAGTCTCTAGTTGTAGATGCAATCTATGACCTATACAAGGGATGCTCTACAGATATGAGTGAAAACCGTGACGGCTACGCTCATAAAGTCAAAGGATTCTTTGAATCTAAAGGCATGACACTAACTTCTTATGGTTGGGATGTGTTCAATGCTTCCATTGGGTTCAATGTGAATAATGACAAAAACTTCTTAGAGACAGGTAAGTTCTTCAACCCTATCAAAAAGAGCAAGTTTGTAGAAAGATTCTATATGTTCTTCTGTGAGGGGTTTGTAAGTGCAGATTGCTTCCCTAAGACTAAGAAAGCACGTCATGTAGATGCAGAAGAACAGGCACCAGTGGCACCTCAGAAAGTTGAAACACCTGAGGAAGTACATGAAAAGTGTGCAGACGCTCGTGCTGAAATCTCAGCTCAGAAACTGGGTACAACTGAGTCCAAACCAATGGACAAAATGACAGTGGCAGAGTTACGTACTTTCATTAAGAAACATGATACAACTGCCAAAGTATCTAAGTTGAAAAAAGCTGACTTAGTAGCTATGGCTACAAAGTTCACAAATGTAGCAGCTTAATCTTACACAAATAAATACCCATAGTGGGTATTTGTATAAGCCTGAGTGGGTACTCACTTCCAACACCTCCAGAGTGAGTACGTCACAGGGTTCAACTCCCTGTACAGGCTATAACTATCAATTTTTGAATTCCTAGTGACTGCTAGGAGAAAGGGGTATACCATGATGTATACAAACAATTCAACAAATGACACGATGCACGAAAACTACGTCAACAGCTTACAGGCAGACATTGACAAGCTCAAAGCAACTCTGTCAACAACAACAGACCCAGATAAGAAATCTTGGTGTGAAGATTATATCAAAGCACTAGAAGAAGAGAAACAGGAATGTAAATACGAAACCTGTGCACTCTGTGGTGGAATCTGTGACCGTTGTTACTACACAGAAGCCTGTGAACGCTACAACGGAACAGGAACGGAAACACCTGTAGTCCGTAATGGGTTAGTAATTGGATAAGGGGGTATAACCATGAGGGATATAACCATGAGTAAGAAAATTAAAGTAGCTGTCTGCAAAGGCAGACACGAAATCCCACAGGCTACAGATGGGGCAATCTTTGGAAACACAATAAAGGAAATGGATCCATTTAGCCTGTTATTAGAAGCATCAAAGAGATTGTTCTCTGACTTTGCTTTACGTAGTGGAGATAGAGTAGACCTGTATGTAACAGGTCTAACAATGGCGACTCTAGCCATAGTAAATGCTTGTCTTTCGACAGGCATAAGGATTGTATGCTATCACTATGATAGAGAAACAGGGAAATATATCCCACAGCCTATGCTGTAAGACAAACTAAAACAGAAACCAAAAAAGCACGGAGAATAAAATAATTCCGTGCTTTTTTCTATGTCTAAAGAAAGGAAATGAAACATGAATTTAAAAAGTACAATTTTATTAATTATTGGGGTCGTTATGATGATATGGGGGACGTTGGCAACAATGCAGAATATTACTGACGCTCTCAGCACACGCACCACAATAGGCACATACAACAACGGAACCATCACGACCAAAGATGGAAACGTATGGAAAGTGTCTAATCACAACGGAATCAGCACAAACAAATCTGTCAAAGTATCTGTCAAGTTTGATACAAAAGGAACTGACAGCGTACTTGATGACGAAATTGTAGAAATCACAGAAGCCAACTAAGAAAGGAAATAGGAATCATGATAAAAATAACTGAAAATCTAGACAAGGCAAAGTTTGAAATGTTAAAAGCACACGTTGTAAATGTACTTTCAGCCCCAGAAAAATGGGTAGCAACAAAAGACCGGTCTAGAATGGTTACACACTGGGGTCGCAAGTGGGAGTTTGAATGTGAGTCAGATACAGAATGTTTTACAACGGAAAGTATCTTTGATGCTGTAGATTGGCTGTACGCAGAGCAAGACCCATACAAGGAAGAAAGCAAACCAGAACTAGAAGTGAAATTCTCAGCAGAAGTGAGTGTACAGGTTACAGATGAGTACATTGAGAAAGCGAAAAGAGAAGCCAAAAGAGAAATCTTGGAACATTTACAGGCTCATTTAGATGTAATGGCACAGCAGTCTTGGGAGCTTTACATAGACGAAGGTGTAGAACAAGGGAATGATATGCACTTAGGAGAGCAGAGAGCCTTTGCAATGACGCTCGCACAGGTAAACACAATTCTTAAAAACTTATAGGAAAGGAAACTAAAACCATGAGAACAAAAAGAGAATTAATGACAGAAATCTTAGAAACAGCTGTAATCGAATCTGTAAAATCAGATTGTGAAGTTGTCCATTACGATGTAGAAGTACACGGGGAGATGCACAGATTACAAGTAATTACAGGTCAATTTTTTGTTGAGTTTCATCATCTGGAAGATGGAGAATATAACTACAATTGTCCACACTTAGTCTATACTTTCGATCCATGGGAAATCGAAGAAGCGTTGGATACTTTCTTTATGATGGATGGAGAAACAGGAGAACTTCATGTTGACGAAAGCAAAATCGAACTTGGTATTGACTCTGATTTTACACCAGAAGCGAAACCAGAAATCACACGAGAAGATATCGAGGAAGCGAAAAGAGAAGCACAGATTGAGATGGTTCATCGTATTAAAACCTATAGCCTTTCTGTAAGTTTTGAAAACGCAAAGAACCTCAACAAAACAGGGAACTGCTTTTATGATGGTAAAATAGAAGCATATAAAGACATTAATGAAATGTGTGAAGCTTTGCTATACCGATTAGGAGAAGAAGATTAAAGCAAATCAATACATAGAGGGGTAGTGATTTGATATATATAGTACAAATTGTACATATTTGTAGCTAGAAAATCAGCCTTAGATAGCCAGTAAAGGAAATCTAAGGCTTTTTTTGTATCTATAAATATATTAATTCTTGTGGATGCACAAGAGAAAGGAAGAGCCTATGGGATTAACAAAAAAAGAAATCTGTGAACGCTCAGAAACCATTGCATATTACAGTGGTTTATGTGGCGTAGAAGTGAAACAAATTACTTATGGAATTGAAGACTACATGTACTGTGAGTCTGGAGCTTGGGGTGGTGGTAAGAGCTATCACAAACTGAAAATCCAGACAGACATCAAAGGAAATATGTTCGTTAAATTACACGGGTATAGACTATTCTTAGATGAATTCATTCGTACAGGAAAGGAACAGACAAAGCTATGGGAACAATAACATCTTTAACATTGTTTGAACAACAATGTATGGAACAAAAGATATTCAAACTGAAAACACTAAAAGATTTTGGTCATGCAACTTACAAAGGATTTACACTTCGCAATGGTTATAGATACGGAATCACAGAGGAAGACGGAATCCATGTTGCGACTTCAAACTGGCAGCAAGGGAATTTCATTTACATGTACTTCTACAATGAATTAACAAACCAGTGGGAAGGATTGTGGATTGACTTAGAAGACGTAGAAATTGTGGAAGAGAAAGGAAATTAAGATGGAAATTATAATTATTGCAAGTGCACTTTTTGGGATTATGACCGGATGGGTGTTAGGATACTCAATTAAAGAAGCTGAGGTAAAAGATACAAAGAACTTAGTCGATAATCTGAACAAGTTAACCAGCAAAATAACCGAAGTCGAAAAGGAACTGGCAGAAACCAAAAAGGAAAGAGATTACGAAAAAAGCATGAACATTCATTGGTTCAATGAATATGAAAGAATACGAGAAAAACATTATAGAGAAATGTCAAAACTCCGCCAGCAAACGGACTTTTTCGCAGCTGATGGAATAGACAAGTTTGTGGAAATGCGAAAACTAAAAAGCAAATGTTCAGAAGCTGTCAAGTATGCTATGAAAATGTCTCATCCAGACAACAATGGAAACGCCGAAGACTTTATGAAGTTCAGAAAGCTTTATAAAGAAATAACAGAGCAGAAAGGAAATTAAGATGTGGGAAATTGGAGATAGAGTGGTTGTTACTAAAGCCCCAGGTAGAACAATTGTAGCTAAGCTAGGCTACAAGGGAACAGTTATTGATGTAGTAGATACAAGCGTACTTGTTGAATTTGATAAATACATTGGTGGACATAGTGGAAGTTGGAGTTCTCGTAACGGAAAGTTCGGACATTGTTATTGGCTACATCAGCTTGACGATGCAGACACAATTGGGGCTTATGTAGACTTTGCTTTAAGAGAAGAAGACTGTGTGTGTAAGAAAATCAAAAGAAAAAACAACTTCTACTAAAAGAAAGGCAAGGTAAACATGAGAGAACTTAAATTTGAAGATTGTAAAGTTGGGATGACTCTTAAGTTAAAGGAAGGTTGTCCTTTTAAAAAGTATTGGAAAATAGATCCTAAGGAACCGGTAAAGTGCATTGTCCTAGAGGTGACCGAGAGTCAAATAGATAGCATTTTTGTAGATATCTACTATAAAAATGGGCGAAAATGTGTCCCGAGGAATTGGTATTTCTATACAGAAGATTCAATAATAGAGGCTAACGGTTATGAACTAATCTCAAAGAACTTAGAGTATCCGAACAAGCGAAAGAACAATTATTATTAGGAGTGGTTATATGAAGACAAAAGAAAGGGGAATTCGATTCGAAGATTGCCATGTTGGAGATGTACTTAGGTTAAAAACAAGATGTCCTTTTGTGGACTTTTACCTTATATCTGAAGGAATTCCTGTGGCAAAAGAAGATAAGGTCACCGCAACAGTAGTTCATAAAGGAAAAAATATTCTTGATGTAATAGTACATGTAAATGGAAAAAGATGTGCACTGTATTGGGATTGTTGGCTTGCAAGTCCTACGGCTTATCGTGAACATAATCTTCACATTAATGTCGATTCAAAGATTAATCGAAAGAACAACTATTATTAGATAGATACATATAAATAAGGTATTTCAAAATCAGTGGAGTGATTTTTGTTAATACATGAAGAAAGGCGGGATTTATTCCCGTCTTTTTTTAAAACAGAAAGGAAATTAAGATGAGTAAATTTAGATATTTAAATGAAGAAGAAACAAAAGTGTTATTACAGGTAACAGAATGGTTAGATAATCATTTCTTTAGTCCAAAAAATAAATTCGATGAAAAACATTTTGAGGAATACATGAGAGTAATCATTGACAACACAAGGGAAATGTACGAAGCGGTATACATCTGTGTGAACACAAAACCTGTAACTGTAATGATTTATGACTATGTGCTTGACATTATTATTACTGATGCACGAGTTGACAAAGAAGCTAGAGAGATTGTAGAGATTGCCTTTACAACTTGGTTAATAAATATGACAGATAAACCATTTGAAAAGATTTTTGGATGGATGATTGAAGAAAGTTACAGACTAAGAAAAAGGAAGAGAGGATGAAGAAAATGAAGATGATGAATAGATTTGAAACAGTAATGAAGTTAATTTGTTGGATTGTAGCAGTGACATTGGCGTGGATGCACGTTTCAATTGTTGCAGTGATTGCACTTGCATTGGTTGGAACTTTTGGAAGTGAGGTTGATTTGAGTGCAAAGTAAACAAATGGGAAGGCAAGTATGTTTTGAAGATTGTCATGTAGGCGATGTTTTTGGAATAGATAAAGATAGTCCTTATGTACGTAGAAAAAGATTAATTGTAGACAGCTTATATGATCTTGAACCATCAGATGTATTAAAGGCAAAAGTTATATATGTAGACAAAGAAGATTCCTCCATTCGCATAAAGGTTTATGTAAATAATGAAGAGACTCCAAGATTTTCAGGTTGGCTTTACTCTTTGGTAAACAATTCAGGAACATTACTACATGGGTCAGATTTGCTTATTGAGAACAATCTCAGATTCTTGTCAAAGAGAAAGAATAACTACTGGTAAAGAGAGGTGTAAGGATGGAAGAGAAAAGAGAAGTATGCTTCGATGATTGCAAAGTTGGCATGTTTTTTAGGATTGGTAAAGACTGTCCATGGATGTATGACAATGAGTGGATAGATGGTTTTGATACATTGACAAACGCAGATGAGTTAAAAGTTAAAATTATTGATAAAGACGCTGATGACAGCAGTGTTGAGATAGAACTTTGGGCAGATGGTCAAAAGACACATATAACAGATTGGCTCTATCAGTTTGAAGACGATCCAGAAGACAGAATTGGAAATAACCTTGAGTTTATATTAAAGAGGAAAAATAGAAAAAATAACTATTGGTGAGGTGGTGTAAATGGATAATGAATTAAAAATTGGAATGAAGTTCTTAGAAGTAAAAACCGGAATTGTCTGGAAGCTTACAGATATGAATTTTATACAAGAAGGGTTTTATATAATAGACAAATCATTGTGTTTTCAAGCTGTACGTATAAATACAGACGAGGATGATGTATGGAGAAGTACATCGTCAATGATACCTAAGACAATGCTCGAAAGAAGATTGAAAAAAGGCGAATGGAAACAAATAAACAATAGAAAAAACAATTACTATTGATTAATAGTAGAAAGGACATATTATGGAGGATTTAAGATTAGTAACAACAGAAGAATTTAATGGAGTTGATTGCAACTTTTACAAGGCAGATAGTAACATGTGGATGACCAGAGGGCAGATTGGTAAAGCTTTAGGATATCACAACCCAAGGATTGCGATCGGAAAGATACATACTGCACATAGAGATAGACTTGATCCACTTTCAGTTGATACCAATTTAGTATCTACTGATAGAAAAGAATATTCTACTTATATATATAATGAAAGAGGTATCTTTGAAATCTGTAGATGGTCAAGACAACCAAAGGCAAATGAATTTATGGATTGGGTATGGGACATTATAGAAGCATATAGACGTGGAGAATTCCAGAGAAAGCCTAGGGAAACAGCCATTACACCTGTTGAGAAATTCTTAGATGGAATGCAGAATATGTTCTTAGAAATGAGAGAAGAGAACAAAATATTCAAAGATACTGTGTTGAAGATTTTAGAATCTCAGCAAGGACAGGAAGTACAAAAACCTGTTGAAAAACTTGAAGCTCAAGAGAAAACTGTTAATCAAGTAAAAACAAAACCAGCTGTTAAGCCAGTTGTTAAGATTGAAAACCCTAGATTAGACACTTGGAAGTTCGAAATTGGTGCTAAAGCAGCTTATATTGTTTTTAATGGAAATGAATATAAAACAAAAGGAAAAGTATTCTCAGCATGTTATTCAAAAATGAAGAATGTGTATGGAATTTGTTGGTTACAGGAAAATAAAGAATACAGAAGAGCTTTCGGTTTAGAATCTCAGAGAGGTAGATTAAGTACTTTAGATGTTGTATTCAATGATGAAAATTTGAAAGACCTGTTTGACAGTATTCTTGATGGAATATATGAAAACACAAAAAGAAAAGCTATAAAGAAAAATACGGGAACCAATCCAGAAAAAGATTGGCAATATTATAAAGAAAAGATTCAAAAACTTTGTGAGCAAACAGGCAACAAAAGTTTAGGCGGAAGCTCTATTTACTCAGGAATCATTAGAAAGATGGATGTAGACTGGAGCAAGTATGAAACAAACAAAAAGAAAACTGAATTAGTTAGAAAGTATCCAGAGTTATTTGCAGAGTTCTCTAAGACAGCGGATAAGTATTTAGAGGAGAAGTTAAATGAGTATTAAAATTTTAGGGCTTCGTCAAGATTGCTACAAAGTAATCATTGATGGAGTCCTTTTTAAATTCCCAACAGAACAAGAGTTTTTGGAATTCCTAGAGGAGATTGAGATATGAGTTTTAGATTTGAAGTAGGTCAAGAGTTGGAATTACACAATAACTTGACGGATATGAAAGTTTACATGAGATCGGGAACGGTTGTTCGTATCTTAAGTAGAAAAACAAGAATGGATCATACACAAGAGGTTGAGAGAAATCGTTACAAGATTGCATATGAATTTCATACAAATTTTTTGAAAATTGGAGATGGTTGTTGCCACTCTGGAAAAGACTTTGTCTGGGAAGAAGATTTAATTAGAGCTGTCGGTCAACGGAAAAATAATTATTATTGAGAGGTGATTAAAATGTGGAAAGTTGGAGATAGAGTCGTAATTATTCAAGATACTAGGAGACCTTTAAAATCCTTTGTAGGCTTTAAAGGAACTGTTAACTTTGTAGAAGAGGATGGGACAGGTGTAGCTTTTGACAAATATGTAAACGGTCATATGTTAGGAGGGAGTTGCCAAGACGGTCATGGATGGTATTTGTCCACAGACGGAGAGAACGAAAACGAAGCCGAAGCAAATGGAGTAAGAGTCAAGAAAATTAACAACAGAAAAAATAATTATTGGTAGGTGATAGGAATGTGGGAAAAAGGTACAAGGGTTAGAATTATAAAATCAAATAGATCTACAACACCAGTTGGTATCATAGGTACTGTGGTTTACATACGTAAGGATAAAAACGATCGTTTTATAGTAGAGTTTGACGAACCTATGGATGGGAATGTTATGACTACTCTTTATAATTGCAAACCGAACTGCTGGTGGTGGTTTGATAGTGTTCCGGGGAGAGTTGTTGAAACAGATGGCATAACAATTGAAAAAATAGGAAAAAGAAAAAACAATTATTACTAAGGCGGTGAGAACGTGTGGAAGATTGGAGATAGAGTGGCTGTTACAGACTTGGGCAAAGCCTCACAAGAGGATTTTGGAGTTGAAATAAAGGTTGGATATAAGGGAACTATTATCAACTTTTTAAAGGTTGCTGCTCCATGGAGTCCTGATGAGATAATTAAATTCTTAGTAGAGTTTGACGAATCTATGGGTGGACATAGTGGAAATGGTGCCGGTAAAATAAGTGGGAAGCCGGGACACTGCTGGTGGATGCGTGGGAACCAAAATAGTAATTTAATCAAATGGCCAGATGGTCGGGATTGTGAATCACCATTAATATGTAAGAAAATCATGAAGAATAGGAAAAACAATTTTTATTAAAAGCACAGGTTTTACTTGTGCTTTTTACATTGTATAGGATGACCAAATATTGGTTGTCTTATAGAGTGTAAAAAGCTCTAAATTACATATCTAAAATACATAACACTGCAAATTAATGGCTAGGGCAGGATCGTGTGTAAGAGATACATAGCTACAATAATATTTTATAAAAGAAAAGGAGAAACAAAATGAAAGTAGTAATCGCAGAAAACAGATTAGAGGTAGTAACAGGAATCAAAAAGGCAGACTTCGACAAACAGGTAACAGACATGACTGTTAAAGACGACAAAGGAAATGTGACATTTAAGTTAAAAGTTGGAGAACAGCCTAACATTTCAGTACTTGGTTTAACTTGCAACACAACTGTTGACAAAGAGTTAGCGGTAACAATGATTCTTCCAATGGAAACAGATGTTGAAGAAATCAAAATCAAGTATGGTAAGGCTTTAGTAGCAGCTGAAAAGAATCTGAAAGTAATTGCTGACAGAATCGTAGCAGATACAGAAGCAGTTGATGAAATCTTTGAAGGCACAGAAGAAACAACAGAAGCCTAGGAACAGCCTTGAGTAAAGGTAAAACAATATAATCTAATATTAATTCATTCACTTATAGGACGTCTCCCAAGGGCGTCCTTTTTAGTTACACATTTACATATTCAGGAGATTAAAAGGAGAACAAAATTATGATGATCAATGTAACTTTAGCAACAACAGCAGGTAAAAGTCTTGTAACAGTAGAAGGAAACCAGACTCCATCACAGGTACTTGAAGAGAACAGCGTAGCAACAACAGGAGCTACTGTATCACTCAATATGAGACCACTTGCAGATAATGAAAAAGGTAAAACTTTTGAAGAATTAGGATGCACGGATGGTGATTCCGTAATGTTATCAGCAGTTGTAAAAGCAGACTCAGCAATGTAGTAGTAAATCAAATTAGATAGTAAATATTGAAAATCATAACGCCATGGGAAGTAATAAATTAGATGGGACAGGATGATTTGAGATTTTACATATAAAGAAACTTAAAAAAATCAATGAATTAAAAAGGAGAACAAACATGAAAGTATCATTAAAAGAAAACGTATTAGAAATCAACACAGAAATCGCAAAAGCTGACTTTGACAAGAAAGTAAGCAACATGACAGTAACAAACAAAGATGGTGTACCAACATTTGTTTTACGCTGTGGAAGAGAGGGAGAAATTTCTCAGTTAGGACTTACATGTAACTCTACAATTGATAAGAACTTAGCTGTAACAATTGTGTTGTCTCCAGAAACAAAAATGGAAGACATCAAAGTTGAATATGGTAAAGCCCTTGTAAATGCAGAAAAGGGATTAAAAGTCCTTGCTGGGAGAATTGAAGCCGATACGAAAGCTATTGATGCGATTTTTGCGGAATAGAAAGTAAAATAATATCTAATGTAATTTCACAACAAACATGGACAGCCAACCCAATAAGTCCTACGAGTAACTGTTAACCAAGCAAAATATTTTCTCTTTCGACTCAAAAGCTTTGCATGTAGGGGTTGGACAGCAAAGCTTTTGTTTTAGTAACTATAGAACACAAGTATTAAAAGGATATAAAGGAGAAATTTATTATGATGATCAATGTAACTTTAGCAACAACAGCAGGTAAAAGTCTTGTAACAGTAGAAGGAAACCAGACTCCAAGTGAAGTGTTAGCTGAAAATAATGTAGCAACAACAGGAGCTACAATCTCTATGAATATGAGACCATTAAGTGTAGCTGAATTAACTGATACATTTGAAGAGCTTGGATGTAATGATGGTGATTCTATCATGTTATCAGCTGTAGTTAAAGCCGATTCTGCTTTCTAGTTCTAGCAGGTAAAGAGAGAAGAACATGAAGAGCGTAGGTGTCATAGCCTACGTTCTTATTTTTTACTTATTAATTATATTCATAAGAAAGGAAAATACATTATGGAAGAAAGAAAATTTAAAACAAATGACTACGTGGTAGTAAAGAATTGGGATGAATTGGTTGAAGAATATGGATTGGTTGATCCCGAATCTGTTAGAGAACAGATGAGGAATGATGAGGATTGTTATTGGTCAGAAGAAGAGATTAATGAATACAATCCAGAAATCATTAATGTTCCATGGGGAGCAAGAAAAGCAATGATTGATGAACTTGTAACTATGGGATTGATGAAAGTTAAGGAATATGGAGAAGATGGAAGTGTCCAGCTGGAAAGCGATACTTACATTGACAGTATTATCCCAGAAGAGATTTTACAGCCTGTAAGCGAAGATGAGGTTAAGAATTATATCTTTTGGCTTAATAAAAAAGATGATGATTTTGTAATGCAGGACTATGATTTTACTCGAGCAAATGGATTATTAAGTTATGTAGGATTGGTCAATGGAAGTATTGATTTTATCGGAGGAAACAAAGGTAATGAATTAATTGCTTATTTCTATGCAGCATCAATTTTAAGATCAATTGATTTTAATGAGGGAGTTACAGAATATCTAAGCCATTGTCATGAAGTTGGTGTTCATGCATTTGACCATTTTTACACTGACAGAAAATCACATTTGCAGGTTGTAGCGATAAAAGATGTTTCTGAGGATAGAGAAGAAGAACTTGTTAATATGTGGGCAGAAAGAGGCTGGGAAGAAGTTGAATTCCACAACGATAAAGTTTTTAAGGTGCTTACTCATCCTGAGCAGAAAGGAACCACAATTTTCTTAAACGGAGAAAAAGAAGATTATAAAAAAGACTTTGAAGCTTATGAACTGATCATGCAGATTGTTAGCCATGTTTATGGAGATACAATGCAGGATGTTTTAGAAGTTGTTAGCAATAGAGATAGATCAGAAGCTATGAATATGATTCGTGATATTTTCTCAGAAGCGGATAAACAATATGTGAAAATCAAAAACAAAATTAATATTGAAAACTTCCTAAAGGTTGCATCTAAAGGTCAGCAGAAACATTTAGAACGAGAAGTTCAGAATAATCAGGACAGAGTTAATAGCTATAAAGATAATCTCAGACACTCTCTTAAAACATTAAGAGAGTCACAAGAAAGACTCTTCGGATATTTACATATGAAAGATGATTCCCAGTTCAATGAAGTAAGAGAAATGTTAAACATGATGGGTGATGATTTAAGTGATTTTAGGTGTGATCCTAACGGTGATTGGTTTAGCTTTGCAATCGTTCAGCCATTGTTATATTGGGATGATGATATTTACGAAAGAAACTTTGATGATGAATACTTTGAAGAAGAGGCTGAATATGAAAAGACGAAAAAAGTATTCGACAAAATCTTTAAGACAAGAGAATACACTTTGTATCTACAGCAGGCAATAATGATTGACTTGGTCAATAATAAACCAGTTGCAATGAGAGATTATAATTACACAAATGATATGTATATTCCTAATCCACATTTCCATGAGTTTAACTGTTGGGGAGCAAATGAAGCAAATTTAATTGAAGCGATTTCAAACAGAGATTATATGTCAATTTTCAATCTTGTTAGATCAGCTGTCGCTGGAATTTCTTTATATGATACTTCTGTAGTAGGAGCTTTCTTTAATTATTGTGAAGACAGATTTACAAATAAAAAATGTCTTAAAGTTCCAGGAAGAGAAGAATTTATTTCATTCGAAGAAGCAAGAGCATTGGAGGATTAAAAAATGAGAAAAATTAGAATTGAAGAATTAGATGCACAGAGATTAGTACAAGAAGTGATAGCGAAAGCTATCACTTCTATTGGTTTAACCCCAGAAAAATTACAGATGGAAATTAATCCTAATGTAAAACTTAAAGAAGAAGAGAAAATTGAGATTGCTTTTTCAGAAATGGCAGAAAAGAAAATGTATTATCTCATTCACGAATGTGAAAAAGAAATTGGTTGGCATGGACTTGTCAGTCGAAGCGAAAATGGATTCTATGTAGAAGACATTATTGTATTCCCACAGGAAGTTACAGGAGCTACTGTAACATCAGATGATGAGCTATATCCAACTTGGATGCTTAGTCAGCCAGATGAGATTTACAATAAGATTAGATTTCATGGACATTCACATGTAAATATGGCAACAAGTCCAAGTGGTGTAGATGATACGTATCAGGAGCAGATTATTCAACAGTTTATGTCTAGTCCAGTTGATGAAAATAATTTTTACATATTCGGCATTTTCAACAAAAAGGGAAGCTATTGGTTAAATATTTATGACATTTATAACAATAAATTTTATGAGACAGATGATATCAGTTATGTTTTCTATCAGTCAGATGAACAGGCATGGGCTAAAGAACAGATTAAAGAGAATGTAAAAGAAGAAGTAGTTGTAAAAACAAGTGGATATTATTCTAATGGATATGGTTACAGAGGCGGTGGATACGGAACAGAAGAGCTGTATGATAGTTGGAAAAAGAACTATGACAAAAATAAAGGCAAAGAGAAGCCAAAAAAAGATGAAGCAGAGTTGCGAAAAGAATTAAGTGGAGCAATTATTGCAGATTTAACACCTCCAAAATGGCATAGTAAATGGAGTAAATGTTTACAGAGGATGATCAGCTGTGATGAAAGTCTTGATGATTTAATTGAAGAGTATTGTATTACTTATCCAGATTATAGTGGGACAAAGAAGAAATAAAGGAGAATGATTATGAATACAAGTAAGGTTTTAGAATTTTTTGATGCACAGACATTAGTTAAAAAACCAGTTCATGTAATTGGATGTGGAGCAATTGGTTCAAATGTCGCAGAACAGCTTACAAGATTAGGAGTCTCAGTGATTCATCTCTGGGATTACGATCATGTTGAGCCTAAAAACGTAACTAATCAGATGTTCTTTGATGGGGATATCGGAAAAGCTAAGGTAGATGCAATTGAAAATTTGTGTAAGTTAATTAATCCACAGATTAAAATAATCAAACACGAAAGAGGGATTGATAATCCATATATTCTTACAGGATATGTGTTTTTATGTGTAGATAATATTGAGCTTAGAAAGAAAATCGTAGAGGCCAATAAGTTAAATCCAAACTGTATTGCGTTCTTTGATTTTAGAATGAGACTTACAGATGCACAGCATTATTTTGCTGATTGTTCAGTTAAAGAACAGGTTGAAAACTTAATTGGAACCATGATTTTTACCCATGAAGAAGCAGCTGCAGCAACTCCTACAAGCGCTTGTGGAGTGGAATTAAGTGTATGCTATACAGTTAAGAATATTGTTTGTTATGGAATTGCAAATTTTGTTAACTTCTGTTTGGGGAATGAACCAAAACAGATGATTATTACAGATATGAAGACAATGGATGTGACAGTATTCCCTATGTAAGAGGTGATGATCTTGATAGAAGAAAAATATAAAGCGGTACCTAAAAATTATAAGGGGATTGTAAGACTTAAGCCAACAATAGCACGTTTCCGCCCTTATTACCATGCGTATGTTAAGTTGGAGGAGGGCTATCACTATACGGGTAATCCAGATCACACAGTGTACGTTGAGTTGTACAAGACTTATCAAGATTTAACAAACAATGGTAGGTGTATAAGGGAAGGCCTTATAGAAGAAAGAAACTTATATGTCCCAAGAAAACGTAAGAATAATTATTGGTAGGTGATAGGAATGTGGGAAAAAGGTACAAGAGTTAAGATAATAGGGGGAGCAAAAATCGGCTTAATGGGGACAGTGGTTGTTAAGCGCACAGAAACCCCTGTCAATGACATTAGAGATCGCTTCTTAGTAGAGTTTGACGAATCCATGGGTGGACATAGTGGAAATGGAGCTTATGAAGGAAAGCGGGGACATTGTTGGTGGTTTGATTATTGTTTAGAAAAGGTTACTATCACAGATGGCATAAGCATTGAGCAAGTCAAAAGGAAAAATAATTTTTACTAAGGGGTGATTAAAATGTGGGAAGTAGGTGACAGAGTAGTAGTTACTCGTGGAATTAAAGCTAGTAGCGTATTTGAGACTAAAGCGAAAGGGACAGTCATTGCTATAGATGAATCTGCAATACCCGTATTGGTTGAAATAGATGGAACAGAAACAAGTATGTGGTTCTATGAAAATGGTGATGATTTAGTTTGGGGCGGCATTACTTGCACACGAGCGAAAAAGAGAAAAAACAATTATTATTGAGAAAGGATGATGACAGGTGTTTAAGGTTGGAGATAGGATCGTACTAACAGAAGAAAGCCGTCGACATTGCAATATATTTGATGAACATCCGGGAGATATCGCAACGGTTATTGGAGTTTCGCAAGTAGCAAGTGGGCTTGTTTATGAATGTGTTTTAGAATTTGATAAGAATATTGGTGGACATGGTGGATTTCCGTCTGCTAAGGGTAAGAACGGTCATTGTGTTATGTATTGTTTTCGTCCGACACTGTGGGATAAGTATTTTAAGAAAATTCAAATCAAACGTAAGAATAACTATTATTGAGAAAGAGGTGATCGTATGCCAGAGGATGTAAAGTACCGTCCAGTTCCTAAAGGGTATACAGGTGTTTTTAGACTAAGAGAAGATATGACGTCCTTAAACAATGAGTTTTATGGAGCATGGGGCATTATAGACGACAAATTTTTAATCGATGAAGATTATTATAATGAAGAAAATGAATTTAAGGGAGATCCTAATCATGTAATTCGAGCAAGTTTTTACCCTAGCCTTTTAGATCTGCAAAGAGGTGAAAATCTTATTAGAGAAGTAGGAAGAGTGTCTGGGACAGAAAAGTATTGTTATATTCCTTTTAAAAGAAAAAATAATTACTATTAAGAAAGAGGTGATCAAATGGAAAATGATGGTAAATATCCTCCAGTGCCTAAAGGATACAAGGGTGTTTTTAGGGTTAGACCTGATATGATAGGATCAGATAATATGTTCTATGAAGCATATGGTATTACAGGAAAAGGTATTATAGAAGACATTGATTATTTAGAAGGCCAAGGAGAATTTACAGGAAATCCACATCATATAATTAAAGCCATTTTTTATCAAACCTATGAAGACTTAAAGAACAGAGAATGTATGATACAAGGAAGGCCTGTTAGAATAAAAGAACACTTACTTTACCCCGTGTCAAACAAGAAGAACAATTACTGGTAGGTGATTTAAGATGATAGAAGCAACAGATATTAAAGAGGGTATGAAAATTCAGTATAGAGGTTGGGAATGGACTATAACAGACGTGTTTGCAGAATATAATAATGTCTTGGATCTTCGGAATGGTTATACTAAAAAAATCATTGATCAAGATAGTTCACTGATTTGGATTGAAGCATCGAAAAGACGCTTTGTGCCTGAATCAATGACTATGGAATGGTTCTTTAAAGGACTGAAATGTGGAACAATAAAGATTTTAAATCGTAAAAATAACTATTATTGAGGTGATGTGATGTATTTAGAAGACATTAAAGTTGGTCAGAGAGTGAATTATCGAGGTCATTCCTACATAATAACTAAAAATATTGTAAAACAATGGGGAACAATAAGACTCTATTCCCTATATTCATACATTAAGAAAAGTACAAATTATTATAGATCACGAATGTATTTTCAAAGAGTGGAAGACAAAAGTGAATCAGTTGACGGATTTTGGTTATTATATGACGAGATTGAAGGAAGAATGGATCGAGGTCTTATGAAATTTTTGAACACATCGAAGAAAAATAATTATTATTAAAGGGGGTGTTACAAGGTGAACGAGATCAATAAAAGGAAATTAGAACTGTTTATGGATGATCAGTTATGGAGACAAAATATTACACATCAGCAAAGCAAAGGTGTACATAGAGATGTATTAAGAATTGTGTGCGATCCAGAATACAAAGCACGGCTTTTAGGAATGATCTGGGATGGTAATTACAAAATTGCACCTCCGTATGTAGTAGAAATTCCTAAAGACAATGGAAAAGTAAGAGAAGTGTATGTTAATCAGCCAATTGACAGATTTGTTATGACACAAATCAATTATGTTTATATGCAATTATATGGTCATATGATTCATCCAAGATGTGTGTCTTATCAGAAAGGAATTGGAGTTAAAAATATCGTAGATGATATTTGTATGGAGCTTAAGAAACATCAAGGAGCTGTTGGGTATAAGGTAGACATTAGTAAGTATTTTGACAGTGTAAGCCGTGAGGTACTTAATGAAATGATTGATAAAATTGATACAGGAAGTCCTATTGATCAGATCGTAAGAGATTATTATATGGATGATTGTATCATTGATCAGAAAGGAAATGTTATTGAGAAATACAAAAGTATGACTCAGGGTTGTGCAGTATCTACATTCTTTGCCAATTGTGTTTTGAAAGATGTTGATGAAGAGTTAAGCAAGATGGATATTATTTATTACAGATATTCAGATGATATCTTGATGGTTGGTAAGGATGCAGATAAGGCTTTGAAGATGTTAGGAGAGATGTTAGAAACAAAAGGACTTACATTAAATCCCAAAAAGGTAGAAACAGTTAGTACAGATCAATGGTTTACATTCTTAGGAGTGCGAATTAATGGACAGAAGAGAAGTTTTTCTGAAAAAAGCTTAAAGGAATTTCAGAAACATATTAGAGAATATGTAAATAAGAAAGCGGGAATTGGTAGCGTAAAAGTTGCAATCAGACAGATTAATAAATATCTGTATTTGAACTTCTTAAGGAATCCTAATGAGTTCGGTTGGGCTGAGTATTTCTTTAGTATTGTAAATGTGGAAGATGACATTAAAACATTAGATATGTGGATTAAAGATACACTCAGAGGTTTGTATACTGGTAAGAGAGGAAAAGAACAGATAGGTGGATTAGGTGTAAATAAAGTAACTAATGAATGTGGAGTATTAAGAGGGAAGGGTAACAGAGTAAGTTCAAATTTACGTAAAACAAGAAGTGATAAAGACATTTTAGAAGAAGCAGGATATATCAGTATGAATGAAATGTATCATCAGTTTAGATATAGCAAAGAATTGTACAGGGCTTCATTGACGGCTTTATCTTAAGTGAAACCTAACACGAGGTACTTATGTGAAATGTTATAAGTCAAATTAGATCCTAGGAAGCACTGGTGATTTCATGCATGGTTATGGGTAACCAGCATTCCATCACCCGTTCTTCCCCGGATCTTATCATCATAAAGGGAATTTAGGAACGTGTTATTAACATGAACATAAGAAAGTTACTATGGACGTTGTATGTGAGACAATGGAATTACATATAAGGCGCGTTGAGCTGCAGGATGACTGGCAATACATTGACCAAGTCATCCCTGCAGCTCAACCGCTTTATAATCATAAAAGAATAAAGGAACATAGCATGATTGTGAGCATACAAACAAGCTAACATGGGCTAAACATACGAGACGTTGAATCATACATAATAAGGGCACAGCTGCCTTATGCAGCGGGAAATTAGTCTCCTCGACAATAATTTCACCGCTGCCACAGGCGTGCGTGCCCTTATTAATCATAAACCAATAGAGAAAACATGTCGCCAATGTAGAGCATGTAGAAAGGAAAATCATGAAAAGTTTATTTAAAGTATTGTATGAGCTGTCACAAGGAAATACCTTAATGATTAATAGTTGCATGTCTTTTAGAATGACAACTGATCTATACAAAAGACAAGTGAGATTTAAGAAGTATAAGGTTGTTGATCAAGGAAGCGTAGTAAGTGATGTGACATTGTGTAGTGGAGAAGTTATTGAGTATGATGACTTAATAAAGGAAGGAGATTTAGATTTTATATTGCCAACTGAATTAAATGAAAAAGAAAATCCATATGAGGTTATTGAATACCTGTATGGATTATTTTATTGCTCAGTTCCTGATAGATCTGCTGTTCAAAAGAAACAAAATTTTATAGCAAAAGGATTAAATGATTTTGGGGCAAATGATTTTACAGGAATGAGAAGAAGTGAAATTCAGCCATTGTTAGAGCTCTATGTGTTACTCGCTGGAATGAAAGGATGGATCACTTGGAAAGATGATAAGTTGTTCTTTTGGAAAGGTGGACATAAGAGTTTGTATATATATAGAAAATGGATTTTAGGTTATTAGGAAAGGAAGAATGTAAAATGAATGTAGAAAAGAGTTTAGAAAAAGCAGGAGTAGACACAAAGAAATATCCTTCATTAGCTATGCAGAATATTTTAGGATATCAAGGGAAAGCGTTTGCAGAAAATTCATACCTGTATAAAAAGATTATGGAAGATGGACATGTGTTTAATCCTTATATACACAGAAGATGGCTTCCATATCAGTTTATGAATGCTGTCCATTGGACAAGACGGTATTATGTAGAGACTATTGGTTATGTAAAGATGCTTGAAAAAGAATTGATGCGTGGCAATAATGTAGATAATTGGAAATATATGTACGATAAATTTGGAAAAGAGCTTAATGCTTTATATACACTCTCAAAAAGAGATAAAAAAGCGTATAAAGAAAGATGGGCTGCTTTTGGAAGATTAGAAATTTTGAAATATTTCTCTCAAGGGTTTGATTGTGTAGGGATAAATCAAAATACATTTTTGGAAATGAAAAATTTATTAGCGGATGAAAGATTTGAAGCTGAACGATATTGGCGATATCCTAATTGTTTATTATATAAACGGCCACAATTTAGAAAAGATTTGGTAACAACAACTTTCCATTCAGGAATTTATTTTACATTAAAACATATTATGATGTTTGATTATGAAAAATTACATATGTCTTCATCCCAAAAAGAAAGCCTAAAACGGATTAGAGAAGATTTAATTAACGGAGATTTCAATTATGAGCAGGCTTTTACAATTATTGAAGATTACGTAGCAAGATATTACAATCCAAGATAGAGAGGGGAATTATATGCCAGAAGAAGTAAAAGAATTAACTATTAAAGAAGCAGATGAGTTTATTAAAAAGAAAGTAATCGGAGTTCTCATAAAAGCAGATGTAACAATCGTAGTAAATGAATTAGAAGCTATTTATGGAGATTCGTTAGCAAATGGAACGGTTGGAGATTCGTTTTATATTTATAACTGTCCAGAAAATTATGATGAATCAGATTATGAAGAGCTTGAGTATATTGACTATGATGATATGTATGAAGAGAGAGCTGAAGCAGGAGATTTTAATCTTAAAGTATATAAGTGGTTCATTGTTGATCCAAGATTTACAGAATTATTAAAAGATTTGGGCGAGATAGTTGCTCCAGATATTAACCTTTGGGGATGTTGTGAAGACATTGAAGACGCAAGCGAAGCAACTGTAATTGAAGAATTTTTTGAGAGAATGCAGATTCTGTATGGACAAAAGAATGCAATTATTACAGAAAAATTGAGTGCCTAAACCAACAAAAGGGAGATGTACCCTTTGTAGAAATACTTATCATCAACCATCAAAGAAGGAGGATCTTCAGAACCCTCCGCATTGATTACGCTAAACATCACTTCGTAATGATTTAGCAGCATCAACTGCGAGAGGAGTTCATGAAGATCCTCCTTCTTGAATCATAAATACATAGAGGAATACATCGAAGATAAGTTGTTCTACATTTTTTTTGCAAGAGATATACTTGCTGATTTAATGAATTGTGTTTGAATCACTTACATAATCAGGAGAAAGGAGGCATAATCTCATCTCCTTCACTGGCAAGCCAGGAAGGACTTGATGAGATTACACTCCGCTGCGGCGTCATTGTGCCTCCATACTCCTGATCATGTTTGATCATAAACCAATAGAGAAATATATCACCTCACAATGAGTTAAATCTGTAACTATTAATTTACATAGAAAAGGAGAAACAGATGAAAGCGATTTTTAAAGGAGAAACGGTTGTAAGAACTAAATTAACATTAGATACTGGGCTTGAGAAATTAGATGGATCTGATGTTAGGTATTTTGTAAGAGAGCCTAAACTGATACATGAGTGTACGAATGAAGATTGGGGGATTGTGTTAGAAAAAGATCTTTCATTCAATAAGATTATGCTTATTAATTCTTATATCGATGAAGTAGTTTTAGATGGAATTACACTTGAGTTTCCAGATATTGTATATCTTAATCTTGAAGAAGATAAAGTAATTTTTGAAGTTGGTGGTTCTTATACAATTAAAGATAAAGACGAGGAAGAGAAAATTGAAACATACCACAAGCTTATGGAAGCTTACAATAAGCAAGTAAGAACTAGAGAAGAGAACGAAGATGATTGCTGTGGTTGTGGATTCTGCTCAAAAGAGGGTGACTTCTCTGGAGAGGAATATGATGAAATAAAAGGGTTCAATGAAGAGGACATTGAAAAGAAAGCAATGGATGATCTAGATGATCTAAATGAAATTCTTACAGCATTCTTTGGGGATGTTCCGGGATTCAAGTGTTAGTTAAAGATTGATATTGAGAGAGACACTTCGTATGAGGTGTCTCTTTTAGTATATAAATTTTTTAGAAAGGAGATGAAAAAGGAAGATGGCAACAGAGTTTGACAAACGAATGAAAGCTTATGAATGTGTCTCAAGACAGTACTTAACAAGAAGAGTACCAGTTGCGATCAGAGTAGATGGAAAGGCATTTCATACATTCACTAGAGGGTTTCAGAAACCGTTCGATGAAGTGCTTAGCAATGCAATGCAGGCCACAATGATGAAAATGTGTAGACAGATTCAAGGTTGTGTGTTTGCTTACACACAGAGTGATGAAATTACATTTATTCTTATCGATTATCAGAAGCTAAATTCTGATGGCTGGTTTAACTACCGTACTGATAAGATGTGTAGCATTGCAGCGAGTATGGCTACTATGGAGTTCAATAAGGTATTTAGTGCTTTTGTTTATGGATTTAAGGTAAACAAGGGAGAAGACATATCAAGTGAAGATATGGAAGTGCTTAAAGCCTATGAGAAATCTAAAGAACGTGGAGCTATGTTTGATGCTAGAGCATTTTCAATTCCAAAAGAAGAAGTTACGAATCTAATTTATTGGAGACAGCAAGATGCTATGAGGAATGCAGTTCAGATGGTTGGACAAGCATTTTATTCCCACAAAGAGCTTCAGGGTGTTAATTGTGAGATGCTTAAAGAAATGTTACTGGCTGATAAGGGAATTGATTGGGATAAGATTCCTGTGAAATATCAGAGAGGTAGCTGTTGTGTCAAGGTTGATGGTGAATGGACTATTGACAATAACATTTCTATCTTCAGAGGTAGTGACAGAGAGCAAATTGATAAGCTTGTGTTTGTTGAGAGTGAAGAGAACTGAGCGTCTGATTAGACGTGCAGATATAGAAATGAACTGTCGCAGAGTTGCGACGGTTGGAAAGGAGAAGGGATGGAAATAAAAGGTGACACTATAAAAACCGTAAAAGAAGTAAATCCAAGTAAGTTTGAAGAAGAAGTTTCTAATTTGATTAATAAAGGATACAAATTAGAAGCTTCTTCTTGTAATAGTACTTATTGGAAAGCTATTTTAGTTTTAGAGAGAAAGGAGTAGAGATGAATGAAGTAGAAACAAAAGAGATCCCGTTTTATGGAGATACGCTTTTAGGTGTAAAAGATGAGGATGGAGAAGTTTGGTTGGCAATCAGAAGCACATGTATACAGCTAGGGTTTAATGAAAGACGAGCAAGGGCACAAAGAGAGAAAATTCAAGCTGACAAAGTCTTATCCAAAGGTGGCCGAAATTTTGGCCTCCTTACAGCAGGGGGTAAACAAGAAACATTTTGCTTACATGAAACATATGTGCCACTTTGGTTAGCTAAAATTACATTAACCAAAAAGATGGAAGAGGATATTCCCAATGTTGTTGAAAAGCTAGAAAGATATCAACTTGAAGCAAGAGATGTTTTACATAGGGAAATGTATGGCACAGAAGAACAGAAAGAAAAGCTTCACAATAACCTAGGTTTGCAAGGAGAGATTATACAACTAAAAGATGCTGTAGATTCTGTAACTGAACAGCTTAAAGATCAAACAGAGAGATTAGATTTAGTAATGGACAATATGACTATTGATACTAAAAAGCAGAGTCGTATTCAAAAGGCCGCAAAGGAAAGAGTAAGTGAATTACTTGGTGGAGCTCATTCAGGACTGTATAAAGCTAAAGGTGCTTTGTATTTTGCAAATCTGTGGCATCAATTGAGATTAGAATTTGAATGTGGAACTTATAAAGATCTTAGTCCAAACGATTTTGATGATGCTATGAGCTTTATTCAGAGTTGGACATATGTAGAAAGGTAGAGGGAAGAAAGATGAGAACAATTACAAATACACATACAGGAAAAATTATTTCTGATACAGATTTAACATTGGAATATCTTTATGTTGGAGATTATGGAAAAGAAAATAACATTAAAGCAGATTTTCTTGGATATAACAAACGTATTGAGAAAGTAGAACATAAACCTGTTAATGTAAAAGAAAAATTAGTTGTTACTGTTTCTTCCCAGAAAGGTTGTCCAATGCATTGTAATTTCTGTGATTGTCCTAAGCTTGGATTTAAAGGAAATGCATCTTTAGCTGAGCTCATGGCTGAAATCACATCTGGAATCGCTTTATCTGGAGTAAAAGATGGAGAACGACTAAATGCGCATTATGCCAGAATGGGTGAACCTACATTTAATCCAAATGTAATTGTTTCTGCAAGACAGGTTGCTCTAATGTTGGCTGATCCTGATGGAGATATTCATTTTGATACATATCACCCTGTTGTTTCTACAATGATGCCAAAAGCAAATCAGAACTTGAAAGCGTTTTTATTCAAATGGATAGCAACAGGTTTCCAATACGGTGGAGAAGATGGTTTCGGTCTTCAGTTTTCTATCAATACATTAGATGAAGAACAGCGAAATGAAATGTTTAGAGAATGTTCTTTGTCGTTAGAAGAAATTGGAGCTATTATTGACGATCTTCCAATGCCAAAGAAACGCAAATATACATTAAATTTTGCAGTTACATCTGAAAGCAACTTGGATGTTGATTTAATGAACAAGTATTTTGACAAAGAAAAGTGCATTGTTAAGATTACTCCAATTCATGAAACAGTTGAAGCTGTCGATGAAGGTTATGAGATTGTTACAGATTTTGATGTTTATGAAAAATTTGAACAGCCTTTAGTAGAAGACGGTTGGGATGTAATTGTATTTGTTCCATCAAAAGAAGAAGATGCAGACAGAATTACATGTGGAAATTCATTGATTGCATTGAACAAAGATGAATAGAAAGGTAGAGGAAGTTTAAAATGTTAATGTTTTTATTTAGAGTATTGTTGATTATTGCAACTATAGTGTTAATTGTTGTTGGGTGTTTTGATTTCGATATAGAGGAACCAAAGAAATCCAAGAAAGGTGCTTTATGGGCATTAGTTCCTATTGTGATTTTTGTACTTACATTGTGTGTTGTATATGTACCATCTAATAATGTAGGAATCCGTTGGTCAGCGTTCAGTGGAACTAGCAGCAAGACATTAAATGAAGGAATTACATTCAAGAGTCCAATTGATAAGGTATTCCTTATTCCAACTACTGTAGAAGAGAGAACAATCAAAAACGTAAATGTGCAAACGAAAGATGCACAGTTTGTCAGAGCTGAAGTGAATGTTAAGTTCCGTGTTAATCAGAAAGACGCCTTTAAGGTATACAAGAGATACACAACACTTGACAACTTAAAGCAGAATATCATTAGCAACTATGCTCAGAAGAGTATTGAAACAGTTGTTACTCAGTACAATGTGATTGATACTCTTGGTGCTAAGAAAAATGAGATTTATGCTTTAGCTACAAAAGATTTACAGAATATGCTTAAAGATGAGGGTGTTGAGCTTGTGCAGCTGACTATCAAAGACATGAACGCAGGTAGTGAGATTGAAAAAGCGATCGCTGATGAGGCAGTTGCCAAGAAACGTGTAGAAACAGCAGAGCAGAATCGTCTTAAGGCTAAGAAAGATGCTGAGACTAAGGTAGTTAATGCTAAAGCAGAAGCAGATGCAAACAAAATCTTAGAGAAACAGTTGACAAATAAAATCTTAATTCAGCAGTGGATTGAGAAATGGAACGGAGAGGTTCCTAAAGTATCTGGTGATAGTAAATCTATGATCAATATTCAGGATCTCTTGAATTAGTATTGAGCCGGCTCGTAAGAGCTGGCATTTTGGGGACATAGCTTAATAGGTAAAGCAAAACTACATTCTTCCATAAAGAACTTAAAACTAAAATTTTCATATTAAATATAAACATTTTGTACCTCCCTATTGTAATAAAATAACACTTATATTTATGTGGGTTCGAATCCCACTGTCCCCATTGTAGTTTTTAAATAAATAAGTAAGTAAAGAAAGGAAGTAGAAGTATGTTAATTGTAAGTCAGGAGAAATCTGAAGTCTATAATATACAGATGATGAAATGCTTGTATGTATCTCATTCTGGAGATTGGTTTTTTATCTCTATGGATCTCTTAGGAGATGGAAATGTAACCTTAGGAGATTTTGAATCATATGAAAGAGCGAATGAGGTATTACTTAAAATTATAGAAGAATATAAGAACCGTATTCCAGATCAGAATACGGTTTTTTACATGCCACAGGAATAGAGGTGAGATTATGGGAATTCGATATAAGTGTTTTTATCATTCAATTTATAAAAAAGACAACGGAGAATTAGACATAAGAACAAGAGATATATGTATAGGAGCTTTAGCTAGAGGTTATAAAAATTTAGAAGACTGTAAAACGAAATGTAGATCAAAAGGTATCTGTATTCCTATTATTCTCATTGAGAATATACTAATGGAATTTAAAGAACAGAAATTTACTTGGAAAGACATGGTTGAAATAGATGGGAAACATTATGAAGAAGAATTTCCCATTTCTGGATTAATGGATGATGAAAACACTTATCAAATTGATGAGTTTATAAATGCAGTTGCACTGAAACATAATGTATATCCAGAAAATATTAAAACGTATATAATGGATGGATTTAAACTATGTGGAAAAGATTTTGGATTCATTGACAGTGATGATATAGATTATGCTCCACATAGAGCAGAATATGGATGTTATATCAATGGAACTCCAGAAGAGTGTTATGACTAGAGAGGTGAGAGCAGTGGAAATGATCGAAGTAGAAATTAGACCAGAAGTACGTGAACAGTGTAATAACTGAGAGAGGAGAATTTATGAGAGTAAGAGAGCTTTTAGATAAAGTAATTGAGTTAAATGGAGAATTTTTAGAGAAACAGATAAAAGGGGAAATTGATCATAGTTTTAGAGATCCTGATACTATTTTAGCAGATCTTATGGATGATCAGGATTTTGAAACAAGTGCGACAGCAATTGAATTATTTTCAATTTACAGAGATCAAGAGAATGGGCATGAGACTTTTAATGACATGTTCAGATTCTTTACAGGAAAGGAATTCGATGATTATCTGAAAGAATGTAAAGAAGTTTTAGAGCATGAGATCGATAGAAGTTAGGAGAGTGACCAAAGTGAGTAAGTTACATGAACGTGCCTATTGTCAAGAATGTGGAAAGCTTGTTGACTATAGTATTCGTGATGAAGTGGTGGAAGAGAATTTCCATGGAACTATAGTTCATTTCCCTTTTAAAGTTGGTCGTTACAAAGAATGTGGAACAGAGGTTGCAACAGATAATGGGTATAATTTTAGAAGAGGAGATGCAGTGTGGGAAGCTTATAAGAAACTGAAAGGAGAATTCATAAGATGAGGTATCAGATGCGTACCTCATCTTTTTTCTAACGTCGCAATTTGCGACTTTAGGCTATCAGAAAGGAAAATTTACATATGAGTAGAGTAAAAGAAATCAAAAAGCAGACAGATAACAAGTTTTTGAATCTGTATGACTATACTGTGGTCGATAAGAATGGAAATGAGCATCCATATTATGTAGCTAGCAGACATAATGAAGAAGAGTTGGTAGCTAAAGTAGGAGAGCCTAAAGCAGACGCAGTGCTAATGTATGCTTATTATGGTGAGGAAAGAGATAAGCTGGTATTGATCAGACAGTTTAGATATCCAGTAAATGATTACATATATGAACTTCCTGCGGGTCTTGTAGATGAGGGAGAGACAGTTGTAGAAGCTGCAATTAGAGAAATGAAAGAGGAAACTGGTTTAGATTTTAAGCCATGTGATGATATGGTGGGGTTAAATAGACCATGCTTTTCAAGTGCTGGTATGACAGATGAATGTGTTAGTACTGTTTATGGAATTGCAACAGGTGAGATTGATTTGAGCAAGTTAGAAGTAAATGAAGACTTGACAGTACAGATTGTAGATGTGGATGAAGCAGTGAGAATATTAGCAGAAGAAAAGTTGGGAATCAGGACTTATTATCTGCTGCTATTGTTTATTGCTGGATCTAAGAATAGATAGGAGTGATTATGGTATGAGATGTTATGTAACAGGAAAGGCAAAAACGACATCAGATTCAATAGCAATAGATTTTATAGAAGCCAGAAGAGGCGAGGAACTTTTTGTACTGGATTGGGACGAAACAGAACTAGGATTTGATACCGAATGCGATAAAAATGGTTATCGTACATTCTCTGGGAGATTAAAAGGAATTAAATTTAATGAGGAGTATGCAAATGGTAGAATTGATGAAATTCGAGGTGCACAATTATCTGATGTACAGTTTTATATTCCAGATGATACTTGTTTGGTTGAAGATATTAGTTTTAATACTGTACAGCTAGATGATGAAGGTGACTTATATGATTTCTGGATTGATAATCCTTATAGAAAGGTAAATTATACAGTGTGTTATGAATAGAAAGGAAATTTACATATGGCAGAGTTAGTTAAGAAAGAAAGTACAGTGGATCAGTTACAACAGATGGTATTTGATAATGCTGATTTTGGAGAAGTGAGAACGGTTGTTATTGATGGTGAGCCGTGGTTTGTGAGCAAGGATGTTGCAGATTGTCTCGGATATTCAAACAGTAGAGATGCAATTAGTAAGCATGTTTTCTCTGAAGATAAGGATGTCGCAAAATGCGACACCCCTTCAGGAAGACAGAATATGTCAATCGTAAACGAATCAGGATTATACGCATTGATCTTTGGAAGCAAGTTAGAGAAAGCAAGAGAATTCAAAAGATGGGTAACATCTGAAGTACTTCCTACATTAAGGAAAACAGGACATTATGAAGTTGCAGCAGATCAGAGTGTTAACCAACTTTTAGCAGAGTTTGGTGATTTTAAGGTTACATATGTTCAACAGATGGTTGAATTCAAAGATGCTTTAGAAAAGCAGACAAAGGCATTTGACAAGAGTATTTCAAACATGACTCTTTCAACAAGTCAGCAAAACAAAGTACATAGAGCAGTTAAAGATAGAGTGGGTTTACTGTTAGGTGGTGCCCACTCTGATTTATATAAAGAGAAAAGCAGAATGTATTTTGCTAATCTCTGGAATGATCTTAAGGCTGAGTTTGAGTGCGGTAGTAGATGGCAGGATCTGAATCCAGCTTATATGGAAGAAGCTATGAGTTGGATTAGATATTGGAACTATGAAGGGAGATAAGTTATGACCAATGAAATGCAAGAAATGAAAATCTGGATTTCACAGCGAGATAAGAAGTATAGATATATGCTGTTAGATCGTATGAGACAAGATTGTGAGTACTATTTAAATGGTCATGAGTGTGTTAATCATTTGTGGGGCAAGACAGAAGAAGAACAGATTGATTATATGTTATTCATTTGGGATTTGTTCACAGAGAATGAAAAGCCAGAATGGTTAAGTAGAGAGCAGATTATTGAGTTTGGGAAAAGAATGGGAGTAGAGGTGAAAGAAAATGAGTACATATAAAATCGGAGAAATCTTAGTATCACAAAGAGAAACAGAAGTTGAAACAATTTTTGGACGAAAAGAGGTAATCCCTAAAGGAAACAAAATTATTATTACAGCTCATAAGCTTGGGCATCATATTAGGAACGGCATGAAACAGCCTTTGCAAAAGGATGCTGTTGTAAAAGGTTATGACACAGAAGGGCTTGCAGAGTATTTGTTTACGTGTATGAAAAGTCATCTTCCGATGGATGATATGATGTATGATTATGACTTAACAGAAGAGGATATCAAAGAAGTTATTGAAGAAGCATTGGATGAGATTTTTTAGAAGAGGTGGTTAGGAAATGATAACTGTATTGATCATGTTTTCGATTGTGATAGTGTATGTAATTATTTACAAAACAAATCATTATTTACTAACACATAAAGAATCACCATGGACATATCCAATATTACATAAATGCAGATGTGGTGGAAAGCCACAAGTTAAATGGTCTTATAGTCCAGATCTTAATTATGAAACACATAAATTATGTGGATTGAGAGGAATATATGAAGTTAAAATCAATTGCCCAAAATGTGGCTTTTCTGTAACAGTAAATAGGCATTACGATTTATCAACTAAGGGGAACAATTTTAAAACAATTCCCGATCCGGGAAGTATTAATACGGCAAATATGAAAGCAATAAGAGCATGGAATGAAACAAGTCCAGAAAAATGTGAGGAGTGTGACCGATGAAAAAGAAATTGTTAGTTTGTTGTATGGCGACAATTATGGGATGTATGTTAGCAGGGTGTGACGATGGCTCATCGTATTATGACGAAAATGGAATCAATAAGACATTTACAATGGAAGACATTAATGGAGAGTTAAAATATGATACTCAAACAAAGATTGTTTACTACAGGTATGTAGGAGGGCATGTAGGTTATATGTGTCCATATATCAGTAAAGATGGCCAATATTGTAAGTATGAAGATGGTAAAGTTATTCCTTTAGAGAAAGGAGAGTAATTGTGGAAAATAAGAAATTAGATAAGTTCAATATGAAATATCCAGTGATTGTATTTCACGATAAGACACCTAAAGAAATTCCATACATAGCCTATATTCCGTATTTCCTATGTAATACACAGGGGAAAACTGAAAAAGAATTGGAGCTTATGGTAGATGATCTTATTAAGATGTGTTTAGAAGAAGATCACTGGCAGTTACCAAATTATGCAAATCCTGATATTAGCGATTGGGAATTAAAACAAATTGCAGACAATTCCCTTAAGGATCAGGGAGTGACTGAGGAAGAAAGAAAACAAATTGAAGTATCTGTTTGGTGGTATGAAGTGAAAACAGAGCTTAGAAAGGAACGATGAGATGGAAGTGATGTTTTACATATTATGGGTTTTTGGATTGATCGCAGCTTTGTGTGTGATTATTGGAATCCCATACATGTTAATTTACAACTATAAGAGAATCAGAGCTATTGACAAGAAACTTGATGGGATGCTTAGGGGATTAAGCATTATGTTTGGTGAAGGAGATGATGAATAATGGAAGAAAAATTATTATGTTCTCATTGTCGTGAAAGAGTGCCTTATGAGACTTTTTCCAAAGAAACAACTGAAGTAATAAAGGGAATAGAAGTTACTTACACAGAAAACTATGGTGTTTGTAAAATTTGTGGACATCGAATCTTTGTTCCAGAGTTTGAGGATGACAACATGGAAAGATTAGATGAAGCTTATTGGAGAGAAGCAAAAAAAGAAAAGGAGTGAGCAATAATGAAACCATACGATACAGGGCTTGTTTGTGGAAGATTTCAAACATTCCATAAAGGACATGAGAGACTGGTTGATACCGGTCTTTTATTATGCGATCGTTTATTGATTTTAATCGGATCTGCACAGGAATGTGGGACAGAAAGGAATCCGTTCAATATCAACACAAGAACAAAAATCTTAAAGGAAATCTATGGAGACCGACCAGAAGTAATGATCTATGGATTAGCTGATATGACAGATGAAAACGATATTTGTCCTGAATGGGGTAAATACTTATTAAATAATGTAGATCGTTATATCTACAAGAACCCAGAGATCATGATTTATGGGAACGATGAAAGTCGAAGTGGTTGGTTTGACAAGAAAGACTTAGCTAATACGGCAGAACTGATCGTAAATAGACAGGATTTGCCAATCAGTGCAACTATGGTAAGAGAAGCTATGGCAAAAGATGATCGCAAGAAATGGATGAGTTTAGTGAATCCAAGATTACATAAAATGTATGATGAGCTGCGAGCAGAACTTATGAGTGTGCCGTTTTATCAGGGGTTGAATAAAGGAGAGTGATATAATGAATGATTTTAGAATAGGAGATAAGGTATATTTTCATCCATACTGTTATGATGATTATAGCATTAAATATGGCACGATTTCTAGATTTGAACAATCGTTAGACCCAGAAAGGCAATATGCAATTATATCATGTAAAAGAGGAGAGGGCCAGGATAAGTATCATATGTTTTCTGAGGATTTATATCGTACAAAGGGAAAAGTAGAAGAAATTCTAAAACAGGAGTTTCGCACCAGAGTAGATGAAGTTAAAAAAGATATTCACACATTAGAGGATCTTTTGAATTTTTTATATGACAATGATGTTGCTATTGACATAGATGAGGACGATGATTATACAGATTGGGTAGATCGTGTTGCTGTTCAAGAATTAGCAAAAGAAATCTGTGGGATTGAATTAGGAGAGTAGTACTTATGAGCTCATTAGATGTTATTTATTTCCTAGTACTGCTCGGTACGGGATTTGTCTTAGGTTGGGGTTTTCATCTTATTAAAACAGAAAATGAGATGGAAGCAGATATAGGAGATATAGAAGATATAGAAGAACAATACGAAAGAAAACTTGAATATGCAGAGTATGAAATATCCACATTAAGACGAGAAAATCATAAATTACAAATTCGTGTAAGTGTTTTAAGGGATGATATCATAGCGCTTAAAACAGAAAGACTCGCAGATATCCAACGACATAAAACATTTGTGGAGGAAACAAAGAAATGGAAGTCTAAACAAATGTCGCCAGAAGTTAAAGAAGTGGTTAAATATGCTATGAAATCAGCGCATCCTGACAATGGTGGAGATGTAAAAGATTTTTATGAAGTTTAGAGAGCTGTATAACAAGATTAAGTAAATACATAAAGAAACTAATCGAGTATCAGATTTAGGATACAAGGCAGTATTAATCACATAGAGATACGAAGACCCCGGCGACTGGAATCTACCACAGGAAACATTCCAAGTCGCCAGTCTTCGTATGGCTCTAAGATCATAAATGAAATAAAGCAAGATACTATACTGATGAGTATTCTATTTAAAAGAAAAGGAGATTACATAATGAGAGTAGTAGAATCAGGAAGAAAATACAAATTTTACAATAACGCAATTACAACATATGAGCAGTTGCCAGCAAAAACATATAGGGTAGCTTTTAATGATCAGGAAGGTTTTTCATTGGTTGAAACACATGACTTAGAAATGACAGAAACAAAAGTTTATGGTCAACATTTAGAAAAAGTAGATAAGGTTCTAAATGCATTAGATAAGATGAAACGTAATTTAGGAGTGATCTTAAGTGGTGACAAAGGAATTGGTAAGTCATTGTTCTCTAAAATGTTAGGAATCAAAGCAAAAGAAAGCGGAATTCCAGTTATCTTAGTAGACGAGTATATTCCAGGAATTGCAAATTTCTTAGATGATATTGAACAGACTGTAATGGTATTGTTTGATGAGTATGACAAGACTTTTGATGAAAAGAAATATAATTGTCAGGCAGAAATGCTGTCATTGTTTGATGGGATGAGTGCAGGCAAAAAGCTATTTGTTATTACTTGTAATAAGATTGATGAGCTAAGTTCCTTCTTATTAAACAGACCAGGAAGATTTCATTATCATTTTAGATTTGCTTATCCTACGGTAGATGAGATTCAAGCATATATGGAAGACAAACTTGAAGAACAGTACTATGGAGAAATTGAAAATGTAATTGCCTTTAGTCTACGAATGAAATTGAATTATGATTGTCTTAGAGCAATTGCATTTGAGCTAAATACTGGGTCAAGGTTTAAAGAGGCGATTGAAGATCTTAATATTTTAAGAACGTATAGTACCGAATATATAGATATTGTTGTTGAATTTGAAAATGGGAAAACATTAGAAGGAAGTGTACCAGAAAATGAACTATATGACAGTTCAGGATATGATATGGATTTGTTTATTCCTTTGAGTATTTCTAAATCATACAATGATAGAGACATTGGAGAAGTGAGATTAAATTTTGCAGACAATTACGTAGATCCTGAGGAAAAATTAATTATGTTTAATTTTGAAGGTAATGAAGTCAATTTTTATAATACTTATACACATAAAGTGTCAGATGAGGAGAAGTCTGAGACTGCTAAAGGAATTACTAAAATTATTGAGAAAAATTATTCAGAACAACAGGTTAAACGTATTTTTATGGCACCAAAAGAAAACAAAGATGAATATAGATTTTTTGATTAGAGAGGAGTGATTAAATGAAGTGTTTCTATCATTTAGATTTAGATGGCAAATGTGCTGGTTATTTAGTATGGCACTATGCTTGCTTAGGAGAAGAAGATGAAAAACCAGAGAATTTTATTAAAATTAACTATGGCATGGAGTTTCCATTGGATAAAATTAAAAAAGATGAAAGGGTGTTTATTGTTGATTTTAGCATTGAACCAGGAGATATGAGAGAACTCTTAAAGATTACAAAAAATGTAGTTTGGATTGATCATCATAAGACGACTATTGAAAAATATAAGGATTTTGAAAGCTATATTCCGGGGATAAGAATGACAGGGCCTGGAATATCAGGAGCTTCATTGGTATGGTGGTATTTCAACAACAATGCTTTCTATGATGGAATGGAAAAAGTACAAGGATTGCAGCCACAAGAAGATGAAGATTGGGATGAAGATATGCCCCTTGCTCTTCTATTAGTAGCTGACTGGGATACATGGACATTTAACTATAGAGAGAAAACTAAATACTTTCATACAGCATTTGAAATGTTGGAATATGAGCCTTGGCAATTTGGCAGATGGTTTGAGCTTATAAAAGATCCTTATGTTCTTATTGAACAAGGACGACTTCTTTACCAATACAAACAGAAACAGGCAGAAGAATATATCAAATCAAAAGGATTCGCTGTAGAGTTTGAAGGATATAAATGTTTTGCTGTGAACCATGGATTGATTAATTCAGATTTCTTTGAGTCAGTTGATGATAAGTATGATGTTTATATTGGATTTGCTTACAACGGTGGAAGCAAGAGATGGAGCTATAGCTTGAGAGCTGCGAATGATGATGTAGACGTAAGTAAGATCGCTGTTAAGTACGGTGGCGGTGGACATAAGGGAGCTGCAGGATTCGCAAGTGATAAGTATGTGTTAGGAGAGATGAGTCAATGAAAAAGTTAAATGATGAACAGCGAAAGCTGATTGAAGATAACTACAAACTAATTAGGTTCCTGTATAGAAGAAGCTATACCAGAGTGTGCTCTTGGGAAGTCTTTCAAGGGTTGGGACATGAAGCAATGTGCAAGGCTGCTTTAGGATATGATCCCTCAAAAGGCAAGTTTACTACATATTTTACTTGGAAAATTAAACAAGCAATTGAACATTATTTTCGCTGTAACAACTACGATGTTCGAAAAGCCAATGATGGAGCAATGTCGCTATATACACCAATTGAAGATTGTAAGAAAAAAGAAATAACCATATTAGATACATTGCAGGCAAGGGATAATATCGCAGATACAGTAACAGAAGGAATTTACTGGGAAGAAAAGATAAATAAATTACCCGATAAAATTAAAAAGATGATCCAATTGACTTATGAAGGATACGGGCGAGAAGAGGTCGCCAAGAAGTTAAATGTTAGTCGATCTCTTGTTAGTGTGCGTATCATTGAATTTAAGAAGTCCATGGGGTATTAGAAAGGGGAGATGTGAAGAATGGGTTTTTATCAGTATGGTCGTTATTGGGAGAGCACAGAAGATGCTCACAATAGTGACTATTGGAAACACGAGGCAGCAAAAGATTTAAGAAGAAAGGGGATTGAGTGTATCTGGTTTGGTGTAGATAATAGAACACCTGAGATGTGGGCAGAAATACAGGAAGACATTGCCAGAGAAGAGAGAGAAAAAGAAGAAGATCGCAAGTATATGGAAGAGCATATAGGAGAATATGTATGGGCTTTTATTAAAGGAATTGTTATAGTCTGTACGTTCCCATGTTTATGCTGGCTATACTTAGGTGTTAGATATGGTCATATGAACTACCAACAAAAAAATGCGTATAAGCTGGCTTGGGTGTTTAGTTTATTAGCATTAATATTTGGCCCCGTAGGGTTTATGATGGTATTTACGCTGTTTGGATTGTATATTATCTTTGATGCAGGCCATGGGATGATGCCGTAGAAAGGAGACGATTAAATGAGCAACAGGGAAGGACACGAACAAGAAATTGAAGCAAAGACCAGAGAAAAACTTAAAGATTTGCCAGACTATTTGAACCAGTTCTATTATAGAATGACAGCAAATGGAATGCAGGCAACTACAAAAAGAAGCTACATTGGTTATTGTGTAAATTTCTTAAAGTATTTTTCTCCTGATTTGAGCATAGACCCAAATGATATAACAGATAGTGATATTGACAAGTATATGGATTCAATCACTTATATAAATGGTAAGAAAGCTTCGGTGTCTAGTAGGGCAACGAAGCTTTCTGCTTTAAAAACATTCTTTGGATTTATGAAAGAAAGGGGAATTATAGAAAGAGATCCAACTAAAAGTATTAGGCCGCCTAAGAATAAAGGACTTAATCCTGTTGTATACTTAACAGAAACAGAAATTAAGATGGTTGAGCATACAATTCGTACTGGAGCAGGATCTCATAAAGCAAAAGCCAAACAAAAGAAATGGCGGAATAGAGATTTAGCCATTTACTTTTTATTCTTATCAACCGGGGTGAGGGTAGAAGCCTTGTCTGAGATTGATGTTGAAGACATTGACTTTCACGATAAAAAACTAATTGTTATAGACAAAGGTGAGAAAGAAATAATACATTTTTTGTCTGATCAGTTGATAGAATATATACAGATTTGGCTCGAAGATAGAGAAAAGTTTTTAACAGAAAAAGGTAAAGAAGAAAAAGCGTTATTTCTTAACACTTCTTTAAACAGGTTGGGAGCAACAGGTATAAGAAGAATGATAAAGAAATATACAGTAAATTTAGATAAAAAAATCACTCCACATAAATTAAGAAGTACATTTGCAACTATGGTTTATCAAAAGACAGGGGACATTTATTTAGCTTCTCAGATGATAGCTCACGAAAATATTAACACAACAAAGCGATATGCAGCTTGTGTTGAAGAGAGCAAGAGAGAAGCATCAGATATGATAGGAGATGTCCTTTTTTAATAAGGAGGAGTGCTTTATGTGCATGAGGGGAGATATTTATTGTGTTGAATTAAAGAGTTATGAAAAACACGTACAAAAAGGAAAGCGACCAGTATTGGTCATCAGTAATAACAAAAACAACTTTAATAGTCCAGTCGTTACCGTGGTGCCTTTTACATCTGTAACAAAGAAAATGGATTTGGACACACATGTAGTTATTTATAAGAGCTTTGGATTACGATTGGATTCTATGGCTCTTGGTGAACAGATTATGCCTATCGATAAAAGCAGGCTTACAGAAGATAATTTGATAGGTCACATAGACGACAAAAGGCTTTTAGAGAAAATAAAAGAAGCATGTATTTGCCAGATTTCATAGAATCATTATAAATTATATGGTAAGATAAGAAAAGATATATAGAAAGTTGGTGGAACATGATTATTACAGAGACCAATAATGAAACAATTGTAGAAAATTTGAAAAAGCTTCTTGAATACAGGGTTGGGTTGACAAAGTATTTAAGAAAAATAGTTAGTAATTTTGATATAGACTTGGTTAGATTGTCACAAATTGTATCAGGTCAGGTTAAGCTAAATGAAATAACATTATATGAATATTATGCAATTTGTTGGGGATTCATAGCTTTTAATAAAGAAAGACATAACTTTTTTAAGACTATTGATCTAAAAGAAGCGACTATTGATTTAAGTTCAAAAACAATAAAGATTTCTCACCATGTAGAAAAGAATAGAATATTAGAGGTTGTGCCTCAAAAGTATTATACAATCAGATCTTCTATTAAAGAATTAAATATGTTGACTCACAATGGACTGATAAAAGAAACAGATGTTATAAAACAAACATTGATATCTCATGATGGTAGATCAGGATCTTTAGGTTATGGAAGCAAACGTAGCATAGATGAAATCAGAAATATGATACTAAAGGGAACATATTGGAGTGTTCCGATCACCATAGGCACAATTAAGAATGACATCAAAATAGAAAATGGTGATTTGGTAATTGCCGGAACCTATGAGGTGATAGATGGATACCATACTTTCATGGCATTTAAGGGAATCAGCGAAGAAAAAGATTTTCCAGTGATATTAAATGTAGTAAAGCTAGAAGATCAGAATGAAATGGAAAGCATCATTCTTCAAATGGATCATAAAAATACTGTTTGGAAAAATAGTTATGCAAAGAAAGGGGATTCCTATGGAGAATAAGACTTTTATTGATCAGATGGGAGAGAATGGATACACAATTAATGATGTAACATTCTTTTTAGATATGGTTAAATTATACGAAGAACATTACCAGATGTCTATTGCAGATTTTGATATAAATAAAATCAACAGTATGCTTAATATTTTAAGTCCTAAAAATTCATTAGAAATCAATGGTCTAAAAGGCTTGTTGGAGTGCTATTTTAAATACCTAAACGCAGGTATGAAATTCAGTCCAAAAGATATAAAGATCCAAATTCCTTACTATCTTATGTGTGAAGATAAAATACAAAGCGAAGAAGAGATTTTAAGCCAGATTCGCAAGTTGGATAATCCAATAGATAAAGTTATCTTGGCATGTCCTTATTATGGAATAGGTGGGACAGGTATGAGTGAGCTTTTAGGAATAATGAGCTATGATATGGACTATGAAAATAATCAAGTTGCTGTGTATAAACAAAAAATTGATCCAAACAAAAGAGTGGTTATTGATTTACCAAAGGAAACAATTTTATGGATGAAAGAGGCTATAGAATGTGTTGAATGTAATGGAGAAATGTTTATACAAGATGATCATCTTATTAAGAAAAGAGTTACAAGCAAAGGAGATGATCGAAAGAAATGGGTTGACCAAAGAATGAAGCGAATCAATGAAGAGTTAGGCACTCAGTATTCATTTGCATTATTGAGGAGAACAGGATTGATCAATTCTTTTAGAGCTGCGGCAGAACAATATCATATCAACTTGGATGCGATACTTAATTCAGAAATTGGTGTGAGGATTATGACACAATACTCGTATCAGACTCGAAGAAAGGCAGTGTTGTTAAATAAATACAAAGAATATGTTGATTAACTTGGAAGTGGTAAATATTACCACTTCCTTTTTTTATGCAAATGCTTCACAATATGAATGGAACATGGTAATATATAGAAAGAACATACGTTCGATAGGAGGTGCTACGATATGAACGAAGCAAAAATAAACATCAGAGTAGTAACAGAAGAAGGAGACTACATTGTCGCCGGAAATGTTAGCACAGATTTTAAATTAGCTGCACAAATAAAACGATTATGTAATGAAGTTTTATCTGAAAGCGAATTGGTCAAAGTTAAATATAAAAGTGAGGATGATAGTGTTCTAGTTGAACAGGATTATTATTATCCAACTATTAATATAGAAGAGAACATTGTAAGTATATTTGATTCAAGAGGCGGAAAAGATATGTCAATCCAATTGCCCGCAATAACAGATATGATTTTTAAAGAAGGAAATGGGCGTTTTGATTATACTATAACATTAAAATTACATAGTGGTAAGATTATTTTTAGTGGAATTTTAGAATAGTCGAGCAGACTTCCCACATTAATTGAAGCTGAATATCGTAGGCACAGCCTAGTGTTTTATGGGGGTAGTAAAATACTCATATATGCATAGAAGGATAAGGCAACAACAAGCAGTCATGAATTGTTCATGGCTGCTTTTGTTATATAAAAATTTATTTTAAAGAAAGGAGACAAAAGAAATGAAAAGGAACAAAGCAAGAGGTTCAGTCCCAATTGGAGACTAAGCAGAAGGAAATTCTTAATGGTAACCAATCGGGGATTGGAACAATGATGGATAGCACAAGAGTAATTAAACCAAGTGTAAATTATCGATAC